TAAGAAATTCCTCGATACGAGCGCAGCGAGTGGCTCTGGCTCTGGCTATGGCTCTGGCTCTGGCGATGGCTATGGCTATGGCTCTGGCTATGGCTCTGGCGATGGCTCTGGCGATGGCGATGGCTCTGGCTCTGGCGATGGCTATGGCTCTGGCGATGGCTATGGCTATGGCTCTGGCTATGGCTATGGCTCTGGCTATGGCTCTGGCTATGGCTCTGGCGATGGCTCTGGCTATGGCTCTGGCGATGGCTCACGAAATTCGAGATTTTTCTGCGAAAAATCTCGGTTTGACCAGTTTCATCTCGGTTACTGTACAGATGCCAAAGCAAAACTGCAGAAATACAATGGTAAACAGGTTGTTTACATAGACAATATTCCTTGTATCATTCATTCGATTAAAGGAAATATTGCACGTGTTACAACTATTAGCATTGATAGTTTCAATACGGAAGAATGCTATATTGCAAAACACATCAACGTGTTTGCTCATGGAAAAACTTCTAAGATAGCAGTAGAGGAAGCATTGAATAAATACATCTCACAACTTGACGTTGACGCTAAAATTGACGAGTTTAAGAACCTTTTTAAGGATGATAAAACATATCCAGCTGAAGAATTCTATACTTGGCACAATATCTTAACAGGAAGTTGTTCGTTCGGAAGACAAAGATTTATGCAAGAGAAAGGAATTTCTCTTACGGATCGCTTGACTGTCAAACGTTTTATTGAACTCACTGAAAATGAATATGGCGGAGAAACTATCCGCAAACTTAAAGACAGTTTATAATGTACGAACAACTAACGCATACACCTGCCGATGATAACCAAAGTCGGCAGGTTTCAAAGGAAGACTTTGAACCAGTTTTAATTATCGTAGATGCACAAAACGATTTCATTACTGGACCACTAGGATCGCACAGCGCACAAGCCATTGTTGAACCTATCTGTGAATTTCTTAAAGGTTGGAAAAGAGGAAGGATATTCATGTTGAAAAACACTCGTTCAGATGGCAGTTATTTAGCTACACAAGAAGGAGAAAAACTTCCAATTAAACACTCAATTTGGGGAACAGATGGATGGTTAATGAATCATAAAATTCACCATGCAGTAGTCTGTACCTGGCAAATCAGCAAGGAAATTCAAAAGCATGATGTTGGTTACTTAGATTGGAAAGAGCACTTTATGTATGCTTCCGAAATTCATTTAATAGGAATGCGTATGGAAACCAGCATCATTACTAACGCTTTAATACTTAAAACTATATTCCCAGAAGTTCCAATTTATGTTCATGTTGGCTTATGTGCTGGAGGGAAGGACTTTGTGGATGCTCTAAATGTAATGGAATGTTGTCAAATTAATCTTGTTTAAAATATGAAAATACTTATAGTAATTGATATGCAAAATGACTTCATTACTGGAAGTCTAGGTAGTTCACAAGCACAAGCTATTGTTCCGAAAGTAAAGAAGAGAATTCTTCAAGCAATAGACGAAGGATACGAAATTATCTACACCTTAGATAGCCATGATGAAGACTATCCTTTTACCTTAGAAGGGCGCGATTTAAAAGTGGAACACTGTCAAATTGGTACTAAAGGGTGGGAATTACATCCTGAACTTAAAAACCTTCTAGAAAAATGTGGCTTTGAAATTGAAAAGGAAACACATGGAACTATAACGTTTGATGATTATTTCAATCAGGACGAATGTAAAGAAATTGAGGAAGTAGTACTAGTGGGTCTCTGCTCAGATATTTGTGTGCTACAAAATGCCCTCATTCTGTCGGCTATCTACAAATATGCAACAATTATAGTTGATGCTAGTTGCACTGCTGGAGTTACGGAAGAAACTCACAAAATGGCTTTGGAACTTTTGAAACTTAACCATATTAAAGTAATTGACAATGAATAACTTACTTAAAGAAGTGGTGTGTTTTAAAGGACTGCAGAATAACTTTGTATATCTTAGAAGAACTGATCATAATACTGGGCAGCTTTATATTGAATATGCATTTAGAGATGGTACTCCTCATGACAACACTTGTTTGTCTAAATATACTCCTGGTTTACCATTGGATCATATTTACCATTTAAGTTCGTTTACATGCGGAAACGAAAACAACTCTGATCCTGATAAGGTTTGTATGCCAGGGCATTTACCAAAAGGCTGTGCTTTTTGGGCAGGAGGTGGATATGACTGTGGATGGTCTTACGAGAATCCTGGAAAATGTGCCTGTTGGCATCTGGAATCCATTGACTTTGGTAAATACAATTTTAATTTTACTGAACACGAATTATTACAATTTCTTGAAACTTTAAAACACGAATAAATGCTATACAATCTTATATCTGTATTAAACAGCGACTATTACAAACAATGCCATGCTGAACAGTACGATAAACGTATTGTGAAGCTAGTATCGTATGATACTCCACGCATGTCTCGCATTAAAGGCGTAACCGAAATGCCTTTTGTTGGTTTACAACTGTTCATTAAAGAATGGTTAATCAAAGATTGGAATGAGAACTTCTTTGACCGTGACTTACAAGATATTATTGAAGAATACACTTGGATAATCACGGAAACATTAGGAGGAAATCGCTTACATGAAGAGAAGATTATTGCTCTTCATAATCTTGGTTACTTACCTATCGAAATAAGAGCACTAGATGAAGGCACAATGTGTCCTATTCACGTGCCCTGTGTTGAAATTTCCAACACACATCCCGACTTTGCTTGGGTTGTTAATTGTATTGAAACTCATATGTCTGCAGAAACGTGGTATTATGGTGTTTCTACTTTAGTAGGAATGATGTATCGTAAAATTGTAAATGAATACTATGAAAAAACCTCTGATAATATTGGACTATCCAAGTCTGCTATGTCTGAATTTGGATATAGAGGATTGCACGGTAGGAGTGGAGCAATTAAAGCTTCTACAGGATTTTTATGTTCATTCAATAAAACCGCGACTATCCCAGCCATTGTTGAAATCCATGCTGCCTATGGCGACCCCTTGAACACAATAGGTGGAGGAATGGCATCTACTGAACATTCAGTAATGTGTTCTTCTTTTGCCCTTGACGGCAGTGAATTACCTTTACTTAAACGATTACTAACTGAAACTTATCCAGATGGGCCACTTTCATGCGTTGGAGATTCTTATGATTATTGGAATTTCGTTCATAACCTCATTCCGCAACTTAAAGGAGAAATTCTTGGAAGAAATGGAACTTTATATGTTAGAGGAGACTCTGGCAATCCAGTCGAAATCATTACACAAACAGTGTTTTCCTTGTGGGAAACCTTTGGTGGAACTGTAAACTCGAAAGGGTATAAAGTATTAGATCCTCATGTTCGTGCTATTTATGGAGAAGCAATTACTCCATTAAGAGCAAGGGAAATTTTCCGTGTTCTTGAAGAAAATGGATTTTCTGCGGAGAATGTAGCACTTGGTGCTGGTAGTTTTTCTATGCTTTGTCTGGAAGAGGAAATTATCAGAGTTTGTGATTCTTGTGAGGACGAGGTAGAAACCACTCGTTTTAATATCTTTAATAGAGATACATTTGGACGTGCTATTAAAACTACGTATGGAGAAGCCGAAAATCATAACGGTGTAATGGGATTTAATATCTTCAAAGATCCAAAAACCGACACTGGCGGATTCAAAAAATCTCAAAAAGGAGCATGCATTGTGTATGAATCTATTGTTGATGGAGAAATTAAATACAGTGATGGTATCACACTTCACCAAGCTCATGATGCTGGAAACAATTTATTAACTCCAGTATTTAAGAATGGCATACTCCTAAAAGACACCACATTTCACGAAATTAGAAACAGACTTTGGAATGGAAAATTTTAAAACGAAAATGACAGCTGAACAAGCACGCACCTTAAGTGATTCATCAAACAACTATCTTGATGAAATATACAAACTAATCTCCGATACCGCCAAGACAGGAGAATCTAGTATTAAAACTGACAGTCCTCTTAGACCGAGCGATATTGTTACCTTGAGAGGTGACGGATTTATCGTTACAGATAAGTCAAGATTTGCTCTTCGTCGTCTAGGACGGATAACTAAGTTTATTATTTCTTGGTAAACCTTTAACCTCCCGCGACAAAAATTCACTGGGCCTCGCTACGTCCGTTAGCGGGAGGTTATCTTTTAAAACAAATTAATATGGAAAAGATATACAATGACATAATCTCTTTTCTGCGGGAATATCAACAAGATACGAACTGTAAAGGTTACGTCATCGGCGTGAGTGGCGGAAAGGATTCTACCGTTGTTGCAAAGCTACTTTGTGATGCAATCGGTAAAGCAAATATACTTGGCGTGCTAATGCCCAATGGAAATCAGAAGGATATTGGTTACAGCCATGCTGTATGTGCTGAATTAGGCATTGACCACATGACTGTCAACATTAATGACAACGTTTATGATATAAGGGATTATATTGAGAACGCATGGATTGATGACAGTGAAGGCAATAGCAAAAATCAATATATTGCAGTAACAGAACAGGCAATGTTTAATGTTCCACCAAGAATAAGAATGACAATTCTTTATGCTATTGCTCAGTCTATGGGTTATAGAGTTGCTGGAACAGGAAACAAATCTGAAGCTTATATTGGATGGTGTACTAAATGGGGCGATATGGCTTCTGACATTAATCCAATTGCACATTTAACTTGTACTCAAGTAATTGAACTTGGACATTATCTCTGTTTACCTGAATATATGGTAAACAAAGTTCCTGCGGATGGTTTAACAGATAGATCAGATGAAGACAACTTCGGTTTCTCTTATGCTGATTTAGATGAACACATCATGGGAACACACTCGGAATACTCTGATGCTAAAGTAGAAGCAGAGATTGAGAAAAAGCACAGAAGTGCACATCATAAATCCGCACCTTATACAATGAATCATTTATGGAAATAGACAAACAACTAAAAGATTTTCTTGCAGACCAAAAGGCCATATTAGCTGAAGGAGAATCTGCGGATAATGCTTTTCATGGAGCACTAATTGCAAAAATATGCAAAATAGAAGCGAAAATTGATGATTTGCGAGATATGGTTACAATAATACTCGCTAATACCAAGAAGATTACCTTTAACTGTGGGCCTGAATAATGGAAATACAATATAAAAGAGGAAGTGTACTTGATGCAGAGGAATATTGGATTTTACATCAAGTTAATTGTCAAGGAGTAATGGGGTCTGGAGTGGCTAAAGCTATTCGGGATAAATGGCCTAAAGTTTTTGAGGAATATCATCAATTCTACAGAATGCAGTGTGGAGACCATATATTCTCAACTACATCTGATACTCTGGGACAAATAGTAACAGTAAAAGTTGAAGACCATGAAATCATAAATCTCTTTGGCCAGAAACACTTCGGTACTGATGGAAGAAGGTATACAAGTTATGATGCTTTCTACGATGGTTTGATTGCAACTCGTAATTATATTGAAGCTGATTGGCCATTTGATCAGAAGAAAGAACTGGCTGTTCCCTATAAAATAGGTTCAGACAGAGGAGGTGCTGATTGGACTGTAATCGAAGCTATGTTCTTTTCAGTATTTGGAAACACAAACATTAAAATAACATTTTATGAATACCATCCTTAATTTAGTTTATCCAGAAAAGAGCCATATTGACTATGAAATTGCAAGGTTTCCTGATGGACACAAACATATCAAACTCAAAGGCGACTTTAATAAACACCAGAAAATCGATATTATTTGCAGAATATGTAATGCAGATGACCTATTTATTCTATTACAGATCAAAGACATATTAAGTGTCAATGACGTTAGAACAGGCAGAATCATTATTTATTACTTATTCACAATGCGATGTGATAGACGATTTACAATTGGTGAAGCACATGATTTGAATATCATACTTACTACTTTGAAGGATTTATTTGGTGATGAGACTATCACTTTGATTGATCCTCATACTAACATTCATCCGAGAAAATTGGATTTGCACTCTACAGAGTATATGATAACCAACTTCAACTACAAAGACTATCGAATCTGCTTCCCTGATGAAGGAGCAAAGAATAGACTTCTTGATAGATTTGTGGATTATGGTGATCCTCTATCTGATTTCAACAGTTACGTTCATAGTAAACTACCTATTATCTGCACGAAAGAACGCTTTGGTAAAGATAACTTGACTGTTACAGTCAACGATGTGGAGAAATGGGAGAAAAAGAAGTTGAAAAATGTTCTCGTTGTTGATGATCTTTGCGATGGGGGATTAACCTTTGTTAAACTCGCAGAAGAATTAAGAAGGTTAAGTCCTAAAAAGTTATCAATATTCATTACTCACGCAATTCAAATTAACGGAATTACTGAATTATCCAAAGTTTATGATGAAGTTTTCATAACCGATTCATATAGAAACTGGGGTGATGTAACCTTAAGAGACAATGTTAAAGTTATAAAACTGAATTACTAATGACGGAAGACAGGAAATTTCTTTATATATTCTTGGAACAACTAGCACAGGAGTGTAATCAGAAATTTAGCAGCCTGAACTGTGGTGGATGTGGGGCTTTTGCCAGATTCATAGCAAATGAGTTAGATGCTAGAGGTATAGCATATAGGTTTGGACTTACTAGACCTAATTTGTATTACAGGGATGATTCTACACAGTATATTGAATTGGAAGACCGATTACTATCTCGACACCTAAAGAAATTCTATCTTAGTGCTTCTCATGTCTTTATAATGATTGATAAATTTCACGTGAACCACGATAGGAGAAGAGCAACTCATAGAGTTGATGTAAGACTTAACAAATACGTTAAAACCAATATTGAAGAGTCATACATGGATCGACATGTTTGGAATGACATGTTTTCTAAATCTCAGCTTCCCTCAATGGAAAAGTTTATTGCTAAACGTTTTATTGAATGTTATGGAGTATAATGGTGAAAAACTAAGAACAGATGCTCAAATATTTGAGAAATGTTTAATTCTACAAGGAGGAAAGGCAATTGAATTTTTAGTTGCCTATATGAACTTCTTGAAAGAGCAAGATCCAGAATTAGATAACGAGTCAGCTTTTACAAAGGCTAAAAATACTATTCTGAATAAGTCTCGGTCTTACAGTAAAAGTGTAAGATTAAAAATTGTGAAAAAATTTAATTTTTAGTTGATTGTAGAAAAATTTTTATTATTTTTGCAATCCTAAAATGGAATACAGTCCATAGGTCAAACGGTTAAGATGCATCTCTGTCTAAGATCGCGGAGCGGGTTCGACTCCCGTATGGACTGCTACTTCGGCGGCATTATAGGGGAATAGTGTAATGGTAGCACACCAGTCTTCAAAACTGGGAACACTGGTGTCCAAAGCCAGAAGTGCGGGTTCGAGTCCTGCTTCCCCTGCAAAATTATTAAAACAATGGAAGAAAAAATAAAACAAATACTCATCAACTTCGCACACAAGGTAAAACATGATGAATCGTGGCATGTAGATTGGGAGGCAGCTGCTATAAGAAGAGTTCTTTTGCAAAATCAGAAATTTGATAAAGAATATAAGGATGGTAAAAGTGCTGGTGACATAGCTTTACAATATAAAGTTGTTGTAGGTGAAATAGGCTGTCCTCATTGTGGAATCACTGTTAGTGGAGGATTAATAAGTCCCATTTGTGGTTGGTGTGATAAGAATATGTTTGAGTAATGATATTTTTTGATAAACAACTCAAAGGAGTTAAGCATGTGAAGTATCTTCCGAAATACCAGCAATTTGTGATACGTTTAGAAAATCGTATTAGAGCTTGACAAAGAGGAAAGATAAATGGGTTTAGATTTAGGAAATATAAATTAGAACTCAAAATTGATCGATTTCTTTGGATTCATTTTAATAAATGATATAGAAGGAATTGGAGGTAATACGAGAATGTGGTGTAACTCGGTAGCATACGTGCTTTGGGAGCATGAGGAGGCGTTCAAATCGCACATTTTCGACTAGATTAAGTTCCAGTGGTGGAATTGCTAGACACGACAGGTTTAAGCCCTGTTTCCTGCAAAGGAGTGAAGGTTGGAATCCTTTCTGGAATACTAACAGAGGTATAACTCAGCGCATTAGAGTGGCATCCTTCTAAGATGCAAGTCGTAGGTTGGAATCCTACTACCTCTACCATATACCGCACAAAAATTAATTTTTATGAAAATATATTATACAATTAACATTCTGTCTCCCGAAGATGGCAGACCATGTAACTATAACTACAAAATGAATAATGACCTTGATTTACTGCAAGCATTATTGTATTGTCTTAAACACAATTATATTGTAACAAATGTATTCATGTGGTGGACTGATGATATTGATTATGGAGCTAAAAAGAATTTTAAGTTTGAAAGCGTTACAGATATCTACGATATACAAATGTTACTAAATGAATGGTTAGAAACTGAATTTAACTGGAGAAAGGAAATTGAACAAGGAAAGTAAATCTAGCGGGTGCTAGGGCCTGCCTGCTAAGCAGAGTGTTCCGTAAGGAATGGAGATCAAGACTTCTGCTTTCCGCAATCTTTTAATTCCCTTTATGTATATAATCATAAAGAATGGAATGAAAAAATATCACTAAAGAAGAATTAAAAGATCTATTTGAAAACGGTCTAACATGTGTACACATAGCGGAATTATATAATACGAGTGTAAGTTCCGTTTATCGAAAAGTAGAGAAATTTGGTCTAGATGTTCTAAAGAAGAGGGTTAAAGCTGACAAACTTATTCAAATTTGTGAACGGTGTGGTAAAGAATATACTACATCCAAAAACAAAGGATACTGTTCTTCTGGATGTGCCACTTTTTCTGAAAATTTGAATGAGGATGAGTATTCAAAAGCGGGAGGACTAGGAGAACAAATTATCGAATTAAGAAAACAAGGATTATCTTACAAGAATATTGTGGAACAATTAGGCTGTTCCAAATCTCTTGTTTCATATCATTGTAAACGTTCTACTAGAATTAAGGACAAAGAAAGAATTTCTGAATATAAGAAAGACTGATTATGAAAATTCAGACGACAACTAGGTACTTTCAGAATCGCTGTAGCTGGAAATGGCCGCAAGGACAAAGATGAAGATTGAAATCTGAAATTTCGCAGTGCTGTGTCGAGGTTTCAAAAACGAGGAAATGTAATGAATAAGCGTTTTACATATAAGCAAGCATTAGACCATATAGGAGGAACAAAAGTTAAATGTTACTTAACTGGAGAAGAGATAGATTTATTAGTGGATGACTATCACATAGACCACATATTTCCTGTAAGTAAAGGTGGAGAAAATACACTAGAAAACTTAGCTATTGTAACACCAGAAGTAAACCGTTCTAAATCTGATATGACTGTTGAGGAATATCTTAGTTTATGTAAGACAGTTTTAGAAAATTTTGGATATGAGGTAAACAAACAATAGATTTGGGCAGATCATCTAATTGGTCAGGATATAAGTCCGATACACTTATCATACTAGTTCGAATCTAGTTCTGCCTACAAAAACAAATAATATGATTAGATTTATAGCAGATCTCCATATTGGAGATAAAGGAGTTGCAGAAAAACTCCGCGGACTGACAGTTGAAGAACATGATGCTTTAATTGTTGAGAATTGGAATACAGTTGTTGAAGGTTTCGAGGATATTACCTATGTTCTGGGTGATATTGGAAATGATAAGTCAAAATCTTTTTGGCCTACTTTACATAAACTAAAAGGAAGGGTTATACTTATTGGAGGCAATCACGATAACGATATTGAGGAACTTCCTAAGTTTACATGGCAGATAATGGGATGTATGGAACACGAAGGTTACATTCTTACTCACATTCCTGTTCATCCAGATGAATTCACCAGATGGGAGGAATATGGACAGGTGTACAAAGGTAATATTCATGGACATATACATCATCATGATGTATTAGCGGGGATTGAATGTGGCACAGCTCCGTTTTGTTACTTTAACAACAAACGAATTGATGGATTATGTAAAGAGTGTGAAAATGCAATTTTATATAAAGACAAACGCTACTTCAATGTATGTTGTGAAAAAGTAAATTATACTCCTTTAACTTTAGAAGAAATACTTAAACTGAATGAATAATCTTGTACAAGAGTTTTTGAAAAATAGGGAAAACTATAAAAATTTTGCTATAAGTAGAAGTAAAATCATTAATGATCCGATTACTAGAGCGCTTAGAGCAATCAAAAATAGGGATCCAAAGCCATTTAACCACACTGAGGGAATTGTGTTTCATTCAGATTATTAGAAATTGGTCTGTCCTTCCTGTTTCTCCAGACGTGTTTGACACATAAAATCTGAAACAGTAGTACTGGGCCCAGCAGTACTTTGAAACTTTGCGGATGTGCACATGAAGCAAAGCAGAGAGAATTAAGCTGGGTAGGAATAATTCGGAACTCACTGGACTTCCCCAAGGTGTTTAAGCGAATAAAATAAGACGTGGGATGCACTATTGTACCTACCCAATAGTAAGAAATAGTCTTTATAGAAGTTGCAAATGAAGTAAAGAAATTGGTAGGTGTTATGGGGTGATGGTGAAATTGGCTATCATAGCAGATTTGCATTCTGCTGTTCTGGAATCGTACTCCAGTCGCTCCACAGACTTTATTTACTGAAAGGAAAACGATTGCAACGTTGGAGAACCTTTGTGATTAAAGTATTATCGATAATATGACAGGCAGGAAAGACTGCCAAGAATTGAGGAATCGTCTAATGGCAAGACATCAGATTTTGGTTCTGAGAATCATGGTTCGAATCCATGTTCCTCATCACGGAAGTATAGCTCAGTAGGTAGAGCGCTAGACTGAAGATCTAGTCGCATTGGTTCGATTCCAGTTACTTCCACTTGACGATATGGCCAAGTGGTAAGGCAGTAGTCTGCAAAACTACGATCGATTGTTCGAATCAATCTATCGTCACGTTTCCTTAGTTCAATGGACTAGAACGTATGGCTACGGACCATGAGATGGAGGTTCGAATCCTTCAGGGAATACAATAAATGGGCCTGTCGCCAAGTTGGTTAAGGCACCACACTCATAATGTGGATATACATAGGTTCGAGACCTATCGGGCCCACAAATACTTATAATTATGAATATAGAAAGTTTAAATACTAAAGAACTTATAGATTTAAAGAAGAAACTGTACAAAGCTTTGGAACAAAGGTTATATAGAATATATGTAGCATTATTTGAGAAACATCCAGAAGCAACAGCAGTAATTGTTTGTGAGAGTTACGAATCCGCATACGAGGGTGTAAACCTAAATTGTGAATTCCACGAACTTTATTTGGACGATAAACATTTCAACGAAGTTTTGCTAAATGATATAGTCAAGCGTTCCGAATTAACTGATGAGATCGAGCAAATTGTTGAAGAGTTATATTCAGAAGAAATTGCAAGATATTCATGGACTGATATGGTCATGTTTTCTAAAGACGATGTCTATAAAATGCTTAGGTAGCATACTACGGTGTAACTCAATGGCAGAGTATCATCCTTTTAAGATGAGAGTTGGTGGTTCGAGCCCACCCACCGTAACTTTTCACTCAAATTTCCTAAGTTACCATAAAAATACAATTGATCTTGTTGGTTACAAAAATTTTTTGTACCTTTGTAGATCAGAAATTTAAAAGTATTATTTATGACTAGACAGGAATGAGAGTTAGAAAAAGATAATCTTCATAAGTTAATTTATGAAGAACAACTACCGTATGATGAAATTGGAAAATTATATAATTGCAGTGGTAATAATGTAAGAAAATATGCGAAACTAGTTGGTATCGAGCTTCCAGTTAGAAGGACTATTAGTGAAAAGGAGCACTTTAATAAAATAGATAAGGAAACTTCTCTGTGTATCGAGTGCGGAGAGAAATTTACCATTACCGCACTACGCGACAGAGGTAGATTGTTTTGCTCTAAACAGTGTGCTTGCGATTATGAAGCCAAAAAGAGATGAGAGTATTACTTGGATAACCAAGAAGAATTTGAAGAGACTAGTACTCTTACCAGTTTCACCAGAAAATTTAAGCCACATATCCTAAGAGAACAAAGCAATAAATGTATAATCTGTGGTATTGAAAACCAGTGAAATGGCAAAGACTTAGTACTTATACTTGACCATATTGATGGAGACGCTTCAAACAACATACGAGAAAACTTAAGACTTGTTTGTCCTAACTGTGATAGCCAGTTAGATACATATAAGCGTAAAAATAAAAATGGAACACGTGCTTACCGAAGAAAGTAGTGTTTATACCGAAATCATATAGTTGGTTTATTATGCGGGTTTTGTACTCCCGTCACTAGGGTTCGAATCCTTATTTCGGTGCTGGTGCTCTTAGTTTAGTTGGTAAAACCCTGGATTGTGGTTCCAGTGTCTTGGGATCGAAGCCCAATTAGCACCCAATATTAACATTTAAAAATAAAAGATTATGGGATTATTAATTTTAGGAATTCTAGTATTCATAGGAATTATGATCATAGGAATCAGAGTTGGGGACTCTTGGTTTGATAAACTTGCGGGAGGAATTTTCATCGGCATAATAGCTGTAGCATTAGTTTGCAGTATAACTGGAGGAATTGTATTCTCTTTTGAACCTCAACTAAAGAATGTACATGAATATAAAGATTATTCGATATATTCGTTATCAACAATTGCAGGAGCTTCTGGAAGCTTCTTTCTAGGCTGTGGTAGTGTAAACAACAAGGCGTATTACTATTATTATGTCAAAAGAGGCAATGGTTATCAACTTGACAAAGTAGAAGTAAGTGATGTAATAATTGTAGAATCAGATCTTAAACCACGCATTAGAGAAACAATTTTTATACGGGATAAAGGATTCTTCCGCTTCATGCTAGGAGAACTTAGTTACGAAAGTACAAAGGAAATTCACATTCCAAAAGGATCTATTATTAATAGTTATAATCCGAATCTGTAATGGAAGATCAATTTCACAATGAAGATGGTACAGAGATCTTTGAGAATGTTCTGAGAATCAACAAAGTCTTACACGGAAAAGGAGATAGAATCTTCAATCCAGAAGTAAATTACATAACTGAAGAAACTTTTTTAAAACTAATAAACTGGTGTGAAAATCGATATGAAAACTTCAATGCTTGCAGCAGAGGATATATCATGGAAGAAAGACGTGTTCCAAGACTAGTTGATTATAATGATTACATAGGATTCATACTTGACCAACTCACTCCGAGAGTACTAACGTCTGATGCACACAAATACTGTGGTTCAACGAAGAACGGATACAATTGTAGTTATAGTTTTGGCATATTTGAGCTTCTTTGGTACATCTCCAAAGAATTGGGCTTAGATATGAACGAACTAGAATTCTCTGATGAGTATATAAACAAAATTATCGAGCATTAATAGCTCGTACGGGCTTGTAGCTGAATGGTTTAGCGAGTGGCTGTTAACCACTGGATGTTAGTTCGATTCTAACCTGGCCCTCTAACATATAAAACTAAATAATATGAATTTTAGAGAATTTAAACAATCTAAAACCTTTATGGGACACGGATATCGTACTACATTTGAAAATGGATATGGTGCTTCAATAATTCCAGAAGGTTTTGATGAAGGAATTTATGACGAAAATGAACTGAGGGAACTTGCAGTTTTGAAGAATGACGATCTCTGTTATGATACTGAAATAACAGATGATGTTCTTAGAAGACTTACAGAAGAGGAAGTAAATGAAATCTGTGTAAGAATTCAATCACTTGATCCAGCTCAATAGGGCTGGATTTTTTTATTTATACACTATGAAAGCTTTTATAAGAAATAACACGAAAGAACTTCGTGATAAACTATTCGAATTGGGTTATATTCTAGATTTTCATAGAGATCTTGAGCTAGATGAAGCCATTGTAATAAATTACCGCAATCGAGTGGCAATGGGAACTTCAATTGCATGGTGTACCACATTCGGTCTTAAATTAGGATTCAGAGATTGTGGCTCAAACGAACAAATGTTTTTAAATTTTGCAAAAGATGAATAATAAGAAAGTAGTTTACACACTAACCTCTAATGGTTGGAGGGGATTTTATCGTTCTGAAAGAGAACGAGACAAAGACTATACGTCTCAAGATAGTTGCTCATACGTATATGTAAGTGAGGAGGAGTATAAACAAATGAAATTTGAGGATGACTAAACAAATTATAATATGGATTTAAGACAATATGATATTGTTCCTTGCTTAAATGGAAGTGAACTTAAGAAAATCTACTTTGAAATGTTTAAGGAATTTCCTAATACATTTTGGGCAGACGTTGATCTGAATAACATCAACATTGAAAAATTTCGTACAGATATACGTGAAAAGTATATGACGAAAGGTTCTTACGAAGTCCACGCCAGAGACAGCAAAGGAAAAATGTCACAGTACACCTTTATAGACGAGGTTAGACAGGAAATCATGACAGCTGAAGAGGATTGTGTGACAATCTTCACAAGAGCAGAAAAAGTTGACCCAATAGTCAATGAAATACTCAAAGCTTGTGAGTGTACAGAAAAAGAAACTGGATTTCTTAGTATGGTTACTTACTGTGATGGTGAATATGACCTTGTAAGTAAAAAGATAAAGAAAACTGAAATTGATATTGACTTATTGTATAACGATGATTTCAAGGAGACTAACGATTCTGTTTTTGATTTTATTAATAATCAAGACAATGGGTTGGCGATACTTCATGGTGGAAAAGGAACAGGTAAAACCAGTTATATCCGCCATTTAATTAATAATACAGATAAACATTTCATATTAATTAATAACAGGTTAATTGAAAGTTTAGCAGATCCACAGTTTATCGACTTTATAATGGGTTGCGTTGACAGTATTCTTATATTAGAGGATTGTGAACAAGCAATTATGGATCGCTCAATAAATAGTTTTGGGAACTCGATTAGTAACTTATTAAATATGAGTGATGGATTGATGTCTGATTTGCTGAAGTTGAGATTCATCTGCACATTTAATACAGACCTTAGCAATATTGATCCTGCGTTACTAAGAAAGGGTAGGTGTAAGGTTAAGTATGAGTTTAAGGAATTAAGCTCAGATAAAGTTAAAAAACTTAGTGAAGTTAAAGGACTGAATATCCCAGAAGACAAAATCAAAAAGATGACGTTAGCTGATATATTTAACTTCGACAAAGACTCATTTGAAAACAAACAAGGTAAAATAGGTTTTGTTAGATAAAGTAATTAAGCAGTTTTTAGCTGTTGGAAAGGAAAAGGAACTTGAGTTCGCCCGAGCACTATGGGAAAATATGGGTGGAGAAATTGAACTCGCACCCGAATACGATGATATCCATTGCCATATAGATGTATATTGGAATGAGTACGGTATTGACGTAAAAGCGATGAAGAAAACATCGCGCAATGATAATCAAACAAACGAAAATATCCACTGGGTTGAGCTGAAAAATGTCAACGGAAAGAAGGGTTGGGTATTTGGGGATTGTGACTACATTGCATTTGAAACCGAAGATTATTGGCTTCTTGTAACTCCTAAAAGAATAATTAGTTTATTGGAACAGAAAGTTACAGACTTCAGTATAGTTAGTGATAGTAGTTTATTGTATCGGTACTACCAAAGAGTTGGTAGAGAAGATATAATCGTCAAAGTAAAGACAATGGATTTACTTGTTATCGCAAACAAAATTTTTACAAAATAAAAAAGGCAGCTCAAATGGGCTGCCTTTTTGTTCTATTTCATATGTTCTCAAATTACATTTTCTTCGTGATGTTCATCAGGGAAGTAAAAGCAAATTGCGTCTTCTATAATTTTTAATTCGTAATCTTGTGGAAACCATCTTTTGAAAAGTACGCACTTGTCATGATAATTCATGTTAAATGCTACGTACATATCCCAGTGATTGTAATGATGTGGAACTTTAAGAGAATGTCTTGCGATTTTCTCTCTGATATGGTCTAATGACCATATTTCTCCGTGTCTCATTTCACCGTGTTGATCTTTATGTGACATGTGGTGTACATCATGCTTAGCTAAGTGCTCGTTGTAATGATGTCCATCGAAATGTTCGTGAACTTCTTTAAGTCTTTCATGGAAAGCGTCCTTATCATGATGATAAAGCTCGTGAAGTTCCTCAAACACCAATTCTGCCAACATATCGATCTTCTTATGATCGGGATGTTTTTCCAGATATTCGTGAATAATAACTTTACAGTTCATTATTTATTAAGGATTTAAGTTTGATAATATCTGATCTTTCCAATAGTTTAGGACTAATCATTCTAGTAACAAAGTTATCTCCGAAGAGATCCTTTGGATTAATAACTATTCCTTCTTTTGGAATTGAATCTTTCATATACTGATCTAGTAATCCTTCAATATCCAATTCACCTTGTTTATTAATGAATAACTTCAAGACATCATCTGCCTTATCAATGTTATTCTTTAATATCGTTTTGATTGCGGGCTTTGCTAGTGAATCTACCATGTTGCCAGATCCGAACCATACGTCTATAATATCTTCAGCCCAAGTCTGAAATGCTACTTTTGCCTCTTTGAGTTTCATAATTATTTATTGTTAAGATACTCAGCATAGGTCATATGAGAGTAGTTTTCAGTATAATCTTTAAAATCAGCCAAGCGCTTCTCGTTCTCTGAATTAAGTTGTTTCTTAACCAATCGAACAGAATCACGTTGATCTTCTAATAATTTTACTGCATTTTCATTCTGTAGTAATCTCGGTTTGATGAAATTAAGCAACTCAGCCTGTACTATTTCGGTGAATAATACAGCACATTTCTGGTATTCAGGGTCTGAATAAACATTAACTTTTTGTTCCTCAGTTAGTCCCTCGAATTCCCGTTCAATCTCATTAAATATATTCGGATAATTTGGAGGTCGTGAAGTAGATTCTAAAGCCTTCTTCTTACGATACAAATCTTCCAGTTTATCGTCATAATTTATGTAGTTATGCTGTAAATTAGATAACAAAGGATCCATATTGATTATTTGATGATAAAAAATTAAGAAAGTCCCCAATTAAGAGGACTTTCTCAACCATTAAAGTTTAGCAGCCGCAGCCAGTCTGGGCAATTGAAGGAATACCAGTTACTGTAGGAGTATCAGGTAATACTGTTTGACCAGTAATCATGTTGCGAGTTTGCCACATCAATTCACAATGTGCATCTTTACGAGCATTAGCGATTTCCATTTGGATAATTTTATCCTGATATGGACGAGTAGCTTCTATAACAGATATATGACATCTCAAACCGTCTATTTCTTTTTGTAATCTGGTGTTTTCACAAGTTTGTTCTTCTCTATCTTCGAATCTTGCTTTCATGCCTGCTATTGCAAGGTCATAATCTTTGCAAGTCAATGCAAGAACATCTCTTTGCTCTTTAAATTCTACTTCCCATGCAGCTGGGAGTCTGTGAATTTGATTGCAGTCACATCCATAGTGGTCATAACCACGTTCACCGCAACCACCACGATATTCACCACGTCCTTCTTCTCCACGTCCGCCTAACAGGCCACGTCCGAAGATGTTACCAAAACCACCACGAAGTAATTCTAGTCCTAATGCACCGATGCCAATACCAAGTGCAGTGTTAGCTGTTCCTTTAGAAGCAGCTTGTTCTAATGATTGTGCCATAATAATTGATAATTATGAGTTAAATAGATCTATTAGTAACCGTCTGATGACAATTATCTCCTACTGAACGTTCAAGCTGCAAAGATACGAAAAATTTTTTGAAAATAAAATGAAAATCATAAAAAACTATAAACCAAGAACTAATTATAATGGAAGGATCTAAACAAATTCAATTCAGCGATGTTGCCAGAGAATCAATCAAGCAGGGTATAGACATCGTTACGGATGCAGTTAAGGTAACTCTCGGTCCGCAGGGTAGAAGTGTTATTATAGGAAGACGTAATGGACTTCCACACGTTACCAAAGATGGAGTAACAGTTGCAAAAGAAATTAAACTGGAAGATCCGTTCCAGGACATTGGAGCTCAGTTGATTAAAGAAATAGCTTCTAAAACATGTAGCGATGTTGGAGATGGTACTACCACAGCTACTATTCTTGCCCAGTCTATAATAGAGCAGGGAGTAAGTGAAGTAGAACGGGGTTCAAGTCCAATTCAGCTTAAAAATGAAATTGAGGAAGTCACCGAAAGGGTGATTCAGCAAATAAAGTCTCAATCCATTTCTATAGACTCTAATGAAAGTTACATAAAACAGGTTGCAACTATTTCGGCTAATAATGATTCAGTCATTGGGGAATTGATTGCCAACACTCTGAAAAAAATTACCAAAGACGGAGTTATCGTTGTAGAAGAATCTAAAAATATGGAAACATATGTTGATGTGATTAGTGGAATGCAGTTCGATCGTGGTTATTTAGCACATCATTTCATAACGGATTTCGTGAAAAACGAATGTGTTTATGAAAGAGTTCGTGTATTAATTACAGACATGAAAATAAATTATACACGCGACCTGATTGACGTTCTTGAACAACTACACAATACACGTGAGCCTTTATTAATTATCGCTGAAGACTATGACCCAAGTGTAATTGACGATTTGAAAGTTAATAAAATGAGTAATAACGTACGAGTAATTCCAGTTAAGGCTCCAAGTTTCGGAGAATATCGTAAAGACATTTTACAGGATATTGCAATCCTTACTGAAAGTACCGTAATAGGATATGAAACTCACAAATCTGTAAACAAAGTTACTCTTGAAGATATCGGCTATTGTGATAAAGTTGTTGTTACAAAAGACAATACTACTATAATTGGTGGTAGAGGAAATGTTGAAACAAGGGTAGAATTAATCAAACAGCAACTGAGAGTAACTCTATCTGATGTTGTTAAAGAAATATTGCAGCAAAGAATTGCCAAATTGGTAGGGGGAGTCGGAATCCTCCATGTTGGTGGCGTTACTGAAATTGAAATGATGGAGCGTAAAGATCGAATTGATGATGCTTTACAAGCAACTCGTGCTGCTATTGAAGAAGGAATTGTAGTTGGTGGAGGAATGACTTATATGAATATAAGTCAGAAACTGAGTTGTGAAACAACTGGAGAAGAAATAATTCTCGAGGCACTTCGCAGTCCATTTTATCAAATTCTTACTAATGCAGGATGTGAAGATTGGGAAATTGAGAATGTTCTGGACGAAATCGGAAATGATACAGATCAAATCGGATATAATGCTAAAACTCGACAAATTGAGAATCTTCTACTAGCTGGAGTTATTGATCCAACTAAGGTTGCATGTATGGCACTAAGAAATGCAGTTTCAATTGCCACATTATTCCTGACAACTGAATGTTTAATTGTCGATAAACCTATTGAGGTTGTAAATATGTTCTAATGAAACTACAAACAGTAACATTTACACAGGCTAAAATGCTTGCAAAACTTGGATTTGATTGGGACTGTACTAAGTACTATCATGCAGATATAGAAAAAATTTGCGAACATCATAGCACTGAACACAACTATAATCAACTAGCACCAAATTTGTATTCTGCACCAACAGTTGCTTTAGCCCTAAAATGGTGTAGAGCAATTCCTCTTAACAGAGCTACATGTGCCTTTAAGTTTCGTTTTAGATTTGGAATAAGTGCTGGCGGAACTGCTTCGGTTCAAGACTTTGAGACTGGTCTTCATAGTTCTATAGGATACAATGTACAACAAGATGAATATGACGAATTTGAATTTGAACTTTTAGAATACTTACTAATAACTATGTACAATGAAATATCAGAGTAACGAAATTTATTTAAACCATTTGAAAGTTGATTCTTTGTATTTCTGTGGAGATGTACATGGACAATTTAATACATTTGCTAATGCTATTGCTACAAAAGGTATTAAAAATGCGATTGTAGTATTATGTGGAGATGTGGGATTTGGTTTTTACAAACCAGCATATTATACCCAAATGATGTTCAATCTTCACGAAAGACTGGTGGAGAACAACGTACACGTAATTGCTCTTAGAGGCAACCATGATGATCCTCATTACTTCACAACACACTTATCCACCATTGCTCCTGAACTACATAATGAGTTTCCAAACTTCATTTTTGTTGAGGATTATGATGTAGTGTTTACCAAATTTGGCAATATATTGTGTATTGGTGGAGGATTGAGTATTGACAGAACTAATAGAACTTTAAATAAGGACTATTGGGAAAATGAGGGAGTGAAACCCTTAAGTAAAACGATATACGATAGATTATATAAATACAACATTCACATAGTGGCAGCTCATACCGCTCCAATACAGGTTGGTCCTTACGGATTAGGTTCTGTTGTTGAAGGCTGGGCTAAGCATGACAAATATGTCAAAGTTGATGCTATAGACGAACGGACACTTGTAGATAAGATATGTAATCAACTGGTTGACCAGTGGGTCATTAGTGACTGGTATTACGGCCACTTTCATGATTCATTTTTTACACACAGTAATGGGGCTTATTTTCACGGCCTAGACTGTATGGAATTTAAAGAACATAAAATAGAGTAATGGAATTATTTATCAATTTAATCTTATTACTAGTAATAGGATACGTTATAGGATCAGAGAGACAATCGAATCACAAGAGTATAGGAATACGTTCTACAACACTTGTTCTTCTGGGATCCTTCATTTACACATACATCTCAACTGTTATTGGCGGAGATCCCTCAAGGATTATTGCCCAAATTGTTACTGGAGTAGGATTTATTGGTGCTGGAATAATTTTTAAAGATGGGACACATAATGTTGGTAACTTAACAACTGCTATACTAGTATGGACTTTATCTGCGATCGGATGCCTAATTGGCCTAAGTTTGCATGTAGAAGCCTGTGCTATTAGCCTTGTTGTTTTATTAGTATTAAGTGTCTATAAACACTTTAATAATAAGTAATGAATAATAACATCACTTATGAAGTTGTTTTCAAAGGTGCATTTATCACTGATAACAGTGATGAGTTCATCAATAAACTATATAAGTTTTTAATTGAGAACAATGTTGAATACACTGGGCAGGCTATGGTCTTCCCAATCCAAGGTTACACCGAATATGAGGATGTAACTGATGAAGATACTAATAATTGTGAAACTGAAATAAATGAGGCGGAAAATAGTCAATGTACCGATATACAATCATAAGGTAACATTCCTGCAAGGGAATATAGATACTATATTGACTTATTTGTCTCATATATACACTCGGGATTTAGATCGAGAACTCGATGTAGCTTCCGATGATGCTTCCGCATTATGCTTTTTTATAGATGGAGATATTTACATTTGGTGTAATAACGATTGCGACATTGCAATACTAGGACATGAATTAATTCACGCTACTTACTTCATCATGAAGAGTAGAGGATTAACCATTAATGACCAGGAAACCTTTTGTTATATTTGACAGTATCTAATGACCGAGGTATGGACTACATTGCTTGGACAGATGGTTCCCATAAACCGTCTACAAATACTGGAGGATATTCCTCAATAATTACGAAGAATAAGAAAATCTTCGCCAAATTATACCAGGGATTTAAAAATACAACGAATAATCGTATGGAACTTTTAGGAGTAATAGCAACCTTAAGGTATTTTACTACTCCTATTAGTATTCTCATTCATTCGGATTCTCAGTATGTGGTCAGTAGTGTAAACAATGGTCATGTATTTGAATGGATCAAGAATAACGATACTTCAAAGAAAAATCTCGATCTATGAAAAGAATTAGTAAGTTTACTTAAAATACACAACGTAAAGCTCAAATGAGTTAAAGGTCATGCAGACGATGAAATGAATCAGTTAGCTGATTTATATGCACAGCATGCCAGTTCAGTGATTAACCCAGTAACAGATAAAAATTAATAAATGATAATTAGGTTAGACCTCAAAAAAGTAGGCAATCATTGGTATCCGTGTTTAGATCATTTTGATCCCAATCAAATATCACTTGATCCAATGTTAGAAGCATTACTAAGCACAATCAATGAACGTGATATGGGACTAGACAATGTCTGTGTCTATTTCAAGTCTATTGATTTTGACAATGGAGAAAAACATGTACTAAAATTTAACCGCCCTGATATAGAGCGGTATTTCACAACAGACGAGGATTTTGAAATTAACGCTTATATTGATGATTATCACTTTTATGTGTCTTCTGATTTATATATGTTAATGGAAAAAACTTACAAACTAGATCTTCACAAAAACCTATACAAATTAGAAATATGGTAGAAGAACCTTTTGAAATAGTCGAAGACGACTTTAAAATGGAATATGCAGATCATAATTCATTTGATTTGTATTTCAAAAACAAAAAAGGAGAATGGAAACTCGATGGATATAATATGCGTTTAGACACCTGTCTGAAAGCTATCATGTACAGTCGAATGAGTGCTAAACATGATGTATTAACAATCAAAGAATTTTTTAAAGAGGTAAAAGCTATGTATCAAGAGCTAACTTCGTTATTAAAATCTTGCGGTTGTGATTAGATTTGAAATCCCGATATATCGGTACAGTATTGAAATGTTTAAAAGTCGGAAGGTTGATGGAATATTCAATTATTGACTTGCCGAATCAAAAGATTTTTATTCTCCGAAAAACTTAAAAGATACTAGCTACTGAAAAGGTGGCAAATTCATCCGAATTTATAAGTATTAATGACATTTAAAAACCATAATTCAGAAGAAGAAATTGAAGAAGGAGTTGAGCAAGCTGCTGAAGAAGTAGACAATCCTCGCAGACATATCTGTACATTATCTTCGAAAATGATTGATCTATTAGTTAGACAATTACAACACGAGTTATACAATCATAATTTATATCGTTCCTTTGCAAACTTTTTCGGAAGACAAGGCTTACAAATACTTGAACAGTATTATATTGAACGCGCTGAAGAGGAAAAACATCACCACAATTGGATATATCAATATCTAAGTGACTGTGATGCTCCATTGGTTTATCCAGATGTTCCTTGCATTAAGGAAAAATGGGAAGACAATGTTGAGCCATTTGAGTTGACCGTTAATGCAGAAATTGAAACGACTGCCCTCATTCATGAGATGGTAGAATATGCAATGGAAACAAAAGACTGGGCAACATTCAATTGGTTAAATGGTGATGACGATGAAACTGGACGCTTAGTTGCTGAACAGATTGAAGAGGAAGCCATTTCTAGAACTGCATTGGATATAGCATGTACTGATGCAACTTGGTTGAGAAAAGAAAAATCAATCATGAACGCCTACAAAGAGGATTACGATTAAATGTGACAACGATAAAATGCAAACTAGTTGCTGTACAAGAAGGACAATATACTACATATGTATTCAGTGATATGAATCAATCTGTTAGTAGTCCTGACAAGTACATTATGTGTACGAAACTACCTAACTGGCAGTATAGTGCTACGATTAACATCGGAGATATTGGATATCTTCAATATGAATATGTAGAGGCTGGTTCTCTATACTATCATCCTGAAAGTAATACCAGTATTCCTTACAAGTACAGCAACTTTTACTTTATGAACTTCCTAAAGGAAGTCACATCAGAAGATACAACTAACAAAGACTATAAATTTTAAATATGAGTGATCTTGCAGATGCTTTACAGCAAAGTATAGAAACGAAAAAAGCAGATATTAACACATACGTGTGAAAATATCAAGGTGGAAAAGAGGAAAGACTAATGGATTTACCAATTAGTGAACTACAAAAGTGTTTTGACCACTGTAACAACATGTTGTATAACAAAAGTAAATTCAATCCTGGTAAATGGGAAATCAGAAAGAATATTAAGGAAACATATAACAGCTGTAATGCTGAATTATTCCTAAGATATTTGATTAGTGATTGTGATATTGAGATTATTAAAAGTAATCGCGATTTATTAGACTATATAAGAGACCATAAGGCTCAAAAATCATTAAGTAATAATGATTTAATTGATATAATGTTTAGCGGATTACCACTAGTATATAAAGACATTACAATTGATAAACTTCTTGATGCTTGTTTAGATAAACTTGGCATCTTGAACCGTAAAATGATTTCCAACAAATTTATCTTATCTCAAGGAATCTGATTAACTGAAGAAGAAAAACGAGAACTCACTGAATACGATTCGGAAGGAAGAATGCGTAACAGAATGGATGTTATTAAAGATCGTTTGATCTTAAATGATATTCAATTACGAATTGATTCTAATGGATTAAATTATGCCGAATTTCGTGCATTAGTGAAACTCGAGCCACTTCCCAAAATCTCTTCGATTCCTACACTAACTCTAAAAATCCTTAGAGACAAAATATTGTTACTATTGGATAATGATTTGAATTATCACATTGCAAAATGGGAAACAATTAAGTCAAACATTGAACAAGTTGCCGAATATAAAGGCTTCTCATTGATAAGTTTAGAATACTAAACTATGAAAGTGAACAAAAGCTTATTAAAACAATTATATCTAATAAAGCATCCATCAGGGACTGAAAATGAAATGATGAGTTTTATTATAAATTATTGTTATAATATTCCGAATCTAACGTTCTACTTTGATCACTATTCTAATTTGTTTATAACTAAAAATACTACAAATCCAGAAGTATATCCGTGTTTGATTGCCCATACAGACGAGGCTCTTACATATAAATATGATAAGGAAATCGTGGAGAAGCATCCATATATCTGTGGAAGATATGTTGATACAAAGAAACAATGTGGTTTGGGGGCAGATGATGCCAATGGTATTTATGTAATGCTCGAGCTACTAAACATTCTTCCAAATCTAAAGTGCGTCTTTACTGTCGAAGAGGAATTAGGATGTGTAGGTGCAGAACAAGCAGTTTACAACATTGGCTTCTTTGAAAATTGTCAATATTTCATTCAAGCCGACAGAAGGGGAAAATCAGATGTAATTACTTACAGTAATGGGATTGATATCACATCTAAGGAATTCATGGCTGATATTGCCGATGTTATGGTTGCACATAGGTATCGCGAACAAAACGGAATATATACAGATATAGGAGTATTCGTAAGAGACTTAAATATATCTGGAATTAATGTTTCTTGTGGTTATTATGGTGAACATACTATGTACGAAAGAACTAACGTAGTGGATCTTGAAAACTGCTTAAATTTCATATATTCTATCATTATAGAACTTGGGGATAAAATATATCCACATGTGTCTGAAATGGGATGGTCTGAAACTTATCGTTATCATCCAGACTATGACGATGGGAGAGCCTACAGTGAATGCTGGGATGAATGGGAAGAAGCAGAAAGAAGAAAATACAAAGATGACCGTCACAGAAATAGTGATATTTCTCCGTGTGATCGTTGTATAACCTATGACTGTATGCACTGTAATGTCCCTTACTACTAGAACTGAACGACAAAAACAAGGAGTTAGAAAGTGAATTGAAGCTGGGGGTAAAGCCTCACTAGTATATGCCACGGGTTTTGGTAAGACAAGAGTTGCTTGTATGATTATAAATAGCTTTGTTAAAAGAAATCCTGGTGCTAGAGTTCTTATTAGTGTTCCAACTGAAGTTCTAAAAACTCAATGAATTGAAATCCTAACGGAATTCGATATATTCTTCAACTGTGAAGTTCAGATCATAAACACAATCATAAAATATGATTGAGATACTGATTTGTTAATAATTGATGAGGCTCATAGAGTTGCTTCTACACAGTTTCGTACAATCTTTGATAAAGTTAAGTATCAATATATTCTTTGCTTAACTGGAACAATGGATAGACTTGATGGAAAGGAAGAGTACATTAAGAAATTCTGTCCCGTTGTGGATCAAATTACAGTTAAAGAAGCTGTAGATAATGGCTGGTTATCATCATTTAGGGATTACAAAGTCCTTATTGATGTAGATCTAACTGAATATAACGAAATCAACAGAAAATTTAACCTGTATTTTTCTTATTTTAATTATGACTTCAATATTGCAATGAAATGCAGTACTAACATAGTTTTTAGACGTACCTACGCTAAGAACTTGGGGCTAAATGACAAGGAAGTTATGGCAATGGCAATGGACTGGATGAGAACTATGAATTTACGAAAGAAATTTGCAGTTGGTCATCCAAAGAAACTTGAAATTGCTCATAAAATTCTTGAAGCTAGGTCTGACAAGAAGTGTATTACCTTTTCCGCAACCATAAAGGATGCTGAAAAAATTAAATATGGAGCAGTATTATCTAGTAAACAAACTAAGAAGAAAAACAAAGTTACATTAGAGGAATTTAATAATCAGTTATTTGGAGTAATCAACACTAGTAAAAAACTTGATGAAGGAGCCGATATAAAAGGTCTTTCGGTAGGTATAATATTAGCTGGAGATAGTTCAAGTATTAAGAAAGTACAACGTTTTGGAAGAGTTTTACGCCTTGAAGAAGGCAAAACTGCCGAAATGTTTACATTGGTTATTAGGGGAACTATGGAAGAGAGTTGGTATAACAATGCAACCAATACCTCGTATATTACATTAAATGAGGAACAGCTTGATCAAGTATTAGATTATCAGCCTCTGGAATCAAGACAGAGAGAAAACATAAAAAACATATCATTTAGATTTTAACAATTCAAAGAACTTACCGCTAATTACAAATAGACTAATAGTTCTCGTTATAGCTCAGAATTTTAAAATTACTAAATGGATCTTAACACTATACTAAACTTACTCATACAATACAATCTAACAGCAGATGAATTATTACTAGTTTATCTTACATTTCTTGCGCAGGATGAGGAAAATCATTCGGAACATTTTACAAAGTGATACAACAATGGTGGAAAAGATAGGTTGAAAGATCTATTTGAATCTTTGAAGACCAAAGGTATCATTCTGAAGAATTATAAGCCAATATGTTACAATCCGAACGATATAGAATTCAACAAAAACTTTCTTAAGAGCTGAATCAAAAATTCAGGAGAACTAGGAAAGGAATTATTTGAAAACTATGAACCCTTCCTTTATATACAAGGAAAGTATGTTCCATTAAGGAACATTTCCAAAAAGTTTCATTCTCTCGATGAGTTTTTCTTTCATTATTCATCATCCATAGGTCATTCTGTTGAAAAACATAATGAAGTAATGGAAATATTGAAGTGGGCAAAAGAAAATAAACGTATCACTTTTGGTATTCTTGAATTCGTGGCAAGCCATAAATGAGAGGATTTGAAACTAATGCGTGATTCCAAATTCGATGGAGAAGTAGCAGATACATACATGTATTACGAAAATATATAGTATGACTGATGTTGCTATTTTAAGGAAACTTGTAAAGAATGGGAGAGAGGGAAAGAATATCGGAACCTCAACTGGGCTAGAAAAGTTAAATAAGGTCATAGGAGGAATACAACCTTCTAGGTATTATTTAATTTCTGCTGCATCAAGTGCTGGGAAAACTGCACTTGTGCTGTATCTTATCTATCAAATATTAAAAAATTCACCAGATCCTGTGTATTTTTTGTATTTTAGTTTAGAGATAGGTACTGAAATGTTATTATCCAAACTAGTGGCACTCTACTGTGCTGAAGAATTTGGAGTATACCTTACAACTGATGATGTATTTTCATTTAGTGAAATACTAGGTGATCATGAGTACGAATGTTTAGAAAAGGGTATGGATTGATTAGAAACCATAATGGAATATCTAATCATACTCGATAAGGGATTATCTTCTAGAATCCTTTATAAAGAGACAATGCGAGTTCTAGAAGGACTCGGCAAAATAGAAGAAATCGGAGGAAGAAAGATTTTCACTCCAAATGATCCAAAGCAAAAAATTGTAGGTGTAATAGACCATATGAGTCTTATGCTTACAGAAGAAGGTAGGACGTTAAAACAAGAAATGGATTTAACGTCATCCTATATGGTTACTTTAAAGAGAAAGTATCGTGTTTCATGATTTGCATTAATGCAGCAGAACCGAGAATCTTCCTCTATGGATAGAAGAAAAGCAGATTTATCTGAACCAGGATTGAATGATACTAAAGATTCAGGAAGTCCAGTTCAAGATGCTGATGTTGTATTACAACTATTTTATCCAGCAAGAGAGAAATTAACATCATATAGAGACTACAAAATACTTGGGGAGAATGGATTGAGAGATAACTTCCGCAGTATAATAATTAGTAAGAATCGTTATGGAATTGCCAATCAAGTAATTGGTTGTGCATTCTATGGTGAAGTTGGATGGTTTAAAGAGTTACCACCAGGTAGGGAGATTGCTGACTTCCGTTGTTATACGGACATCGCAAATAATATACCAAATAAAAACCGTAATTTATTATATGAATTTCAGAAAGAGTTGAAACAAGAAGAGAAGAAAACAATAAATTATACTTTTTAATGGCAAATTTAATAGCAATCGTAGGAAATAGTGGATCAGGAAAATCCACTAGCGTTAGAACACTAGATCCACAAGAAACTTTCATAATTAACGTTGCAAGCAAGCCACTCCCGTTTAAAGGATGGAGAGCTAAATATACAAACTGATCAAAAGAAAATCCTGAAGGAAACTTCTATAATACTTCTGATGTAGAAGTAATTAACAAAGTTCTTGCCCATATAAATGCGAAAAGACCAGAAATAAAGAATGTTATCATTGATGACGCTCAATATCTTATGAGTTTTGAAGCAATGGATAGAGCTTCTGAAAAAGGATTTGATAAGTTTACCCAAATTGCACAGAAATTTTATTCTGTATTAAAAGCTGGTATCCTTATGAGAGAAGATCTCAATGTAATCGTATCATGTCATAGTGAAAATATCGGCTCCGCTGATTCTCCATCGTATAAAATCAAAACGATTGGAAAAATGATCGATAATATGGTAACTGTTGAGGGATTATTCACTTATGTATTATTCACTGATATACAAATTGATCAGGAAGGTAACGCTGAGTATTTGTTCATAACTAAATCAGATGGAACTACTACTTCCAAAACTCCTATGGATTGTTTTGAAGGTACTAGAATTCCTAATGATTTACAGTACGTTATTGATCAAATTAACGAATTTAATAACTAATGATACAACTACTAATTGACCTTGACGTGGAAAATCGTAAGGTTGTAAAAGTAACTGTTCTTGATGAGGAGGGTAAACGTCCCCGTCAAAGAAAGAAAAAGGAAAGCAGTGATTCGGAACCAACACTTAAGGTCGATTCCAATAAATTGATTTTATCTGATTCATTATTAGATTTAATTGATGCTGACGCTGGAGATAGAGTTGCGATAAATTATTATACAGTAGACAACACTGAAACATTCCCGTTAGTTGGAAGATCAGAAATGTTCGCAGGCAAAGAGTCTGGAAATAAGCTAACAAAATCAAACACAATTTCTTTTAAAGGAAACCAGAGGGATGTATTACTGGAATACGGTGATTCATTTACTGCCGAGCCTTTCAAAGAAGGTGTTTACAAACTAATTCCAACAGTTCCAATAAGCAATATTGATCAATTATTATCAATAGAGTGTGATGAACTAGAGGAACTGGATGACGAAATTGACGACTTCATCTTAGGTGATGAAGAGGAAGACTTGTATTAAAATATAAATAAATAACAATATGAATTTTGATTTAAACATTGGAAAATTAAAAACAGGCGGAAAATTCTTACAACCTGGAATCCATAATGCTACATTCAAAGGAGTTTCTTTGCAAACTTTAACTTCAAAAGCAGGTGATAATACTTATCAAGTAATGTCAGTTGTATTTGACATTGACGGTTTCGGAGAGTGGACTCATAACCTGTTTCCTCCAACGGATTCTGAAAGAAGAGACAGCCAATTTGGCCCAAATCCTTCTCAGGTAGAACAGTTCATGATTTTCATTAAACATCTTATTGATACTGCAAATCCTGAAGTAGCAACTAAGATTGATAGTGGAGAAATTAAACTTACCGCTCCGAACTTTGAAAAATTTGTCAAACTTGTTCAAACACATACCAATGCGTTTGTAGGAGAAACTACGAAAATTAAACTTATCCCGCAACGTAACGGATTTAGCTCATTCCCAGGATTTCCTGGCAGAATTGGCAAAACAGGCGAACTTTATTTAGGAACTAGCTTCATTGGCAACGACATTACGTTAACTGCAAATGAAGTTAAATCTATTGAGAACGCTAAAACTGCTGCTCCGACTCAAATGACATCAGTTAAATCAATGGCTGAAGATTTTGCAAGCGGCGAGGAAGATGATCTTCCGTTTTAATAACAAGTAAGTTTGATAAATTATACGCTAGAACCGTTAAAGATAACAAAAAAATTAATTCTTAGTAAAGTTACTGAAGAAGCTTTAATGGAACACTATTTAGGTGTTCCAGTGAAGAAGGGATTATTTTGCTCACCATTAAGGAATGACTCGAACCCGACCTGTTCCTTTTATAGAAATAAAAGTGGAGATTTGATTTTTAAAGACTTTAGTGGAGAATTCTATGGGAACTTTGTTTCCGTAGTCATGCGTAAATTTAATTGTTCTTATTATATGGCTCTTCAAATTATGGCGAATGATTTTGGGATAATTACTCGAAAGGATTTATCCCAAAACAAGCCATTAATTGAATATACAAACAAAACGTTTGAAGATACTGGCCCTGCAACCATTCAGGTGGAAATCAGGGAGTTTCAACAGTATGAGTTGAATTATTGATTACAATACGGAATCAGTCTTAAGACTCTGAAGAAATTCAAAGTGTTTTCATGTAAGAATGTTTTTCTAAATGGGAAAATATTTCATTTACAGAAAGACAGACAACTAGTGTTTGGGTATTTTGGGGGAATCAAAGAAGAATCTGAACAATGGCGAATATATTTTCCAACTAAAAGAAAATATAAATTCATTTCAAATTGAAAGTCAATACAACTACAAGGTGCTCATCTCCTTCCAAAAGAGGGAGGTGAACATCTAGTTGTTACAAAGTCTTTAAAAGATGTGATGTGTCTATATGAACTTGGAATTACAGCAGTAGCTCCAATTTCAGAAAACTTATTCATAACTGATAAGCAGTATGAAAAACTAAAATCAAAATTTAAGAATATTCACGTATTCTATGATAATGATTTACCTGGTATCAAGAACATGAATAAGATAAGAAAGAAATTTGATGTAAACGTTATGTACATACCCAGAAAGTATGGAGTAAAAGATATATCTGATTTCAGGAAAAAGTATGGATATCTGAAAACCATAGATTTTATTGAACAAACAAAATTGCTGATTGATGGCAAGAACAAAAAAGGAGAATAATATTAGAAGTGATGTGACTCCTCGTAAACGATCTCCTAAGTATAGTAAGACTAAGGGATCATCATACGAAACAAAAATAGCGCGGGAGTTAAGAGAATTGGGGTTCCCTGGAATTGTAACTGCGCGTTCAGAAAGTAAAAGTGCTGATGCAAATAAGGTAGATCTTGTCGATACAGAGAAGCAATTACCATTAGGCATTCAGCTTAAAATAACTCAAAACACCCCAAACTATTTCAAAATAAGAGAAGAGTCCACAATAGACAATGAAAATTTCGTCTTAATTTGAAATAGACAAGAGAAGAAAGAGGTTAATATTTGCTCTGTTGGAGAAACAGTAATGGTAGATAAAAACCTTTTCTACAAACTGATTAAGAAATATTATCTTGAAAATTAAAATAAAACTGAAAGTGCAGTCTTGAAGTGATATTATTACTAATAGTAGTTCAGAAATATTTTGTGTAGTTAAAAGTGACAGCATTCCCGCATTGGAGATGTTTGATTATTTGAGACTCATTGGTGTTGAAAGTCGCTGACTCCAAGTAAACGACAACGAGCTTCAGTTCTGGGCAGACATGGATAGTTACAATAGTACAGATTACCTATTGCCATTATTAAAGAAAGTACTAGATGATAAATTTGGTGCTGGTAACTACGAAATTGATGACGATGTTTACTATTAAAATACAATCGTTTATTGGTGTAATCACCAATAGTAGTACGTCTGTATTTGCAGTAGCTACTAAACAAACTGTAGATACAATACGTGAAATCCTTCAGATTTTTCTCGGAGATAATGCTGACACTTTGTTTACTATCAGACTAAGAAGTGATCAATACCAGGAACTTCTAGATGATGACGAATACAACACAGTACAAATGTACGGAACAGAGGATGAATTCATAAGAGCATATGACGGCAGCGATGATTACAATCCTATGATTTATGTTGAAGTCACCACTAAAGATGATAGTCCGACATTAAAGAAAGTTGCACAACTTTTTACAAGTCTAAACAGCACATATGATCTCGACTATACCTATTAAAATCCAATCAATGACGGATGTTATTACTAACAGTAGTACGTCTATCTATACTGTAGCTGGCAAATATACTATAAGTACTATTAAAGAAATTATAGATACTTTATTGGAAATTGGAGGTTCATCTTTAACTGCCGATGACTTATTTACTATTAAGCTAGCTAAGCCAAGTTACTGGGAAGATAATGATTTGTTCTACCAGAAGTGTCTAGATTATGTAGTTGATAATGTTCTTACAAAAGAGGAATATCAAAAGTATGAGTCTTTGACTAAGGAAAGTAGGGAAGAACAAGACAAAGTTGAGTACAAAGACCGCTGAAAAATCCGTAACAAATACGATGAACTAATTTATGGTATCATCAATCCCTGTATAACAGAAGACGTTAAAGACTCTGTAGCTGACGGCTATTGGCACGATGAGCTATATGATAGGGAAGTTCAAGTTATACCAAAACAAAAAATTGAAAAACATGAAAGACTAGCAAAGATTCTTTCTAATCTTCCTGGTCTATTCGATATAGATGCAAGTTATGACTAAAATTTTATTTAGGTTTAATATTCAATCTACAAGTGATGTGATTACTAATAGCTCATCAGAGCTATTTGTGTTTAAGAACAAGAACTCATTAAGCGAAGTGGTTGATTTATTAAATGAAATCTATCCTGATTGGGAAGGAGAATATCTAATTCCTGAGCAGGTTAAAACAATGAACGATGATGATCTAGATTTTTATCTAGATTGGGTTTACGGAGGTAATGACTGGAACGCTGAGCGTGAAGGCATCACTCGTGAAACATCAAAACAAACTAGAGTTGCGAGAGAATTCAATTTAGATCCTGCGGAAATCTATGCTAATTGGGACGTATTTGATCCACAATCTGACGATTGGAGGAACAAGTATGTTGAATTCAATAGAGAAAAATTGGATTTAGTTCGAGAAAAACTCTCTGAAAATGAATGGGCATTATGGTCTAAGGATGAAAATCCTGATTATGAAATGCAAGAAATTCTTGAAAAATACTCTAGACGTTATCATTTAGGCTAATGAAAATCAAAATACAAAGTTACAGCGACATTATCACGAACAGCTCAAGTGAGTTGTTTAAAGTACACACTAGTCATTCAGCTAAATTTATTGAGGGAATCCTGGAGGACATGTTGAAAATCTACAACAAACTAGATAATACTAGCTTTGAACTTAAAGATGTTCTAGGAATATCTGAAAGTAGAGGAGACATTGTTATCTACTCAGTACGTGATAATAGTATTCCCTGGATGATACGTGAGTTCATTGAAAATACTCTACACGGTGATCGTGAATATTTAGGTTAAAATCAATACCAGGGTGTAAAAGCCCTGGTATTTTACATATACAGTATGAAATACACAGTTAAAATACAAAGTGTTAGTGATATAATTACTAATAGTTCTTCTGAAATATTCACAGTTGTGAATACAGACTATTGCATACGAGAAGCAATTCAAGAATTGTACAATAAGTATGTTCGTGAAGATAAATGGAACTTCAGTGGAGACGTACGTGGTTTGGAAATGTGGACATTATGTGATGAATGGGAGGCGATTAGAGGAGAAAATGAACAAGAATATGATGAAAAAATCATTATCGAATATGACTTCAACAACTATGATGCTATAGTTACCGAATTCATAGAACATATTGACTATGAACATGATTATGCGTTCATTGACGCATTTTACTTATCCACTAATGAATTCATCAGACTTCAAAGTTTAATCTACAGTATCAACTTCAATTGGGATTCAGTGTTTCTTCAGTTTGATAACACCAATCCAGATTTTGTAGAAGACTTAAAAGAACTTTTAGGAGAATCACTTATAAAAATTGAATAATGAAAGCAACAGTTAAAATAAACATACAAAGCTTTTCTGATATTATTACAAACAGTTCGAGTGAATTATTTTGTAAAGTACATGCCAACAAAGAAGAACTTGGAGAAATAGAATATGTTCTCAATAGTATCTTCAAGGATTGCGATACCGAAGCAGATATTAGGGACTATACGTACAACGATGACTATAAAGAAATCAAATGTAAACCTTACGTTAAGTTTGATCTTGGATATCACGTTGGATTAGATAATGATATCGTGAAAGTAGTTATCGAAAGTGTACTTGATAAGAAAATCGGAAAAGACAACTATACAATAGAGTACTGCTAATGAAGAATTTCAGACACTGGGGAGTGAAAACCCGAAAATTTCCAGATTATAACTACCATGCAATCTGGAGTAATCTAAAAACATTAAGACTCGGTGAAGGTGTGGCAAAAGAATTGCCTGCTGATAAAGCTGAGTTCTACGATGTGAGCTTAGGAACAAAATGTAATTTGGAATGCCCGTTCTGTTATACAGATGCCAAAAGAAGTGGTAGATTTTACGATAATATCGTAGAAAAAGCTATGCAATTCTTTGGCAATATGTCTGATAATGATAAGCCATTTCAAATTGCTATTGGTAGTGAAGGAGAACCAACAATCCATCCTGACTTTTTAGAATTTCTAGAAGTAATTTACAATATGGACATAGTACCTAACTATACCACTAATGGTATATCTATTGCCGAAGAAAACGATTATTCTAGGGAATTATTAAAGGCAACTGAAAAGTACTGCGGTGGAGTTGCAGTTTCCGCAAACACATGGAATGAGAATATTAATGAAACATGGAGAGTAGCAGTTAATAAACTTGCTTGTCATGACATTAATATAAACATTCACTACATTCTTGATAGCAAAGATTCTGTGGATGAATTCGTCAAAATCTACAATGAATATAAGGACAAAATATTGTATTTTGTACTCTTACCATTGATGGATTCTGGAAGATCAACAGAGAAATGTTCAGAAGATGCCTTTGAATACCTATTATCATTCGACTTAGATTGGAATAAGGTTGCCTTTGGAGCACACTTCTATGATTCTTTAGTTAAGAATCAGGACAAACTAAAATGTTGGTTATATCCACCAGAAAGCTTATCAAAGAACTTGATATTGGATGATGTTATCAAAATCACAGCATCAAGTTTTCATAAAGATCCACTAATTGAAATAAATTTTAAAAATGAATAAAGCAGAAGTAATTTTCAGAAATCCAGAAACGGACCAAAAGATCATTATGAACTTTGAAGAAAGCGTTGAAGAACAAAAATTGAACTTCAATGTCAATGTTGACCCACCAATAATGAGTGAAGAACAAGAGATTGGACTAATCGGAGTTTTAGCCGAAGTTCTTTTAGCCTCATTACATAGTGGTCAACCAGATGAACAAATTCAATAATCCTTTATTCTCCAGAAGTATTATTGAACATCTCAGAAAAATGGTAAAGGACTACAATAATAATATTGCAGAATATTTACTAGCCGCTGATATTTTCTGGATCTGCCGTGACAATCTCTACGATCCTATCGATAAAGACATCATGGAAAAGAAATTGGAAAACGTGATAACAGAAAATGTTAGTATGTTGAGTGTTAGAGAAAACGTATTTGAAATGTCTTTCCTCCCAAAGGGGAAAGACCCCAAATACGGGTTACCACTACCTTCTGGAGAAAGAACATGGTCGAAAGAAAATCGACAAACTGGGAAACCAGCAAAAATTGTTAAAAAACTTATAAGCTACAAAGGATTTACTGACCAAGACTATGAAATTTTCAATAACCAGTTAAAAGTGTGTATTGAAAATAACTATGTGTTTAAGTTGGTAAAAGGAGAGGATATTCGCTTCTGATATGATCAGAGAAACTATCATGCATGTACAAGTACTTTAGGCGATAGCTGCATGAAGGCAGTTAACCCAGAGTTCTTTGATATATATGTTGATCATGCTGAATTATTAATATTGTTGAAAGACAATTTATTAGTCGGACGTGCACTTGTATGGACATTCGATGACAAAAAGTTCATGGATAGAGTCTATTACAGCCAAGATCACTTGCATATGAAATTCAGAGACTATGCCGTTGAAAACGGATGGTATCTCAGAAGTCGTAATAACGTATTAAATGATGGTAACGAAATTGAATGGTTATCTCCAGAGAATAATTATCAAGTTGAAGAATTCCATGATTTAGTAATAGATCCTGGATTCAGATACAGATATTATCCTTATATGGATAGTTTTAGATATTTATACGATGATGACACTGTTACAACCAGATGTGGTAGTTACAGGACTGAGTTATCTTATACTGATGGAGGAGCAGATGTTGAATCTTATACATGTACACAATGTGGATATTCCTATTCAACTGACGACTACGAAAATCAAGATAGAATAGTGTATTCTAATTACCTAGACGATTATCTCTGTGATCAGTGTAGAGTTTACTCTGATCATTTAGGTGACTGGATAGATGTAGAGGAATCTACTACTGTACATATCTCTAGAACTTCTGAGGATTGGATTCCAAATGACCTCAATGAGTGGGACGATATAATTGTTCAAATTGACGAAGAATATTGGTTCAAAAACTCACCCTTAGTTGAATATAACGAAAAAGAAGAAACTTATTACATAAATGAACAAAACTAGATATGATTTAATTCCATCTCATGGAATTGAAGAAGTTTGTAAAGTACTTACTTCTAAATTAGACAAATACAAACAAAATGAGTGGAAGAACGGACTGAAATGGACGTCTGTTTTATCCTCATTGAAGCGACACTTAAATGCCTTTGAAAATGGAGAAGATTACACTTCTGAAAACCTTCTTCACATTGCAGAAGTCGCAAACAATGCATTAATCTTGTGTGAATATTACAAGATTTTTCCTCATGGAGATGACCGCATTATCGCTCCAGTTATTAAACCAATAATTGGCTGTGATCTTGACGATGTGATCTTTGACTATATTGGAAGTTATGAAAAACGATTCAATACAACTTTAAATCCATACTGGGCTGGTAATTATCAGATGAAAGAGCACTTAAAGGAATTAGCAGAAGATAAAGAATTCTGGTTAAATCTTCCCGTGCTCAATCGTCCTAGTTTTGAAATTGATCACTATATAACAGCCAGGAGCATTCCAATTGATTGGATCAAGGAGAGTCTTGAAAAGAATGGATTACCTTGTGCTCCTGTTCATGCTGTTCCGTGGAACACCAGTAAGTTAGAAGTCTTGAAAGAACTTAAGATTGATATTATGATTGATGACAAATATGCGACCTTTAAGGAATTAACGGAGAATGGTATATTCTGTTATCTCATGGATGCTCCACACAACCAACACTACAATGTTGGACACAGAAGAATTTATAATCTAAATAAACCTTTAAAGTAATGAGAGAATTAATTAGTTATCTATTCGAGATAGATTATTCGGATGAGTTATGTGAATACCTACTCGATTTAATGAATGGGTATGGAATTGGCAACTTAACTCTGTCATTTCTTGATGATGATTTTATGGCTTACTTAGCGCTGAATGTAGTCAAGGCTGTAGCTCTTGATATCATATGGGGTTTTGAAGAATATTTGGGCGATTATTTCACATTCGATGAAGATCCGAATCTCCAAATAAATCTGATAAACTGTGACCATTTTCTTATAACGGCTCTTGAACGTACTTGGATTGAGAAGGAAGACGTTGAAGAGGTTAAGTCAAGAATTGAGGAAGTGAATGAGATTATTACTAACATAAACAAATTAAGATAATGCAAAGAGTAAAATTCTCAGATTTCGAGATTATTGCATTAAAAGATACGGCAAAGAAAATAAATCTAACGGACGATGAATACTTTGGGCCAGACTATAAAGATTACATAAGTAACTCTAGAATGACCTTAATAAACCCAGAACAAGGTGGTTCACCACAAAAGTATAAAGCTGGATTTACAGGAAGTACTAGTAGTTCACTAGCTTTAGGCTCGGCAGTCCATCAGTTGTATTTACAACCAGATGAATTTATTTTAGTCGAAGGACTAAGAAAACCATCGGCAAAACTTGGATTGATGATCGATCGTATCAAGTATTATCGAGCACAAAATTACTCTATAAGGGATTCAATTATTAAATCTTCTGCAGATGTTGACTATTATGCTAATAGTTTAACAGTAAAACGGGTTCAAAAAGTTATTAAAGAAGGATTGTACTACTATTTAAATTCAAGAGGACTTGGATCTAATAACGTGGTATTAAGTGATGCTGATACAGAAAAATGTAAAAGCTGTTTAAATTCTTTAACCGCAAATAAAAAGATTACTAATACAATTAATAGTACCGATTTATTTGGAGACCCGTTAGAAACATTTAATGAAGATGCGTTCTTTATGGATGTAAAGGTTATCTACAAAGGTAAATCAGTTGTTCTGCCTCTGAAAATGAAGGCAGACAACTGGAATATCAATGCAATGGAAAAGATGCTCATGCTAAATGACTTGAAAACAACTGGTAAACAGCTTCAATATTTTATGAGTGATAGTTTTGGAACATGGCACTATGCACGGCAGATGGCAATGTATAGTTGGATTCTAAAGAAATTTTGCGAAAAGGAATACGATTTTGATAATACGTGGTCCTTTAAAGCAAACATGATGGTCGTTGAAACTAACTCCCCGTTTAACTCTCAAATCTATTCAGTAAATCGACCAAGATTGAAAGAAGGAATGAGAGAGTTTAATCAAATGTTGAAGAGAATAGCCTACCATGAAATTTATGGCTATGACAAGGAAGTAAACTTTGTTTAAGTTGCAGTCGAAAAATTTTCAAAAATATTTGGTGGAATGAAAATTTTATTGTATATTTGTAGATCAAATAAGAGATAATAAGAATTAATGTTTAAACTCAATTATGAGAAAATTATTTATTGATGCCTACAGTTTAGAAGAGGCTAAAGAAAAATCACAAGAGTTAGGTCTAACAGTAACAACAAATGTTACTCAATCTTGGAAAAATCACAATTGTCCAATTGGAGACAAAGAATTTAAGATTTTTGCAGATGAAATGTTGGCAGCAAAGAAATTAGATAAAGCAACTGGTGTAGGACTTATCGTAGCTACTAATCCAGGATCAAAAGATACTCGCGAGCGTCCTTACAAATTCGTTAACAACGTAACTGAAGGAAAACGCAGTACAAAAAGAGTAATCGAAATCCGCTTGAAATCTAATGGAGAATTAGTTGGCGAAGCTGATAACAAAGGTGAAGCTCAGAAATTGGCGAAAGATTTGATGGTACATCACCGTCAGGACATGGTTGCAACAATCGTGTATCGAGTAACTGAGAATAAAGACATCGCTTTTGAATTGAAATACGCTCCATCTGCATCTGCAAAACAGGGCAGATATGTTGTATTTGGAAATCTTAACGACTAATTTGTTAAAATAACTTTTGAGGCGAGAACAATACTATAAAGGTGTGTTCTCGCCTTTCTTATTTTATGGAAATCACACTGCCTAAACTTTTAGAGGGTAAGCCCACTATTATAAAGAACAAGGAATATTTTGCTACAAAAGAATATGTAAACCCATTTTTGGACGTTATGTCTAAGTTTACAAACGATTTTGTTGTTAAAGTACAGACTCCCGATCAAATTACAACTACAGACGGAGAAGAAGATCTTACATTTAATAGAGTGTGAATACAAGCAGTTCTTCCAGAAAAACACACAATATACAACCACGATGAAGTAGTAGGTTTAATCTACGGATTGGATGTTAAAACTCCAATTTATAAAGTATATCGTGGAATGTTAAACAAAGCTTGTACAAATTTATGTGTATTTGATCCACAATGACTACAAGTCTGCGAACTTAATCCAGGTGAATATTTTACTTATAGTATTAAATCACTAATGGAACAAGTGTCAACCTTTGAAAAACAAATTACACATATGAAAGCTACTTACCTCTCTACTGACATAGATGATAGACATCAGTTGTTAGGAAGACAGGTTGAGAAGTCCTTAATCGAGGAACATCGCACAATAGCAGGGAAAGTTAAATTAGCAACTTCTACTGTTATTAAGGCATACGAAGACGTGTATTATGACACAACTTCAAGCTACTATGTTGGAGATAATCCATGTAGTATATTTAACTATTATCAAGCATTCACGGAAATAATCCGAGACGACAAAAAAGATATTCTTAACAAATTTGAAAAAACTTTGTTAGTTAACAGTTTATTTGATTTATAATGTTCGTAATTAAACGCAATGGGACTACTCAAATGTTTGATAAGTCCAAAATCAAAACAGCTTTACGTAAAGCATTTTACTCTGCTGGTAAAGTGCTAAGTGAGTTAGATTGGAACAACATCTATTCACAAATTCACGTTCCGAAGAAAGGAATAGACATTGAGGACTTACAGGATCAAATTGAAACAGCTCTAATGATTTACAACTATTTTGATGTAGCTAAAGCTTATATCATATATAGAGAAAAACACCGTGAAATCCGATTCATAAAAGAACGATCTGAATACATTGACAGATGTTCCGAGTCTTCAAGCAATACAGCTACTTTATCAGAAGTAGATGAAAATGCTAATGTTCAAGTAAAAAACGTAGCCACTATTGAGGCAGAAACATACAAGTCTCTGAATAAAAACATCCAGAGATATAAAATGAGAAAGAAACTCCAACAACTTTTCCCAGAAGTTGCAAATCAATACGCAAAGGATTTGGATTCCCACATAATCTATGCTCATGACGAAGCTAGTTCTCCAATTCCGAAACCATACTGTGTGGCTGTATCGTTATATCCATTTCTACAGCATGGAACATCTATCCTTGATGGATTAAAAGCGAAAGCTCCAACTAATCTAAGTTCATTCTGTGGTCAGTTTAATAACTTAGTATTCTTATTAAGTTCACAATATCGTGGAGCCGTGGCATTTGGAGAGTTTTTCAATGTGTTTTATTATTACTGTGTAAAAGAATGGGGAGAAGGATTTTGGAATTTTGATCAAAGAGTACATACCTGTGCTTCTATTAGATCAAAAACTATTTCTGAATACATTGAACAGTGTTTTCAAAACATAGTTTACAGTATTAACCAGAGTGCTTCTAATCGTTCTTTTCAATCTCCCTTTACTAATATTTCTTATTATGATAAAGGATATTGGACAGCATTATTTGAGAGCTTCTACTTTCCAGATGGTACAAAACCAGAATGGGAGGGTATAGACTATCTTCAAAAAAAGTTCATGCGTTGGTTTAATATTGAACGCACACAGACTTTATTAACCTTCCCTGTAGAATCAATGTGTCTTCTTACTGATGGCGAGAAAATAATTGATAAGAACTACGAGGATTTTGTAACTGAAATGTATGCAAAAGGCCATTCATTCTTTACTTATTTAAGTGACAATCCCGATGCTTTAGCAAGTTGTTGTCGCTTAAGAAATGAAATGGAAAAGAACGAGTTTAGTTTCACTTCTGGATTAACAGGAGTAGCAACTGGATCTGTCAATGTAATCACTCTAAATCTAAATCGTATAGGTCAGGAATTTCATAAGGGATGGTCTGCACTTAGAGCATTAGGTGAAGGTGGAGATTGGTGTGAAGAATTCAGAGAATATTTAACTCCAATTATCCAACGTGTTCATAAGTATCAAATCGCATTTAAAGAAATGCTATATGAACTTTATGATAATAATATGTTGCCCGTTTACACAGGAGGTTTCATAAGTCTTAAACAACAGTTTTCTACTATTGGAATTAACGGTGTAAATGAACTAGCTGAATTCCTGAAAATCAAATGTAGTGACAATGAATCTTATTTGAAATTAGTAGAAACTATTTGTTCTACAATTAGTGAGTTAAACCAATCAGCAAAAACTGCCAGAATCAAGTTCAATACTGAATTTGTTCCAGCAGAAGGATTGGGCATCAAAAACTATAATTGGGATAAGGAAGACAATTATTGGGTTCCTTTAGATAGGAATTGTTATAATTCATACTTCTATAAACCAGAGGATAACACCTTAAATGTGTTTGATAAACTCACACTTCATGGTAAGAAATATACTGATAAGCTTGATGGCGGTGTTGGTGCCCACATTAATTTAGCTGATCATTTAAGTCAGGAACAATATAGAAATGTTATTAACTTTGCTATTAAGGAAGGTACTAGCTACTTTACGTTCAATGTTCCTAATAGTGAATGTAATAGTTGTGGATATATTGAGAAAAGACCACTAAATGAATGTCCAAAATGCGGAAGTCATAAGATTACACAATGGACAAGAATTATTGGTTATTTAAGACCAGTAAGTGCATTTAGTGAAGGAAGACAAGTAGAGGCAAAACAACGGTATTATGCTTAAATATACTGAATACGATATTGTATTTACAGAGATACCAGACGAAACAACGTTAGCAATCAATTTGTCTAACTGTCCTTATCATTGTAAAGGTTGCCATACTCCTGAATTACAGGAAAATGTCGGCAAACGTTTTGATATGAAAGTAGTAGAAAGGTTACTGAAAAAGTATCCAAATACTACTTGTTTATGTTTTATGGGTGGCGATAAAACTGCCCATGAAGTATGGCTAATGGCTTATACAGTTAAAGAAGTACATGGAATAAAAACAGCCTGGTATTCTGGAAGAAAGGAATTGGAAGATGCATATCAAAATGCCAGTTTTCTTTCTGCATTTGATTACATCAAACTCGGCCCCTATGTTGAGGAACTAGGTGCTTTGAATAACCCAAACACGAACCAAAGATTATATAAAATCAATGGTGAGCAATTTGTTGATATAACTGAAAAGTTTTGAAGAAATGCTTAAATTTATAATTGCGTTAATGGTTCTATTAGAAGTAATAGGAAATGCATTAATCGTAAGCAAAGATGCTATCATAAAGAAGATTGATTTCTCACAGTTTACTAACGAAATTCTAATCGTTAGAATTCTGATATGGGTAACCATTTCATTTATAATAATAGTATTTTAATGCAAGTTAAAATAAAAAAAATACACCCTGACGCAGTTATTCCTAGTTACTCTAAACCAGGAGACGCAGGGATGGACATAACAGCTATCTCTCTAAATAATACAGACGAGTATGTTGAATATGGAACTGGACTTTCTTTTGAAGTTCCAGAAGGACACGTAATGCTAATTTTCCCAAGATCCAGCAACAGTAAAAAAGACCTATTACTATGTAACAGTGTAGGAGTCCTTGACAGTGGATATCGTGGAGAATTATTATTCCGTTACAAAAGAGTTCTTAGACCAGTAACGTTTGAGAACGAAAATGGACACATGGAAACATGGTTAAATTGCGATCAGCAATATGCAATTGGAGATAAGATAGGTCAAATAATGATTTTACCTTATCCTGCAATTGAGTTTGAAGAAGTAGAAGATCTGTCTGAAACTGAAAGAGGAACAGGTGGATTTGGATCAACTGATAAGAAATAACATGGAATTTTTCAAAACATTAGACTGGAAGGTTTATCCAAGTGATGAATGCACGATAAGTGTAAAACTTGATGATACGTACGGCGGAGCACATGAGTACTGGTGTAAACCAACTCTTGGCTACAACGAAGGAAAAACTGAGTATATTGATGACGAAATAAGAATTCGATTTGTTCAGAAATTTGATAATGGTGATATTTTACCAGGTCTTCAGAGCGAGCAACTAGCCTATATTCTATTAGATAGGTTAGAAAAGCTTAATGCAGTTTATCCGCATGACCAATATGAACCAATGAAAACAGGATTGGAAATGTTTCTTACTGCCTGTAAAAGACGAATTGATGATAGAGTCAGTCGTGGAGTAATGGGCGAATTGAAAAAATAGTGAATCCCACTATAGACAATTTAGAGAAACAATACTTAAAATTTAAATTGGGAGAAGAACAGAGAGATGTACTTCTCTCAATTTTTAATTTTATAGAGGATGTTGATCAAAAACAATGTTCTCTAATTGGATCTGCTGGAACTGGAAAGACAACCATTACTAAATTAATAATAAGATATATTGAAGAAAAAAGATTATCTTATATAATTGCTGCCCCAACTCATAAAGCCAAACGAGTTATTTCGGAATCAACTGAACGGGATGTTATTACAGTACATCAACTACTTTCACTTAAACCAACTCTTGACATTCTTGAACTAGATTTCAAAGATCTGCAATTCAATTCTAATACATTAGACAACGGTATTCCACGAGATGGAATATTATTAATTGATGAAGCTTCAATGATAAATGAAGTGCTATTTGATTATATAGTCGAACAGTGTAAAAGAAGAGATTGTAAAATCATATGGATTTTAGATGCCTGTCAGTTACAACCAGTTAAGGATAACAAATTGTCTAAAGCTACAAAGATTGACTCAACTTTTCAGTTAAGTAAAATTTATCGACAAGAAGATGATAATCCTATACTTGATGTTCTAACTGAACTGCGAACTAAAAGCCAGAAAAACTTTTCAGAAATTATTTCTCCGAATGGAAATCTAGTAATATATAATAATTGGCAGCGATTATTGGGTAAGAACATTTCTCTATTTAAGCAATCAGTTAAAGATCAAAATCCCAATCTCATTAAATTACTAGCATATACTAATAAACGAGTAGATGCCTTTAATAAAGTAATTAGGAAAATGATTTTTGAAAACGACAATGAATACAATCTTGGTGATATATTAATGGCCCATGATTCTTGTGAATATAAGTCAGATAATATGCACTATTCATTTTCCAGAGGAGGATTATCCTATAAACTATATAATTCTAACGATTACATAGTCACAGGTATATGTCCCCATCAAAAGGAAATTTGTGGAATTTGAACGGAAGGTTATTTATTAGATTTATATTCCGTTTATGAGGAATTCTTTCTGCATGTTTATGTTCTATCAACACAAAATTCCCTTGAAGTATTTAATTCAATAGCTTATTGTGTAGAGAGAGCAAGGTTTGATGCCATAAACGAGAGAAGTAAGGAAAAACGAAATAAGTTGTGGGTTAAGTATTTCAAAATCATGGGATCATTTCTAACTCCAATTGATATGATTTTTGATGGTAGAGTAATTCGGAATAAAAGTTTGAGTTACGGTTACTGTCTAAGTACCCACAAAAGTCAAGGAAGCTCATTTGACAATGTACTGATTGATATGGAAAATATATTGAGATGTACAAATAAGCAAGAATTAAGACAATTACAATATGTTAGTATGTCCAGAACAAGAAAGGATATACATATGTTAATTAAGTAACATGAAAAGAAATCGCATAAAAGATGCCATGAAAGTAGCTAAACGTAAAGCAAGAGAAGAGGAATTTGAACTTCATGGCAAATCAATCAATTACTCCAATATTGTAGAATCTAAAAAGAGATACAAGAGGAGGAAATATAAACCTACTGAAAATGCCTTATAAATACGAAACCTTATCTAACTTCAAAGAGAATGGTTCTCCAAAGCAGAAAACAAGAGAAATACTTGATAAAGTAGCGAGGTATAACCAGATTGACCAAGATGATCTTCAGTTTATAGTTCAAGAAGCTAAGAAGTGGGGAGAAAGGGAAGGTCAATTTGGTAACGAATTACTACCTGTAGAGGAAAGAATTATTTCTACCGAGTTTGAACCCATTGAGAATGAATAATATACTAATTACACGAGACAGCAAAGGAAAGATTAGAGTTGTAGATATCTGTTATCAGTGGAATGAAGCACTACATTCATTTATAATCATCAGGAAAACCTCTCAACTTGGAGGTAAAATTACTGAGCAACCACTAATCGAAGTTAACAAAGGTAAAGCTAAAAGAACTTTAGCCGAACAAATTGATCTGGAATATAATTCTCATATTAAAAAATATCTTGATAAAGGATATAAGGATATACAAGATTTTGGATATTCATCATTAGATGAATTTGATCCAAACGAAGTATTTCCACAGGAGGTTACAGATCAAGCAGGCTTCCAGAAGCCAATGCAATGTAAATCTTATAATGATGTCGCTCTCTCTACATTTGAGAAAGAGCATTATTGTAGCCGAAAGCTCGATGGAGTACGCATGATGATGAAAATGCAGGATGATGAGTTGAAAACTTCATCAAGAGGTGGAGGCAATTATGATATTCCATCTACACATATTCTTCAAGATCCCAAACTAATAGAATTCATGCAATCTTATCCAGACATTGTATTAGATGGTGAATTGTATATTCATGGTTTACCATTACCATATATTTCTGGATTATGTAGAAAAATTACACTTGAAGCACATCACTGTGATTTGAAATACTACGTGTTTGATATAGCTATTCCTGATGTTCCATTTACTGAAAGACTTGCACTTTTGGAAGAAATGCAAGATGTATTTGAGGACTCTGACAAAATAGTTGTATGCGAACATGTAAAAACTACATCATGGAGTGATATTGATCACTTACATGATAAATATGTGAAGGAAGGATATGAAGGTTGTATAATCCGTAATCCTAATAAGGAATATGGATTTGGAAAGCGAGATAACCGCATGATAAAAATTAAAATGTTTCAGGATGATGAGTTTCTCATCACTGGAATGGTTGAAGGTCTCCGTGAGGAGGATTTTGTATTTCAATTACAAGCTCCTAACGGAAGATCATTTGAAGCTAAGCCAATTGGCGATAGAGCTTTGAAACAGGAATACAGAAAAAACATGAACAACATAATCGGACAACAAGGTACAGTAAAATTCTTTGGCTTTACACCAGATGGAGTACCAAATTTACCGATATTCAAATACGTAAGATATGAAGACGACAATGACTAAAGAGGAATTTCTACTAATTCTACGGGCATACCAAAATTCTGAAGAAATTAAGGAAAGGTTATCTGTAGTAGGTGTAGATATAGATTCACAGGAATGTAGTTACTACTCCAATGTTAATTATGTTATATTCAAATTAATTGGACATATATTTGGAGAAAAAAACCAAGAACTAATAGAGGAATATCTCTTTAAGCAAACTGATATTTCGTTTAATGACCTTTGGGAAATCATCTCAAAATAGAAAAAATTATACACTTTTCATTTGATTTTAGGCACTCTGGCGGGACTTTGAGTACCAACATGAGGGACAGGTCCAGATCGACACAAAGTCTCCCAGAACGTCTAAAAATGAATAAAATCAAAAACAATGATAAAAATAAATAAAACTTACAACAAGGTAAAGGATGTCTTTGTAGCTCCGAAAAACGCATTCTTCTTCGGAAGATGGAGAAAGAGTCCAGGCTTACCTATATGGAGAAGGGGGAATTATATCAAAATCTTTGGAAAATCATTTAACCTTCCAATCTGGTTAAGTTTTTATATCTTTAACTGGGATTTGTTCTACAAAACAAAATGGACTAGTTATGATTTCCGCTATGAATTTCCTCCAACATTCGGCATTGTCTTCTTTGGGCTGTGCTTTTACTGGTGGAAATATTGGCCACATTCTGAACACGAAAGTTCTGATCATTATTGGACAAGCATATTAAGTTACCTACATGGTGAAAAACCAGGTGACTTATTTGAAACAATGAAGGCGGAGGGAAAGTGGACTACCTATAACAAAGACAATATAGGAACTTCATATTTTACACTACAACAAAACTACTTAAAACCAGAATACTGGGATGAATACGATGAAGCTGTTAAAAAATACAGGGAATGGCAAGAAACTATAGAATACTTATTTGAACATAACTATGAAGAGGATAACAATACCTAAAGAATTTACAGGCAATGTATTCTTTACAAGTGATTTACATTTTTCTCATTTTAATATTACCAAATACTGCAACAGACCTTTTATATCTCGTCAAGAGATGAACGAGGCTCTTACTACGAACTGGAACGAGGTTGTCACAAACGATGACCTCGTTTTTGTTTTAGGAGACTTCTGTTTTGGCAGTAAGAAAGAATGGAAAAAGCACTTAGATAACCTGAATGGGAAGAAGTACTTAATTCTAGGAAACCATGATAGGCCAGATGAGATATATCATGATGGGTTTGAATCTGTTGATGATATAGTTTATCTTTCTATATGGGAGGAGGAAACAGAAACTTACACTAATTTCTGTTTGTTTCACTATTGTATGACCTCATGGCCAGGACAATGGAATGGAGTATATCACTGTTTCGGACATTCACACACTTCTCCATTATCAACCAAACAACTTGATGTTGATTATATCGCTAATAGACCTTTACCAAGTTATGATGTTGGAGTTGATAATAATAATTTCAAACCAGTACTTTATCAGGATTTAAAAACAATTTTTACACAACAATTACATGGAAAATAAACCTATAACAGACTTTCAAAAAAGAATCATGAGAGGTCCTAATGTTGGCCTTCTTTCTTCCTTTCACGAAGATATACACTTCACAGAGTGGTTAAGTGATCTAGATTGCTACGGAAACAATGAAACCTACAACAAAATAAATGAAATATTTGATAACGAAGATCACCCATCTCCGTTAGAGGTATTACTTTGGGAAGCTTTTCTGCTTGGCCAGAGTAGTATTGACCATAATTATCATAAAGTAGTAAACAGCTGGTATGAACCTAACGATAAGTAAAAACGCAAACCCGAATTATCTTGCCAAAATAGCAAGAATTGATTCATTTAAACCACATCCAAATGCTGATAGAATGAAATTAGCTACAGTAGATGGATTTGTGATCTCTGTGGGTATTGATACAGAACCAGGGATATTCATCTACTTTCCTACTGAGTGTGAAATACACCACGATTATTTACACTGTAATAACTTATACAGAGTAACCTCAGAAGGTAATCTCAATCGCGACACTACCTGTAAAGGAGGATATTTTGAAAAGAATAGACGTGTACGTTGTGTTAGACTTCGAGACTTTGATTCTGAGGGATTTGTAATGCCTATTTCTTCTTTACTACCACTTATGGATCTACCGAAAAACATAGATGCATTAGTTGGGACTGAATTTGATGTGATTAATGACTATCAATTTGTGAAGAAATATATTCCTAAGCACTCTCGTACTCCAGGTCAACCTGGAACTGGAGGTAAAAACAGAAAGAAGGAAAGGAAATACGAAGACGTGATTGTCGAAGAACAATTCAGATTTCATGATGATACTGCTCAATTAAAAAAGAACTTACACAAGTTCAATCCAGAAACATTAATCCATATCTCTGACAAATGGCACGGAACATCAGCTATCTATTGCAATCTACTTGTAAAAAAGAAACTTTCTATATTTGAAAAGTTTCTTAAACTTATTAAGGTTAATATTGTTGATACAAAGTACCAAATATTCTCTGCATCTCGTAAAGTAATTAAAGATCCTGAATTGAATAAATCATTAGGATCTGGATTTTATGGCGATGTAGATATCTGGGGTATTACTTTAGAATTAATAAGACCACATCTTAAGAAAGGAATGACCATCTATGCTGAAGTAGTTGGTTACTTGCCTAACGGAGGAATGCTTCAGAAGGAATATGACTATGGATGTGAGTATTTCCCAAAAATCTACGATTATAACAAAATGACACCACAGCAAATGCTTGATGCAAATCTATTTAAAATAGTCGTCTATCGTATTACGCAAACGAATGTTGATGGAGTTGTAACTGAAATGTCAGCAGTAAACTTACGACAGTATTGCGAAAGAATTGGATTAATGCCAGTTAGAGAAATATTCTATGGAACTGTGGATAGCTACCTTTGCAACAGAGAAACCGAATGGGAAAGCTTTGAAAGCATGAGAGAAGCATTTCTGAAACATCTAACAGATGATTATTTAGAAATGAACTGTTTATATTGTTACAACAAAGTTCCAAGAGAAGGGGTTGTATTAAGAGTTGATCAACCTAATTTCGAGGCTTACAAACTCAAATCATTAGCTTTCTTAAGAAAAGAAACTGAAAATTTGGACAAAGGTGTAATTGACATGGAAACACAAGAAGGAGAAGACAATGAAGAATAAAATATTAGTATTACAAGGTGTTCCTGCTTCTGGCAAGAGCACCTTTGCTAGAGAGCTAGCGGCAAAGGATAAAAGTTACGTGATTGTATCACGAGACGAAATCCGTGAAGCAAGTGGTATATATTGGGTTCCCGAAAGGGAGGATTATATTACTAGTGTTGAAGACTTCCAAGTAACTGCTGCACTTAGTGACGGATTAAGCGTTATCATTGATGCTACAAACTTAAATCCTAAAACAATTGATAAATGGAGACTTTATGCAAATCATCACGATTGTGATATCGAGTTTAAACTGTTTGAAGTCGATTGGAAAACGGCCTTAGAACGCGATACAAAGCGTGAAAAGGAAGGAAAACGTGCTGTTGGTAAGAAGGTGTTAGAAAGATTTTTCCGAAAATATTTTCCAAGTGAACCTATTGTTGATGAAAGGTTTGTTGATACACGTAAAATGATAAATCCGTGTATGGGTATTGATAATGATTGTGTAATATGTGATATAGACGGAACTCTGGCCCTTAGAACTGGTCGTAGTCCGTATGATTATACACGAGTATCAACTGATAAAGAAGATATTCGTTTATCTTATTTGCTTAGCCGAATGATCAAAGACACAAATACAAAGCTAATTTTCTTTTCTGGAAGAGAATGTGTACCAAATTGCTATGCGGACACCTTCAATTGGTTAAAGAAACACCTACCCTATTTAGAATTTGATCTTTATATGCGAGAGTACGGTGATCACCGTAATGATGCAATTATAAAGAAAGAATTATACGAAAAACATATTGAAGGAAAATACAATGTTTTGTGTGTCTTTGATGATCGACAAAAAGTAGTAGATATGTGGAGAGATTTAGGTTTACTTTGTTGTCAGGTATATTATGGAGACTTCTAAACAATACAAAATTCACTTTATGTATGGAGGAATATCACTTAGTAAAAATAGTATATATCAAACTGATAATACTATGATGATTCCAAACGTTGGAGATGAAGTCTATGTTTGTGGACATACTCCTGCATACATGCATGTAACACGAAGACAGTTTTGCTGTCAAGATAATGAAATGATAATAATTTGGGTAGCATAATTATGGGATTAACAAATAAACAGGCATTCAGCAATGGTAGAGAATGCCTACAAAACGAAATAACTTCGTTCCTAATTGCCAGTGGGACAACAGCCTTTAAGCCAGAAAAAGCTCTGGAAATTAATGAAGCTTGTATTTGAACTATATACAAAGCATTTTGGCAATTAGGTATTGAGGTACACGAAAAAGACATTGAATTCAATAACTGGACTTTAATGTTTAATCACTTCTTTGAATATCATAACGTTAAGTTTAGGTTTAGTGGAAGTGCTTATTACGGAAACTATACTATAACAGACGTAACAGAAGAATAATGAGTTTCGTACCAATACAATGACCCTTCGTTCAACAGTTAATGGAGATCGAAGGGTTTGAACAAAATTCTTATCTGATTAATGATGATAAAGGATTAGAAGATTTTGGATCATCTTCATATTTTGTGAACATGGTTTGATTAAGCAATGTTGATTTAAGGAAAACAAATGAAATATAGAATATACGCTGGATTATACGAAACTCTTGGATCAGTGGATTACATTGATACTATAGAGTTTGAGTCAGAAGCTGATGCTGAAAACTATGCATGGGAATGTGCCTGCGAAACATACGAGTCTTACATAGGATTACATGGTATTAGAGGCATTGATGAAATCATGGAAGATGATGGGGTTGATGAAGAGGAAGCAATTGATATATTCAATGAAGAACGTGAGGACTGGCTTTCATACTATGTAAGAGAACACGATGAAAATCGTGATTACGATGCTGATCCAGATGATAAGGATGAATGGTAATCTCCCACCTGGTGTAACTGATTCGATGATTGGTGCACCATGAAATGACAGAGATTACCAAGCTACGTACCAAATAACTCTTTATATTGCTGGCTATAGGTTTGTATCTGATATAGAGAAATACTCAATTTCTATACCAGCCCCAATGCAATATGAAGAATTTGATTCTGATTTCTGAAGATTACACGAGACTATCAAAATAGCCATAGAAACAGAACATCCAGTTCTTGCAGATATGGTTTTTGATAGTTATAGTGTAGAAGTACTAACAATACAGGAACTATAATGGTTAAACAATATAAGAAAAAACCAGTAACAATTGAAGCTATTCAATGTACTGGTTCTAATTTTGACGAAATAAAAGAGTTTTGCGGAGACAAATTAATACCAGTTCCGCGTGTAGACTCTTGCACTTGCACTGATTATGTGGGTTACTGCATAGATACTCTTGAAGGATGCAGCTATATGTTATCGGAAGGAGACTTTGTTATTAAAGGAATAAAGGGTGAATTCTATCCTTGCAAACCTGATGTATTTGAACAAACATACATCGACCCAACTAGTACCCATTGCCCCACTTGCTTCAGCAATAGTCTTATAGTACATTATAACGATTGCTATGAAACTATTTATTTAGAATGCAAGGAGTGTAAAACCATGTGAAATTAAATGATTTACCTAGTAACTAATGCACCCCAACTATTAAAATCTACGATGTACGAAATTATATCAGTAGAAAAGTCTCTAGAGATGTTAGAATCTTTGAAGACAGTTGGAACGGATACTGAAACTGAGGGATTTGATGTTTATACAAAGAAACTCTTATCCCTTCAGTTAGGTTGTTATGATTTCCAGATAGTTATTGATTGCTTGACTGTTGATATACAACGATACAAACCTTATTTAGAATCCAATAGAACATTTCTATTTTGAAATGCGAAGTTTGACTTAAAATTCTTATTTAAGCAGGGAATAGTGCCGAAGAAAATTTGGGACGGATTCTTGGCTGAAAAACTATTGTGGCTAGGTTATCCACCTGGTATGCATGAAATGAATTTAAAAGCAGCTGGTATGAATTATCTAGGAATTGAATTAGATAAGACGGTACGTGGTCAAATTATTGATAAAGGATTAACTGAAAATGTAGTAGAATATGCTGCATTAGATGTTAAATATCTGGAAAAAATTAAAGAAAAACAAGAAGAAAAACTTGCAGAACAAGGGCTTCTTAATGCTATTAAAGTTGAAAATCATTTTGTGAAACCACTTGCTTATTTTGAGTTTTGTGGAACAAAGGTCGATACTAATAAATGACGTGCAAAAATGACTGACGACTCTGATACTTGTGAAGAAAGAGTTAATGAGCTTAATGCTTGAGTAGAGGAAAATGTCGGAGGAAAATTTGTAACAGTTAATATTCAGGGAGATTTATTCTCTGGATTTGACACAAGACCAAAGTGTAACATTAACTGGAAAAGCTCTAAACAAGTTATTCCATTATTTGAACAACTTGGGATAAATGTCAACACATTAGACAAAGTAACTAAGAAAATGAAAAAGTCTGTGGATATCAAAGTAATTGAGCCACAGAAAGAAAAAAGCCCTCTCATACCCATATTTATAGGATATAAGAAGGCAGCTATTTTGGTAGGAACATTCGGAGAAAAGTTTCTGGATTTAATCAACCCAAAGACTGGAAGAATCCATGCGAATTTCTGGCAATTAGGTGCAGATACTGGACGGTTAAGTTCTTCAGATCCAAACTTACAAAACTTGCCAAGAGATGCTACAACCAGAGCATGTTTCGTTGCAGAGAAGGGTCATAAGTGAATTTCTGCTGACTATCAAGGTCAGGAGAGTGTTATCATGGCATCGATCTCTAATGATGAGGCTATGCTTTATGAACTCATTCACGGTTCTGGAGACTTACATAGTCTAACTGCTAGGATGGTATTTGATGAAATACCAAACGATTTTCCACTAGAGGAAATAAAAACCAAATATAAACATCTTCGTCAGGAAGCAAAAGGATATGAATTTGCCTTTAATTATGGTGGACAGGATAGTACTTTAGTAAGAAACTATGGTATTAGTGCAGCATGAGCAAAAGAAGTATATGATAAATATATGGAAGGTTTCTCTGGTCTCCGTGACTACCAGAAATGGGCAAGAAAGGAGGTTCGGCAAAAGGGATTTATCGAATTGAGCCCAATAACTGGACACAAAGCATATATCTATGACTTTGAGGAGTTGAAACGAATGCAGAAACGGCAGAATGAATCTGGCTTTTGGGAAACCTACAGAGGACTGAAAGAAATGGATCCAGATTGTCCAACAGTGCAAGATGTAAGAAAACTTGCAAGAAGATGAGCAGAAAGTGAAAAACAAAGTATCAACTATCGTATTCAAGGCTGTGGCGCACTTATGTTTAAGTATGCCTGTATATTCTTGTATGATTATTTAATACAAAATGATCTTCTATTTAAAGTGAAGTTCACTATACCTGCTCATGACGAAATAAACATAGAATCTCCAGAAGAAATAGCTGACGAAATGTCCAGAGTCTTAGTTGACTGTATGGAAAGAGCAGGAGCTGTATTCTGTACCAATATTAAATTGGGCGCTGATGTTCAGGTTGGAGATTGCTGAATTCATTAAAATTGAACAATGAACGAAAAACAAATATGGGTATGTGCAGAATGTGGATCTAGGAACGTTAGTGTTATAGCTTGAGTTGATGCCAATACCTACGAATATACAAGCGAAGCATGCTTAGATGATATTGACTCTATATGATGTGATGATTGTGATGAGCATGTACGTTTAATCCTTGAAAAAGAATATGAAGCTAATTAAGCCATCAGTAGAAATACTAAATCCAGAATATTATACTACTATATGTAAAGGTGCAAAAACAGGTTCTATGACTTTAGAAAATGATCCTTTAGATGTAGTGTATAAACAAATTGAAGTAGCAGGGAGAACTTGCTACAAGTCCGAAGATAGAATAACTGATGATTCTGCGAAGAAATTTGTAGATATGATTATCGAAAGAGGTCATACGGCTATGTTGGAACATGGTACTGTTTATTTATATATTGAAGAACCCAATGGTTTAAAGTATAGTGATAATAAATATTCAGTTTGTAATTATAATGGTAATGAACATAAATATTATATCACAACTAACTATAGAGTTCTTTTAGAGAATAATTGGTTAGATGATTTAGAATATATTTGTTTACCAACAAAACACCATGAAAAAAGAGTATCAGTTAGATGGATTTGTGATAGAGGCGTATCCCATGAATTAGTAAGACATAGAGTATTTAGTTTTGCTCAAGAGAGTACAAGATATTGTAACTATTCTAAAGATAAGTTTAATAATGAAATTACTTTTATACAACCTACTTGGTTAGATAATACAGACACTGATAAAGATAGTAGAATATTCAATTATCATTTACGAGAATGTGAAAATAGATATTTTAACTTATTGAATGAATGTAATTGGCAACCTCAACAAGCAAGAGCAGTATTACCAAACGCACTTAAAACAGAAGTAGTAATGACAGGATTCCTAGATGATTGAAAACACTTCTTTGGTTTAAGAGTAGCAGAAAGTGCGCATCCTCAGATGAGAGAATTGGCAATACCGTTATATGAAGAATTTAAGGAGAAAGGATATATCAGTGAGTAAGTTTTCAGAATGGGCTGCGGTGTTGGAAATATATAATCAGCAAAAGAAGTCTTTAGTTGATAACTTATTGGAGACAAACTCTGGTCTAACCAAATTAGAAATAATGACGTTGATTGACGCATATGGTTTATTGCCCTACAGTGGTTGAATGTTAGACTTCGAGGACGAGAAATGGGAAAAATTTACCAATGAATATGATAGTGGACCGTGGTGAGAGAAATATATGGAAAGGTCATTTCCAGCGTTAATTGAATATGCAAAGGAATGTGAGGATGATAATATTCACGACAACGTAGAAGAACTTATTGATATTCTCTTTGAAAAAGTTAAAAAAGATCGCATAATCGGATTTACATATGACTGATAATGATTAGTAAATACCACGTTATATACAAATGTGAAAGTTTTGTTCTCCTTGAAACAAACTTTCTAGTAATTCCCGAAGTTGGAGAAATAATTACTATTCCTGCAACTCAAGGGAGATATCAAGGAACTACACTACCTCGCAAGTACAAGGTTATAGATCGTAAGTATTATTATGACACTGAACATAAAAATATACTTGTTGAGTTAAAAGAGATTAAAGAATTAATTAATAATTACGAATAATGGTAGACATTATTTCTGCAGAACAACTTGCAGCTGCCCAAGAAGGGAGACTATTAGATACAAGATTTCTTAAAGTTGCAACACTATTAGGAAGACAGAGATTTACTAATGCAACTAGAATTACTGTTGATTTTGCTATTAGTACAACAGTAAACACTGATCTATATGATGAGCTTGTTGAATTAGGTTATGCTGTTGAAGAACATCCTAAATTCCCAGGTAATACTATTATTATATGGGGGTAAGGAGTATAATTACTATACAAGGTTATAAAAACAGTGGTAAATCTGTTTCTGGAGAAATGCTGGTATATTGTTTAAATATGCCAAAGTTTCTTCACAATTATAAGATGTATAGGTTATTACAACCAATCTTGAAATACTCCAAGAGTAAATATCATACAACATTGTATGCTGAAAAAATCAAAGTAATGATTGCAGAATTATTAAATGTTGATAGAGCATCGTTGGAAGATAGAGACTTCAAGGAAAATTATTTTGTTGATTTTACTACATTAACTGTAGCACACAGGGATAAACTTGATAGTTCAAAGATTCTATCTGATTCAAAGTTTATGAAAGAAATGAATCGTTTAGGTTATCAACTAACAAGTACTTATTATTTATCTGTTCGTCAAGTAATGCAATACTTCGGGACAGAAATAATGAGATTCCATTTTGGTCAGGATATTTGGATATTATCTACATTGAAATCAGTGTATGATAATCTGATTATATGTGACCAAAGATTTGTAAATGAACACAATAAAGCCATAGCCAATAAAGCTAAGGTAGTTCACATTACAAGACCTGGTACTAAACCAGGAGTTCACTCTTCTGAATCCGAATTAGAAGAGTTATTAAACGAAAAAATGTACCACCATTTACTAGAAAACGATGGTACATTATCCGATTTGTTTGATAAATGTAAGAAATTAGCAAAACTCTTAAAATAAAAAATAGCCCGTATTCCGAAAGGAGTGCGGGCTATTTTTTTTTGATTATTGTGTCATTTTGTTAGATACAACTCTGAATTCACGTATTGCACCAACATTAGTAGTTAATCATTGCCACATATTAACATCCCCGATAATCATAGAACCCGTAGAATTTCACAATTTTTCCATTGTGGATTTAGTTGGAGGATTCAGATCTCCAACTAATTGGTCTATGATATTAAGAATTGGGCCATCCTGTGTGGAGCCATAGGCTATTTGGGCTGCATAGTTTTTAAGTACGCCTTCATCTTTCAAGTTTTTTCAATCAAATGCTCATTTAACTAAATATCCTAGAATAATCATACCTATAATGTCACTAAGGAAGTGTACCAAGTTAGCCCTCTTTACTGGATCATCCCAGTGTTCTTTAAGTCCTGCTGAGTCTAGACTAAAAATATCTTTTGCATAACTCATCATTGAAAACCATATACCCTCCAAAGGTTGGGCTTCAAATTCCATATAAAGAGAAGCAAATTTTTTATCCGATTCTTGCAATAAAGATTCTTTAACAAAGTCAACTTCTGGAAAACCACTAAACGTACCATCTTCATTAATTACTGGGTATCTTTCAACTCTCCACAATCTTTCCCCATCCAAATATTGTTGCTTTGGAGATTCTATATTATATAAGCCAGGTTTTAAGAACCATTGTTCTAATTTACCGATGGTAAATGTTTGAAATTGTATGAAAAAAGCTCCTAAGAATGTACTATTAAGTAAGGCTCTTGATTCTAAATCATAGTGACCGTATAGTAAGTCCGCATATACTTTCATGGCTTTACCTTCAGTATGTGTGTAAGCTCTAGGCAATGGCATAGGTTTTTCACCTGGAGTATAATCAATGTGTCCTCATATACCTTCCTCGTTAAATTTTTCCATATTAACAAGGTATAGCGCTTTCTGTTTTGCATAGTCAGGATGATGTACATCACCTTCGACAAATTTAGTATAACGAGAGTCTTTATAAAAATCATATTCTGCTTTACCAGTTTCTTCATTAGCACTATGGGCTTCCCAAGAACCATCTTTCATCATCTTTCCTATTAAGAAAGTCATTCTATGAAGAAAATCTCCCATTTTGGCTGCAAAGAATAATTGATGACTTCCAAAGTTACGAATCCCTAACTGATTTAATCTGAAATACTCTGCAATTTCATTTATAGATATATTTGCCATACCGTATTCGGCATTTAGCCATTCCACGAAATGAATCTTGTTTATAGAACTGGGGAATTCTGTTAAAATATAAGTATAAGCTTTTGTGTAATTGGCCACATCAATATGGTCTCCCATTTGACCTGAAAATGCTCTAACAGCTCCAATAAATAAACCTCCTTGTATTAACTCTCTAATGCCAGAACGAAAGTTACCTCCCAACATAAGTTTAGATGTGGCATCCTTAAATATACTCATAACTCTATAAGCTGGGATTAAACTCTCATCCATAATTGGAGATTCATATAATGTGCGCGTCAAATATTTTTGAATAACTTCTTCAACATTAGGAATTACTGCTTCTCCATTGGCAAATAAACCATATACATGCAAAGCCATTTGAAGACCTTGTATTGCAGGTATATATCTAGCACTAGCTTTTTCTTGTTCATATTCTTCTATAACATTAATTAGAATACGCTCTAAGTCAAATTCCCAATATCCAGTATTTTGGCTATCTAGTAGTGTTTGTCTAGAAAATTCATTCGTATTAAACCTATTAAAAAGACTTTGATGATCAGCTTCATACTTCTGTTTCATTTCAGTTTGGTCATGAGATAAGCCTTCAATAAGATTCATTGCTTCCTTATATATGTTTTTGGCTACAGCAGCCAATTTATCATTCTTTACTTGCCGAACAAATTTTGCTGGCATTAGGGGAACTTCGTAATATGAATCATTAGCTTTGGCAGCAGAAATATCAGTTTCATTGTTATTGTACCTATATTCCTCTCATATTTTGAAGTATAATTCCATAACTTTCTTTTCTTTAGGTCTATCTACAAAGTAAGGATCATCTAATGTTTTTCACAATAAACGAGAATCAACTTTTCCTGTAGTTGGATCCCTTCTAAGAAATTCTTTGAAGATATTGGCTTCTCCTCCTTCAATATGGAGCTTATTGCTGTTATATAAATCACGGAGAGGTTTTTCATAAATCGCTACTTTCTTAGCCACCCCCTGACGTACTTCTGTAGAATAACGAGATACGATATCTGCCATTTGCTGAACATTTCTAGAACGAGAAAAGTCGGGACTGGAGAGGTATCCTCCTGTTGGATATACACCTTGCAACCATTTGTTTACATCCAATTCATCATATGCCTTGTAACCATCCACTGCAAGATAAGCCTGTGTTAAATAAAATAGAATTTTAACATCATCATTATTAGGATCCAGAGTTTTGGCATTTCAAAGTGTACCACCTTTTCTGCCGTTTGATCTTATTAACTCATCAATTAATGCTTTAATATCCTTCTTAGCAATAATTGCTTTATTTGCATCATTTTTAAGGAGATCTCCGATGGCTTTTCAGTCACTTCCATATTCTACAATGGCATCTGCTTGTCTAAGTTTAGACTCAACATTATTGCTAAAGAGATTTGGTGGAATATTTTTTAAAGAATCAGAGGAATATTGTCTAAGTTGTTGATAATTGAATACTAGATCTTCATTGTAACTAAATACATTACTGCGATGTCAAGGATTTATAACATCAATTTTGTCAATTTGTGTTTCAGTGAATAATTCAGGATTTTCTGTGATGAAAATCATTGCTTTCATCATTTCAATATTAGCATTACTAGCAGGTAATACTTGTTTTAGTTTCTGTGTAGTATCAGATTTTCATTGTCCTAACAGAGAAGTTCCTCGTGCAAGTTCATTTACATTACGTAGTGTTTGATCTGTCATTAATAGCACCTCTGTACGCCCATGTTTCTGAAATACAAAGTATCCATTTTGTATTAATTCATCAATTTTAAGGAGTTTTCAGTCATTTTTTATGTATCTATCGAAATGTCTCGCAATGAAATTAACGTATGCATTTTTATCACTTCCTGATATTTCAGTAATATCCATTGTACCATCCTGTACTTCTAAGATCGCGTTTGCTATATCTTTCATTTCTTGTCCTCTAGAAGAAGTTATAGCATCAGCATATTCTTTCATACCTGCTTCAAACTCTTCCTTCGTTTTATAAAAAAGACTACTAGAACCCTTAATTCTATTGAAAAATATTTGATATTTATATCCTTCTTGACCTTTTTCAGTACTAGAATCAACATGGTTTCAAACTTTCTTGTCTTTTATAAGAAAATCTACATTTCTGTCTTGATTGATACTTGTAAATTTTTTATTTGCGATAGGAAATAGGGCAGCGGTTTTGGATATAGTGGTTGAAAATCTTCCTGTTTCACCAACTTCATATTGAGAAGGCAGCATATTATAAATATTGCGATACATTCTAGAACCAGGTCTTGTCCCCTTAACGTTAGTTAAAGTTTCCCCTATAACAATATTTCTAACACCCTTAATATTTATATTATCATCCTCATATTCTAGATCTAACTTTATAGGAACAACATTTGTTGTTCCAACACGTACACCGTGTTGCTCTAGTATTCTTCTATAATATGCTAATTGAGAAGCAGTACCATATTTCTTTGTTGAATGTCAATATCCACCTTTATTAATAACATAGTTTTCAGTAATGTCCCAGTCTCCAACTTCCCTTTTAGAAACCTTAAAATCATATATATGTGCTTTTCCCGCACTGTCTATAATGAGTAAATCCATTCTACCATGAAGTGTCTTAAATTTGTCACCTGTAGCTTTTATAAGTTCCCTATCTAACTCTTTGGATTGTATAGCATATTCACTAAAAACTTCAGGTTTTTTTCCGTTTATAGTATGCTTGTCAATTGTCTCACGTATAAATCTTTCCGCCTTACCTCTAAATTGACCACCGTCAAGTTTAAATTCTTTACTTACACCCTTAATAATAGATTCCATATAATCATGGACATCAGTACCATATTGAGTTTGTTGTTCATAAGAATTAAGAGTATCTTGGGTCATTTTCTGAGCCTCAGCTTCAGTATTAGTTATTCTGTATTTAGTTAACAAAAAGTTTTTTATAGCCTCTTTATTATAGGGAGTAACCGCAGGTTCAGCTCAATTGTCAGGTTTACCAAATGTGGAATTAAACTGTGTTACAGACATTGAGTTTGGTACCTTTGTGTACTTCTCATTACTAATATCAACTTCAATACCTTCTTTTAATTCTTCCATAGTTGGCTGCATTGCTACATCCTTTGTTTCTTCTATTTGGGTCTTAACCCTCGCTTTTTCAAGATTAGCGAGGGCTTCAGCCATAGGATCAATAGAGAACGTTTTATGAACTTCATCTATTTTGTATTTATCTTGATTCGACTTTAGGAAAAGGTCTAGTTCTCTATCGGAATTAAACGTCTTTCATTTGCCATTTATTTTTACCTTAAACTTATCACATCTTTCCATTACTTACAGTTTGTTTTTATTATTTCCTGACTCATCAGATTATCTTTCAAAGTAGCCATCTTCTGATTCAGTTTGACAAACTCAATGTCCATCAAGTCTCCAATGTTGTTAGAAAACAGTACACTACCAAAAACCTGCATCACATCATCTAAAGAAGTTGCCATTAGGCTTTGAATATCTACATTAATATCTTCAGTTAAACCAAATATTTCCTTGACTACATCAAGAAGTTCAGATTCAATTCCTTTTAATTCTACGTTACCACTCCAGTTGTACATTCTATTTTTAAAGTACTCTCCCATTATAGTAGCAAATACCTCTTCATCGATGTCAGACCCTCGTTTGTTTGCATAAGCCAAGTTATTTAACAATTCACTATACAACTCATGGTCTCTTACCAATGATAATAGATGATAATATATATCTGGATTTCTTTCCTTCAATCCCGCTAATAACATGTGAGTAAATTCATGCACTGGAGAAGCAATGTCTAATTTATCCATATTAATATAGGCTCTCCCCTCTTCTATGTATGCATTTGCATTGCGTATGGCTGGGTCAGTTTCTTCGTTAAATTCATCATTATAAACTTCTGAAATATTGTCTCCATAAAGTTCCCTTATATTGTTCATCACATCTTTCATTAAAGAATTTTGATTTATAGGGATGTTAAAAAATGGAGTTTCCTCATTAACTATAGGTTTTACATCGCCAATAACGCGTTTAGCAACCTGTTTAAATAAAAACGGCATAGTAAAAGTAAAGAACTCCGCATTCGGACCCACTGCATTTTCTACTACTGTTGTTATAACACTTTTTGTTTTAGGATCCCGCATAACTAAACTTGCTGCATCTCTTTTAGATGAAAGATACGATTCAAATTTATTATAGGAATTATTTGATGCAAACGTTATTCGATATCTTAAATCATTTATATTATATTCTAATTCAGAATCTGAACTAAAATCCAAATTAGCTAAATATTTATAAAAGTCTCCAATCAAAAGATTAGAGTGACTTGTTTTGTAAATATCTTCAAAGAATCTTGTAAGGGCTGATCTTCCAAAACCATCCTTGTTTGTAACAAGATTATACAAATAAAAGAGATCTACCACATTTCAACCGTATATACTTTTGCCATCCAGATTATTAAAACCAGCTAACATATTTTCGTATGCTGTTTGGTTTCTAAAAGATCTATCAATCTGCATCATATCTATAGGTGGTTTCCAGAACTGATGAATTCCGTGTTGATTAGAAAAGACTCCTGTAGTAAGGTTTTTAATAAATTCATTATTTTTATAGTCAGGATGTATTTTCATATTAGGTATGATGAAATTATCCATTAACATCTTAAATGAAGCTATATCCTGAATAGTATTCAAAGGAATTGTAAAATTCTCTGGATTAACAGGGTTGTTAGAATCAACAGGAACACTAGGATCAACAGGATTATTTGTTAGTATTTCTCCAATCTTATTAGTAAAGTATTTTTGTCCCACTGGAATTTTTATCTCCCTGTTTAATTGTTTTATTCAATTAAATATTAGTACATCATTAACGTATTTATCAACAGCTTTATATTCCCTCTTATCTAACTTTTGAGTTGGTTTTTGTAGTACTTCGTTAATTATTTTAGATGTAAACCTATCCTTCATAGATACTGCGTTAATAACACTTTCCACATAATAAGCCATTTTAATCATTTCTCTAAAATGTGGAACATTATTTACCGCATCTAGTGGATTGGCATATGTTTTCATTTCCTCATATAAATCAATCCAAGTTTGTCTGGAAGACTCATCTGCTAAGAAGGTCATTAAATTGAATGATGGATGATTAGTTTTATTTCGTCTATTGTATTGTTGTATTACTCTATTAACACCAGTTTCAATTGACTTAAATTGATTGTACTTGTCAAAGGAGTTTGTATTTATACCCTTATTAAAAGCAGTGAATTTACCAACTAACTGCATTTCTTCAATACCAGGTAATACTGCATCATATATTCGTTGTAAATCCTTTTTTTCGCTATCAGGAGTAACATCTAACAAATTATTACGTTCAATAATATACTTGGTTAATACATAAGCAGCTTTATAATCATGTTTATTAGGAGTAATACGTTTAGTAGGATTAGTACTTTGGGCCTGTTCTGAATCATATGTATCATCATATGTATCATCAGGTTGCTGTTCTTCATGGGTTCCCTCATTTGCATAAGATTTGGCAGTCCTTGATTCAATCACCTTCCTTGCCAGATATGATTGTAGGGTTTTGACATTTTCAGTATTTCTAAGAGTAGGATTTAAATTAGCCATACTTGTTGAGATACCAGCAGCATCGAGGAATTTTACTAGAAAATGTTTCTCTACCATTGGTAGTACCTCGTTTTCAGAATAAAATGCAATTGCATTTTTCAGGTTAAAACTGTATGTACTATTATCAAATATATTACTGTTACTCATCTGGGCAATACGATCCATTAAGGTGGAGGTCATGATAGAGGCAATCTTATCAAAACTATATCCAATAGATGTAAGATAGTTATACAAGTCAACAAGTCCAGGAGTTGCATTAATTTTCGCTAATATCAACTCCTTAGCATTATCGGTTGCTGCTGATAAAATTGCACTGATAGTCAAGGAAGCAGGTGTTACATCAGCCAGTTCTCGAAGTTTCCTAACCATGCCCTCAACGTTTAACTGTTGATTAGTAACATAGTTTCCCAAATTGTTGGCACCTCTAAAATTAATTGGCACAGTCAATTCCAATGGAGAATCTCCTCTAATTTGTTGAATTTCTGTTCACAAATCATCAAAATTGATATTAGATAACACAGCTATGTCATAATTGAGAGGATTTTTAAAGGCAATTTTATCCATTATATAGAAAAATTCAGTATAGTCTTCATTTCTAAATGCTTGTAACGCTTCCTCTATTTTATTATTATAGAAATTGGACAAAAAGAAAAATGACTTTAAAGCTACAGCTGTAATCCCAACCACTTTTTTACCCAGCATATTTTCTATTTGCATCATCACCTTAGTTGCGGGATTGTCAATAGAATTCCTATTGCCCATTCTTCCAAGATTGGAATCAGCAGCTGCCAATCTAGGATCATCCATATTTACTGGAGTAAATAAGTTAATTTGATTACGGGGATCCTTGACCACGTTAATAATCCCATCAACAATTGTATTTTTCAAAGCATTATCCTCTATATTATCGGAAATCTTTGAGGAACTATGAGTGTTTAAAACTCTCATAAATTCTAGAGACTCTTCCCTAGTTACACCACTTCCAAATTGTACAGTATTAGAATCACTCCTCAGTACTCTATCAACAGCATCTAAATTGTTGTATCGAGTATTCTGAATATCTTCCGCAGTAACAAGATTTGTTCCCTCTCTATTACGAATATATTTTGTACCATCTGGTCTAGGGAGTTTTATAACAGCATCTATGTTATGTGTTTTTATTAAGTTAGAGAAAGAGTGAAATCTTCCACTATCACTTAAAGCATAACTCATAATGTATAACTTATCAATATCAAAGTCACTTCCTTGTAACCATAATTGCACTTTAGGAACATAGACTACGTTTGTAGTATCCTCTGTAAATGCTACAAGTTCCATCGCCATAAAAGACTGCATAGATTGCGCAGGAATCCTGGAACCTACGTACGTCAACAGTTTTTCAAAACTATCACGTTTCATAGTAGCAATATCTTGTAGACGGTCATCAAAAGTATAGATTTCATTTTGATTAAGGGTTGCAGCACTTACTTGACTTAAGCCATCAAAACTATTAACTGTAAATTCGTGAAAGGAGTTCCCGTAAGGTCTTTTCAAAGTTACAGGAACGTTGTTTTCTATATTCCAGTTAAATTGATGCTGTAATAAACGTTGTTTGTTGGCTTCTGTATAATTTAACTTATATGTATCAAATAACTTAGATTTAGTTAACTCGTTTATTCGATCCATGTTAGTAATTACTATCATATCGTGAGTCATTCCTTCCCCATCAGTGTACTTTTTGAAAATCTTTTCTCCAGCATCAGAAACTAGTGTTCCGTTATATCATACACTTTCATTATCAATTATTCGGAAATCAGGATTATCAGTAAAGTTAAAATCCATAATTTCATTGATGCTGTCCACATACTTTACATAGAATTTCTTTCCTTTGCCATCAAATAGGACTATATCATAAGTATTCAAATCCATATTATCACCATTATTGGTGGATAGATTGTAATTACCAGACATTCTATCGTAGAAGAAGTTTCTATTAGACTTAATTTGATTAACAGTATCCCCTGGTTGTAATCCTAATTGTTTGGCTTGCAATCTACCCATCATTATCTGAGCAGCAGCAACTTGTACATTACTAGGTACGACATACATAACACCTGGCATATTAAAAGCAATACTGGTTGGTATTTGTTCTCCACTAGCCAATTTATTAAGAATAGATTGTGTTTCTTTTTTAAGGATAGTTAATAAACCCTGTTTATTTAAAATTGCGTTAGGCTGCATTTGTTCTTCCAACCTACGTGTTTTATATATTGAAGTTAAGAGCTCGCGATCTACTGCATCTAAGTCTTTGTAATTAATAGAATTTCCATATTTAGCTAAATTAAATGATAACCTTACAGAATCTAAATCATAGATATTAAACTTTTTATCCCCAATAGTAAAAAAGGTATTTCCTTGTTTTAAATTTTTCGGTTTAATAGTTCAATTAAGATACATTGTAGAAGGAGTTCCTCTTTTAACCTTTTCATACTGGGAAAAGGAATCAATTTTTTCAACTGTATATGTTCCCGCAACGGGGTTATACGCAATTACAGTATCTTCAAAATCTATATCTTCTTTAAGAATTGGTTTAATAAATGGATTATTAAATGGAGATGCAATTGCATGAGGAATACCATTTAATATGTTTGTCATATTAGTAGTAGCAATCGCTGAATTGAACATAACGTCATTGATTGCCTGATCAACAACACTCCTTATAATACGATTGTTTTCATCCATTATAGGAAGTATGCCAGCTTGTTCAGCAAGTGAATGTAATTCTGAAAATACATAATTTGCTCCATCAATATTATAGTATTGATAAATACCATTAGATGGGGCAATAACTGACGCTACACCCGCATATTTTCTTTTAATACCTGCTTTCACCATATTTGAAACTACAGTAGAAACAAAAATGCCATTAATAGTTGCCGCACTAAAAGGAATTTTATATTCCAAATTTGCTTTTTGTAAACTTTGATTTGCAAGTGTTACAAATGATTGTGCTAAACCTATTGTGTCTCTGTCTCCAGTCATAAAGGCAGTAACAAAGCTTTTAGCTAGTATTTTGTACAATTCCTCATTATTTTCCGAAGCTAAAGCAGAATCAAATTCAACTAGAGATTCTCTTACTACATTGGCTATATCATTGTAGATATTGTTAACTATAGCATGTGTATATCCCATTTCCTCTAAAGAAGAAATCATTTGTGTTACCTCTGATACCTCAGAAAAATCTAAGTCGTGGTCTGAATCCAATTGAAGTCCGCCAAATTCTGTAGAGAAGTCCATTGTATTAAGTTCACTTAACTGTAAGGCATCTTCATGACTAAATCCTTCTTTAATAAGAGCATCATAATCATTGAAAAACTTAGAAGATTCATTAAGATTAGTAGAACCCACTTTAACTGCCGATTTATTTACTAAATAACCAATCATTTTGTCTCTTAAATCCTCTTGTACAATGGCATCAAATACTACATCAATATTGGATTCCGATGGAATAAATCTACCAAATTCTGTACTATAAGTTAAAGCAAATGCACCCCCAAATAATTGATCAGCGTCATACAAAGTATTTATTTGAAAATCATCCATTAAGGTGTTTCTTAAACCAATACCTTCTTCAGAATATTCTTCAATTATTCTTCTGGTAGTGTTTGTCTGATTATCGTATGTAATATCATTTATAGCATAGATTTTGTTATCATTTATATCTCTATAATAGATCTTACTTTGTCCATTTTTGTCTTTATACCGTTGATAATATGTACTAAAATCTACATTTGTCTCCAAAGGAATATTATGCATTTTTTTAAACATTAACTCGGCTTTTACATCACTATACGGATTTTGAGACCTCATCATGTTAGATATTTCATACTCTGCTCACTTTAACTGTTTTTGAGTGCCATAGTAAACATCAGTGTCGTGGAATATAGTTTTTTTGTTTTTCCCAGCTCTTGCATCTAATAAAGAATTATTTACCATACGTGAATAGTACGGACTAGACCAACCAGATCCATCCATTACTTCATTATCAGTTTTTTGCTGTCCCATCATATTAAAGGTTGTTCCAAGAACATCCTTAATTACGGCTATTTTGACATTTCGTAAAACACCATTGTTTAGACCTTGTGCTAATGGATGGTAAGTAGATCCATAAATACCGTTACGTTTGAATTTTGCATTTAATCGTTGAGCTTCTCCATATTCATAGAATAATAATTTATCCCCACTTTTATTTTTATTGGGATGAGCATAAATTCCACCCGTCATTAATTCATCATATGCATTTGATAGTAGATTATCTACCAAGAAATAAGCTTCAGCAATTGGATTTAATTCAACCTTTAAATTATCATTTATTATTAAGTCACTTATATGGTCAAGTGTAACTTCCTTCCCATTTTCTTTAGTTTTAACTAAGATTAAGTTTTCTGTAACTGCATCAAACCACCCATTTAAACGTGTGTAGGTAGTTGGGATAATATCCTCAGAATTATTAAGAGATAAAGGATTTGTCAGTAAAGCAAAAGCAAACTCTCGCTTTTTCTGTTCCAGTCGTTTTTGAGCTTCGGCTTTGTTATTGAATGTGTTGTGATGATTTTCAATAGTTTCATTTACTCTAGCAACACCATTTACTTGATCTCTATAAGCATGTAACTCGTCAGTAAAGGGAACATTTGCCCTTATAAAATCAGCTCTAATGTCGTCAACTCTCTTGTTTGCAATAAATTTATTAATAGATTCAAGATTTTTAAAATCTCGATTATAAACTTCTGTATAGTCAGAAACTATGTTATCGACAAGAGCAGTAATAGATTCTCTTCTAATATCAATTAAAGCATCAGTAAGTTTATTAAGATTTCCACTGCCCTCCAAAAAGCTTACTACTTCCTGCTGTATATTAATTGACTTTTTATATCCATAATCCAAGTTTTGTTTTACATTAAAAGTAGATAAAAAGTGCATAGCCTTATCTGAGAATGTAGTAGGTTGAAGACTAATTACACCTTCTTCTAAATCAGTAATACCCTGAAAGAAGTCATGTATGATAGATAACCGTAATAATTCAGACTGCGTTAAATCTTGTGGACTTTTGAAACTTTTCCCAATCACCACATCGCTACGTATTTGAGGAGGTAACAGGAAATTCTTTTGCATATTCCTAAATAGCACGTTTTGTGCTAAAATATTGTTTCTGCCACGTGTTTGGTTAACAAATTCTCGACTTATTTTGTTAAACATACTGTTGTGATTGGAAGCCAAACTTATTAGTTTATATAAAGGCAAATTGTTACCTTCAGAATTCTTAATAACATTTACAACATCAGCTCCATGTAAAGCTACATTAATATTAGCTAACTTAGTAGTATATTCATCATATCCCAGAGTCTTTACCAAACCATCTTTGTCATAAAACATTCCTTTATTCTCAATATTTAAGATAACGGCTGTTACAAGTGGCATATATAATTCCGCTGGATTTCACAAAGCGGAAGTTTGAGGATGTGTTTGTCTAGCATACTGTTCAAAATCTGGAGAAATAACGTCAGATAGAAAATCATAAACTAAATTAGATAGAATTTGAGGAGACATATCACTATCTATCTCAAAACCAAAAGCATTTTTATTTGGATTTTTCTGTGAGATTTTTGTTCAATACTCAACAGAATACCTTTCCCCATTATTATCAAATGTAACGGAATTGGGATTTATTTCGATTTTGTGTCTTGCTAATAAACCCTTATAAAGTTGAGGATTTTGATTGAGAAAGTGTACTCTTGATTGAAGCATATTTCTAAGAGAGAACCTCTCATTATTCATTCTTGCTTCTTTCAAATTCTTCGCTGTAGTTGTTCCGTCTGTTTGAATATATTCTAAGTATGACATAGGGGTTATCTTATATGCCATTTGGGTAAATATATTTCGCAATTCCGCATCCATACTTGAAGAATATATGTAGCTTTGAATACCGCGAAGTTTATTGTATAAACTAGTGGTATTTTCAATTTCTAACTGTTGATTTTTTCTCGAAAGTTCTAAATAAGTACTAATTACTTTATTCATATCGATATTAACACCTCTATCTAACTCTGGGCGTAAATCTTTCATTAGAGGTTCATAGATAAGAGAAGAAAATACTCTGGTCATAATTGAATTAAATCCATCTAAAGTAATTGAAGTATTATCTACTTCATCTAGATCTATATTTACTTCAGGTATAACATCTAATAGAATCTTGGCAGTTTCACTTACATGTTTATTGGCGCTTTCAAATTCATTACTATCATTTCAGCTAGTTATTTGGTCAATTTCTGGCCCAATGTAAGTATATTTGTCAACATGAAATTTATTAGATTTTTTAACTTCGTTTTTTACTTTAACAAATGGAATGTGTTTGTCTAACAATTCATCGAATTTAGTTAAAATAGTGTATGCATTGTAAGCTGCCTTGAACACAGGAGGTTTCTCTTTAAAGTTAGCACTATTAACTGTGTTGGCAAAATTGGAAATTATTCCGTTTGAAACTTCCGTTAATACTTCTGGATCCGCTTCGGCATTTAACACCTGCGTATTATAAGATGTATCTCCAGTATATTCCGCCAGAGTCTTCAACAATTCCAACTTATATTGAAAGATACGTTCATTTAATAGAGTTAACTTATCAGTTTTTTCATTTGCCTTTACGAAAGTCTTTGTAGCTACATCAAAAACAGAACTCGCTGTAATCTTTCTTACAAATCCACGATGCATAGTATTAAACCATGCTGTATCTCCAACATACAAGTCATTTGCTACAGTAATTTCTGGAGTCATAGTAGATGATGTTTTTATCTCTTCAACTTCTATAACAGGAGGTGGGGAATCATTATAACTGATATTCCCCACTAATTCTGTATATAGTTGTTCCGCATTTTCAAAACTATCATTTATAAACGCCTTAAACTCTTCAGGGCTTAAGGTATTTTGCATGTGTTTTATTAAAGGTATAAATTTTTTATCAGGCGGACATTTAGCACTCATTATTTTTTATTCTTTGTAGTAAGTATTCATTTACTAAGTTATTTAATCTAGATAGGTTTTCATCTCCTAAATTTTGGGATACAAAGTCATAAAATCCTTGAGCATGTTCTGCTTCGATTTCACCTTCATATAGTAATTTACCCAAATATTGTCTTGACATTTTATCAAGAGTTACATACAGACCATTATAGTCCTCATTTATAAAATCAACAAGGTTTTTATATTGGGGAAAAGAATTAAAATCATACATATCCCAAACTCCATCCCGTTTCATTAACCTATATCCCGAAGGAACTTCGTTGTTTTCAATGAAGAACACTGCGTAATTTCTATTGGGATCTCCAGTAATTAAATTGTAGTTACTATATTCAATATTTTTTCCTTTAAGAAAGTTCTCAATAAGATTACTCCAATTTAAGGTTGCTTCGACAGTATCAATAGAAGTCAATTGTTTAAGAATAGGCTCATTCTGTGTACTTTGTAATTTCTTATTTATACGTTGAACTAACTGTTGAATATCTTTTATAGGAGTTTTAAAAGCGTAATTTATGTCGTTATCAGATAAAGTTTGTCGTAAAGTTTCTTCTTCTGAAAGTTGAGTTTCTGCTTCAGTAATATCTTCGGTAACAGTTTCAGAAGTAGTTTCAATTATTTCCTCTGCATTTACTTGTGTTTCCTCAGATACTTCCGTAGAAATTTCTTCAGTTAATCCCGAAGTTGTTTCAATTGTAGCAGGTAACGTTTGTTCAGTTTCTGGCTCAGATTTAAATTTACGATTAATTTTAAATTGTGAAAAAGTGGGATTTGGCCTATCTGTTAGATATTCCTCTATTGGAACTATAACAGGTTTAATATAAGGACTTATAGCTGTATTATCTACAGGATCATTTGCATAAAAGTCATTTTTAAACTTTACTTCTTCAAAAACTTTGTCAAATTCGCCAAGTGTTCCTTCATTCATTCCACGAGTTAGCATTTCGACTGTTCTATTACTAGACGCTGCAAATACAGTATTAGGAGTTATTTCGGCAAGATACATCAGAATATTATCAGGCTTAAGATTTTCCGCTAGGTCTTCTCCAAGAAATCGCTTACTTTCATCATCTCTGCCAATTTCTTCAATAAACTTCATTAACGTACTATATATATTAATGTTTCCTTCTGCTATCTGAGCAGGTACTCCTATTTCAGCAATACCATCCCCAGTCTTAGTATGACCATCAAATCTATACAGTACTAATTTATCTCCTTGATTATTAGTTTTCTTCAGCTGAATGTAATATTTACCCTTCCCACCTTGTCATCTCGTACGTTTGTATTTTTCTTCTGCTTCGTTACTTGCTTGACTTTCTTTAATTACTTCTATTACAATAGCATTGTTATTGTATTGCTTACTTCCAGCTAACGCATTTTCGGTTTGTTGCATTAAATATCCCCAAAGATTAGAATACACTTTTCTAAGTTCTGATCTCTGATAATCAGATATTTCACTATCTGGCAAAGTTAATCTAAGCAATTCTGTGAAAAATGCATCTGTTGTGTTCTCGAATACAATTTGATTAATATTACTATCAAACTTATCAAATACAACTTTTTTTCCACCTTTATTTAAAGCCTGATTAAGACCATATTCAATAATGAAGTTCTCATCTTTAGTTTGGGAATTAGTAGCAATGAAACCTCTTTTTAACAAACTTATTTGTTTCCGCGCTTGTAACACTCATTCACTAAAAGTAATAGGACGCTGAACTCCCATTAAGGCAAACTTGTTACCTTTATGTACTAAATAAGTCATACCTTCTTTATCACCACTAGTTTTCACATGCTCTAAAGAAATATCAGATATGTTACTGGAATTATTAGATGCATAGGAAGGTTGTAGTAGGGTAATAAAGTCTTGATAACCCGTAAATAAATCATCAGTAAACGCAATCATCGCCTTTCCTTTTGTACCCTTAGTTCAGCCTATATAATTTCCGTTTTCGTCGTAGTTTGGACTACCATGTAAAAACCTTTGGTTATGTTTTCCAAATATTGTATCATCCACATCCTTGCCAGCCATAAAAGCAAATACCTTCTCGAAGTATTGCATTCTACCATTCAGTTTTAATGGAAATAAAGTATTCTCCTTCACTCCCATTGTTGGACCTTTTACTTTTACAAAACGCGCATCCTCTAATACACCATATGATGGCTCAGTTATAAACAAAGGAATACTTACCTTTTTATTGTTCACATTAAAAGACGAAACTAATAAACCATGTTTATCTTCGTAAGGAACTATCTCAAATATAGGACGAGAAACTAACCCCGTCATAAGATCATTTACAATAGTATTTCCTCCTTGAAAAGAAAATATATCTGTTAAAAACATCTTTAACATCAGTTGTTTTTGTCCAATCTCATTGAGTGTTTTACCTTCAATATCATGATGATTGAACATGTAGTATGATCCTAACGTCTGTAAAAGTGTTTGGTACTTATCTACTGGCATTTTTAAATCATTAAGATGCAGTTCTTTAAATAAACTAGTAGGCTCAGCCCTTCTTTCTCAGAATGGTTTCCTTTCTCCATCCTCTCCATAATAAGCGTTCATAAGAGTACTATTCAGAGATAATTCTGTTTTTGTAGAAACAGGAAGAGTAGTTGTAATTACCTTGTTAACAACAGGTTTTACAGGAGTTTTTGTGGCTTTAGGAGCTACATTACCTTCCGTTTGTACGTTAGCTTTTGTAATAATCTCTTGATTAGGATTTGGTTTATCCTCTTCGGTGTTAAGATCGCCAGATTCACTAACAACAGAGTTATTGTTTATTTCCGCAGATGTTGTATTAGATGCGGTTTGGGTTGGAGTATAATATTTAGGTCTTGAAATTGGTTGTTCAGCGGGTGTTGGTTGTTCTACTGGCTCAGTAGATTCCTTTTGAGGTCCAGCTACTTCTTCGGAACTCTTCTGAAGATTTGCTAGTCCCCTCAATCTCCATTCTTTAAATTCAGTTAAAGCTTCACTAGGTATTTCGATACTTTTGTTTACACCATTACGAAATTCAAATCTAATTTGAGGAAGTACTTTTGCCAAAGTATTATCTGAAGGACGATTATATATAATAGTACCCTTTGTAGATCTTTGAATCATCGTGTATAGATCTTGGGCAGCAATATACGCATTAGTTGACCAGGGTTTATATATAAACACATAGTCAAATTCGTCTCCCTGAATTACATCTTCTGGAACTCTACGTACATTGGGAATGTCTGGTACATTGTCAGCTTCAGTTACGAGTGCCATTTTTGCATTAGGATTGTTAGTAGCAATGTTTTGCATTTTCCTAACAAACTTCTCAAAGTCATTAAGCATCATTTCACCTGCAAACTCTGTTTCAGAATCATAATACTTAAGGACAATACCTTTCATTTCATTTAATTTGTCAGTAATATAAGCAGCTCTTTCGCCAAGAGACATAGTAATATCATCCGAAAAATTATCTAATTCGTCATCAAGAAGAGTGGCCAATGCTTCAGCATTTTCTGCTTTAGCTATATTAGCAGGCCTAAATGCCGCAGTTAAACTTGGGGATTTAATATGTACAGTACCATCAATTCCTCCGTTTATAACTTTAAGTTCTCCTTTAGAATTAACCCATTTTACCTTTGCCATATTTTGTTTCAAGTCACCAAAGGCAATTACCATTACATCATTGTTCTCCGCCCACTTACTTAAGAATTTTAATTCCCCTTCGTGAAATAAAGAGACTTCATCAAGGAATAGAAATCTTTTAGTACCATTGTCTTCAAATAAATTAGTAACAGGTGGATTTACATTTTCGTTTAAAGTCACATTTCCAGTAGATCCCTCTATACTCTGGTCTCAATTATGAAAATAATCCGCAGTTAATGGATTACCACCATTAATATTAGTAATAAAGGCATCCTTAGTAAAACTAGGAGCAGCCTCGCGTCCAATTCCTTTTGCTAAGTTTTGAGCTTGTGATAGAGCAGGAGCAACTGTTAATACTTGGGCATCCTTTCCTATTATTCTCATTATAACATTACCAATACCTTTAGTTTTCCCAGATCCCGCACTACCAATACCTCACACGAAATTATGAAGCACTGAACGATTATTTATATACGGATCTCCTATTTCATCTTGAGTTATTAAATCAAGAATATTATTAAATAATTTGGGATTTGAGATTTGGGCATCAATAACCCTAGACGCATATTCTTGTCCAAACACAGGAGCCAAATCAAATTCTTTATCCTCTACTACATCTTTCAGACGAGCATAAAAGTCTTCCGAGGGTTTTGATATTAAAGAAGCTAAATAAACAAGTTGGTCATATTCTGTAATTCGAGGAGAATGTCTTGACAACTTTGTAGATCGTAATTTATATAAAGTATTCTTGGGAAATAAACCAACTAACTTTTTGGCCAATTCTTTAAGTTCTTCTTCAGAAGTATATTTTTTTCCCAATTTTTCTCATATTTCAGTTTCAAGTTTTATAACACTTTCCTCAAAAGTATGGTAGTTACTATCATTTATTTCGGTACTAACCTTTGACAATTCCTTTCATATTTCTCTAAGATCTACTTCTGGAAAAGCCTTCTCAAAGTTTTGTCTAAGTGTACTGTCATCAAAAGTTAAGACATCCTTTTGCAATTGTCGTATATTAATAGCAACATCGCGTTGATTACGTAGTTTTTGTTGTCTATTGCCATCAGAAAGATCTAATAAAAAATCAACCTTAGTTTTAAGTTGAAGTAGTTCAGCACTAAGAATCAGTCCTGATTCCATATCCAGTTCTGCTACTTTCTTATGTCCAGCACGATTATTTATTGCAGCATTAAATGAACCTAAATCACCTAGAGTTGTGGCAGAATTTACAACTGCTTGTGTCATATCAATCATCTTCCCCAATTGTAACAACTGGGCAGTGATTTCAGGATTTTGAATAATGTAACTTTCAATTGATTCTGCATTTACAAAATTGCTTTCTTCTTGATTAAGAAGATTAATCAAAGTTTCAGCATTTCCGCTTATTGAAGTACTAAACTTATTAAGCATTTCAAACACTGGAGAATGTATATTTTGTCCCTTAAGATTAAGATACTTTTTCAAGTATTCAACTACATCAAGGTTTCCTATGGATGGTAGCATGCCATCTAAGATAGCTTGAGCAAGATCAATTGGATTACCATCACTGTCCACAGGATTAGCATCCTGTGCTTTAACACTCTCCTTTACTTTATGTTGAATTTCCTCTCATACATTTAAAGCTTTTTTAACATCGGTCCCAAGGTTAATATCAAAGGCAGCCAACAAGCCCATAAAGTCAGGATTATTATGAATAGATAAAGACTCTACATTTAACATGCCGCCGTATTCATCAGTAACATCAGTTCAATTATGCTGTTCATCTCTGGCTAACATGTCCATACGATTAACAAATAACGAACTTATGTCTGTTCCTTCTGATACCCACAATTGTTTCCATTGGTTTAGTAAAGTATTTACCTCATTGTCAGAAACGTCAATAATCATTTTATTGTCTCTGGTATGCTTCAATAGCTTTAATATACCATCAGCATACCTTGTCATTTTCTGTTTCTGTTCAGTATCATCCAAAAATCGTCCTAATATAGTCTGACCTTCTTCGGTCATATTGGGAATTAGATATGAACTTTTGTTTGCGTTCATAATTTCTAAAATTTGGCCTTTTTCTTCGATATCGGCTTCCCATTTACTTATTTTTTCTACATTAGGTTTATCCTTTGCTTTTTCCTCAGTTATTTTCTCTTCTAATTCAGTTATACTAACAAGTATTTCAGAAAGTCCTTCAAACGCAAGTGTCCCACTTTGAAATACTTTGGACATCTTGGCTTTTAAATTGCTAAAATCCTCTAAATCAGACTTCATTAGTTTGCTCAGACTTTTATGTAATTCATATGCTTCATACAATTTATCTTGTAAATCCGCATTTTTAAATTTGTCGAAGTTGGCAGTGACTAGATTTTTAGTTTCTTCATCTAAACTATTGAAGGAACGACTATACATTGCTTGTGTATAATCTTCTAAAGTAGCTGTTGTATAGAGACTATTAATATTTTTATCTAAAATAAACAATGCTTGCCCTAAATAATCAGCTGCATATTTACCTTCAGTAATATCCTCTAACTTTTGTTTTGTTTCATTAAGTTGTTTTCTTAATGCTTGTATTTTTGAATTTTGATCAGCTTGTTCTTTCTGTTTTTCCTGACTATCTGAAGGTACTACTATTTTGGCAGCTTCTTCATTTATAGCACCAGTAAGACTAACTACTTTACCAGCAAGATCACTATACTCTCTAAATATTTTACTAGCTACCCCACTTTGTATTACTTTCTCCGCAATTGGGTCCATTTTACTACCATCGGCTCTGACACCTGCCTGTAGTAATTCCAGTTCTTCGTCAGTAATATACAAAGCAGCTTTACCCATTACTTCTTCTACATTATCAATATAGTCTAAAATAGCTTTACCTATAATGGTATTTTGAGAATCATTACTTTTAGCTTCATGAAATTTAATCTTACCATCAACAACTTCATATTGATTACCCGACAGAGATGTACTTCCTAACTTACCTTTTTCCATAAGTTTGTTTACACCCTCTCTAACTTCATCCACATACCCATTACGTATTAAATAAACTAGCTGTTCATTAACGTTATCAACATTCATTTTGGCCAGTTTGTTATTAATACCGCCCAAATAATTTTGATATTGCATATGTAATTCAAATACTGGGCCCCCTAAAGCACCGCCAGCGAATGCCATTCCGTATCTCTGGAGAACATCACTTACAGTGTAGTCGAAGTTTAAATTAGAACCATCAGTAGTTGTAGAAAATCCTAAAGCATCTGCACCTAAAGCAAGTGCCTTTACTAAGTCTGCACTCATTTCCTCTGCAGTTTCTTCCAAAGCCTCATTAACCGAACGACTAAGATAAGCTGAATTGCCCATTTTTTCTACAAGCTTGTTTGTTCATTTCTGAACAAATTTGGCATTTTGTTTTACTCCAGAAGCAGTGAAGGCTGCTATCTCACTTTTGGATGCCTGGTCTAAAAGAGCTTTTTTACCCAACATCTTAGGAGCCAATCTCGCAGGACTCTCATCAAGGTATGTACCTCTAAATAACATATCTCTAAAGTAATCAATGGACATCAATTTGTACATTGCACCAATACTGGCAATCATACCTAATCCTGCTACTCTATCACTGGCACCCGCTTGTTTAAACTCATCATACACCTCTTGAGAAGAAATACCAGACATGTAAGCTAAAGACATTGTTTGTCCTAGTTTACGAATGGCTCTGTCTTCTCTACCAGTGAATCATCTAGGAATTTCTCCCATAAGTCTTTGTTGATACAACTGCATTGATACATCTTTAAGTAAAACACCTAAATTCTCAATCGTTGCAATTCTATCTCTAGAATAATCTGAAACACTGGGAGTAAATCTTGCCATCCAAGAGTCAGCTACATTAAGTTTCTGGATAAAAGTATTATCATCACTTGTATCTCCACCAACAATACCATTCACAGCTTTTATTAAACTAGGCGCAAGTTTTGCTAGTTGAACACCAGCAGTCGCTGCTCCATAATACCAACCAACTCCAGGAATAAACAAAGGAGCAACAGAAACAACTAATTTAGATATTGTTCCTGCTACTGTCTTTTCCAAATCATCAGAATCCATAAAGTCATATTTATGCATTCAACTTGATTCGCGAGTTAAAGTATCGGTATAGGGTAGAATATCCCTGCCAATTGTACTTTTATTTCCTAGTAGTTCATAAAAATAATCTCCATTGTCATCAACTCTTAAATCACCTTTTTGATGTTTTATTGTTCTGCCATCAATTTCATGCTCTCCATCAGAATCTCATATTGCTAACGCCAGTGTAGGTCTTATTAATCCTTTAAGAAATCCTCCTCTATCCTCTGGTGTTCAATCCAGAAATTCTCCTACTTGGGGATCTCAAACTCTATTTTCTTGTGCTATAGAGCGGGCACTGCGTGTAGTACCAGTATAGGAATTAATACCTGTTAATCCAATACCTTGATAATAGTTATTGGAACTCAATTTTACACGAGGTAAAACATCAGATGTTTTTGATCCTGCAGGAGCAAAACGATTAAATGGGTCATAACTAAACGTCTCAGATAAAGTATCCTCGAATTGTTGGTTTGCATACACATTATACATACTGAGAGCACTTTGGTAAAAGTTCTCAAAGATATTGTCCTCGAATTTGCCATCCTTTGTGAAAGCGTCTATAATCTTCGGTTTTTGTTTATAATACTCCCTTGACTGCAAAGTAGTATTTTCAGGAGTTATATTATTATTGTAAAAATCCTGAAGAGTCATATCTGGTTGAAACAATAGTGTTGCAAGCCAATCATTCTGTTTACTATTCATGTTTTAATCTAGAGTTGTAGTTAATTGATTTCTTTTTTGTTGTGCCTTATACTGATTTTGTATATCTTTATAGGCATCCTCTGGTTGTAATTGATTATTATATTTAACTGAAGCTAAACCTCCTTCAATAATAGGAACAAAAATTTGTCCTTTATATAAATTTCAGTTTCACGTCCCAACATTGTCTATTCTTTGGTTTTTCTTACCACTACTTAAAGTTCCATAGTTAACTAAGTTTTCATAGTTGGTATCTAGCTGCCATCTATCTTCCTCTTGTTTAGAAACTTGAGTGATTCAGTTAGATTTTTTATCAAAGTTTGTAATTGCAGAACTTCCTGCAACTCCCTCTATCATAAAGAAAGGTTTAACGGCTCTTGAATTTCATACATAAGAATTAGTTGCTGCATCATAAGTTACATCTAATCCTCGGTTTTGAGCCTCCATGTTTTTCTGTAGCTGACTAGCACCTGGATTATTTTTAATCCAATCATTGAGCTCCTCGAATTTCATGTTATAATCCAAATCTGGACGAACAGAACCATCAGGCATAGTTTGAAAAGGCATAAGAACACGAACAACTGGACTACTACCAGTCGTTACTACTCTGTTAACTTCTGATGTGGGAACTTTAATATCACCCATATATACAGAATTTTGATCTATAACGCCACCAAATGTAGCAGTATCGAATAAAGTTCTGAAGTTTGCAGGTCCCACTGATTTAGCATGATTATCTACGGGAGTTCCAAGATCCATACCTTCTAACGTGAGTATTCTACTTTTATTACGAGGAGCTAAATTTATTGTAATTTCTTTACCTCCCTCACCATAAACCATAGTTTCTACAAAACTTTCCTTCACATTCTTCTCTTTTTCATCCTTAGCACGACCATATTCAAAATTAGTAGCTTGGGCATCGAAATTAACCGAACGTTTTCTATTAGTATGTTCTGTAAGTCCTAAAGCAAGGAGTCTATAAACATCACCTGCAGAACCTGGATCACCGCCTTCAGCAGCAGTTTTTGCCTTAAGTATTTGTCTCATATTTGAGGGTAAAGCGTTTACTAAATATCGTAAAGCAGCTTCTGTTCCTTGATCTTCATGAGTTACTTTGTAGTAACCTTCTGGACCACCTGCCATTAAAGCTCTAAATCCTTCTTGAATAATATCCCTATCACGGGTAGTATATCCTTCATGAGTTTTAGTACCAAAGTCCTTAATAATCCCTTTTACATAATTAGTAATACTTTCTAAACCAACAGCATTTGTTATATTATTTAAAATACCTTGATTAAATGTTAATTCTGGACTTTGTTCTCTCATAGATAACAATTCAGAATTCGTTAATGCCACGTATTTATCTCTATTAGTTGCGTATTCTTCCGCACTTATCATATCTATTCCCTCATCAGAGTGAACATACATTCTTCCTCGTTCGTCAACAGCGACTTCAGACCAAGATCGCTCGGCGGTTAGCCTCTCTGCCGCTTTATCGTATAATTGTTTATTAAACTTCACTTTATTTGCCATAGAATGAATTTTAACTAAATCACCTAAATCGTATTCTCTTTCTCTACCTCCGAATAAAATAGTATCAGACAAAGATTTCGAACTTTGTAAAAAAGAATTTGCTTGCGCTAAAAACATATTAACATCATTAGGGATGCCATTTTCCTTTAGCACATCAACAATTTCCTTTGTCATAGTCCCAGTGATCTTGTCAGCACCACCTTTACCAGCAGCCGCTTTTTCTGCCTCTTGGGCTTGCGGCTGATATATAAAGGGGGTGTATATTGCACCCCCTACTTGATGTTTTCGTATTTTCATTATCGTAAAGTTCTTTTAAATAAATCAATTATATGATCATTTAATTTGCTTATAGCTTTTTTAGTAGCTCTATTACTGTCAATTCAAATGTGATCAGTTGCATTTAAAAGTTTAGCACCCTTCTTAGCATATTGAAATTTATAAAATGGAGTACGAATTCTACTATTCCCTATTTGTTTAAGATAACTTGAATAACCAGATCCCATTGCATTTTGTTGAATTACAGCTCATTTTTCAGGATGATATGCTTGAACATAATCTTCAATGGTTGGATAAGTTGCCACTAGAGTAGGATTATTATCCTGCCAACTTTTAAATTCCGATTTATAAGGTTGAACAGCATTAGCTATAGACTTATTAAAATCCATTTGGGCTTTATTTGACAATATTTGAGCGTTAACGTTATCACGTATTTCTCTGTCACCTGCAAGTCTGTTTGCATATTGTAGAGCTGCATTTTCTCCCGATTGCCAGTTGCCATATATAGCAGCATTTTTATTAGTTGCTTTTTGCATTATAGCACTCGCAGTAAGTTGTCCACGTGCATTCGCAGTTTGATTTCTAAATCCAGCATAATTTCTAGCAAGATCAGTATTCTGCAACATAGTATTCTGTCATGCCCCTGCTTCTGCAGCTACAGCTTGATTTAGTAATGCATTACGTTGTTGTTGGTTTGACTGCGCAAAGGCATTTGCTAGAAAAGGGTCGGAGTGAATCACTGGATTTGATTGTACAGCATCAGCTTGTAATCGTAATCCTCTAGCTTCAGGAGAACCATAATAAGAGTTATAAATTTCAGAAACATACTGAGGCATTGCTGCATTAGTTGCTTTGTTAATAGCTTCATTCATTACACCTGCCATTTTGTTGTTCTTACGAACAGAGGCAATTAAACGACCAACGTGCAACATGTCTTCAGCATCCACAAGACCTGATAAATTAAAACGTTTGTTATTTTCTCCACCTGTACCTTCAGTATCTTTCCCCATATTTTTCCACTCCATTTTAGTTATAGGATCCAAATCATTTTCCACTAAACGAGCATTATACTGTTTTAAGTTTTTTACACCTAATTCCTTTTTAATGTCTTTACGTGTCGTAGCAGGCATAGCAGCTAATGCATCGGAAATAGAGTTATTCATTGGTAAAAGTGTATTAGAAACCAATGGAGTTGTATTCTTCTTTATCCAATCTGATTGGTAGGCCTCAAGAGTAGCTTGTCTTTCTTTTGAAGCTTCTTCTGTTCTTAAGTCATTGGTTGGTTGTACAATTGTAGTAGTTGGATTAGTTGCAGAAACTGGAGTTGAAGGGGCTTTCCAGGCCCGATTTTTCTCCGTCATTACAAACGCATTTTCATTTGGCAGAAATTTCCATCCAATTGAATTTGATGTTGGGTTATTTCCAAAAGGAAATGCTTGAATATCTCCCCTTTGGTCTGTATTATAACGTGTTAATCCAGCATATGGATCTACAAGCAGACTTGTAGTATTTCCGTCCAAAAATTTTAAAATTTTTCCACCTTCTTTTCTTCGAGTTACGCCACGTTGTTGTCCTTGACTAAACTGCGGTTTCCAACGACTAAAGAACTGATCAAAAAACCTTGTATTTGTAGGAATACTATAATTCTGTGTTTGTACTCCAGTAGTAGGTGTGGCAGTTTTCATTGCATTTGTTAGTCTCATCCAATCTAAGAATTTAGTTGGAGGGTTTAATACAGGTACTGACTCTGGTGGCCTGTTCACATAAAGAGGCTGTGCTTGAGGTGCTCTAAAGATTGGAGACACTTCTCCACTTAAAGTACTTAACATTTCATCCAACTGTCGTTGCCATGTATTCTTTAAATTCTTGTTTGGTCCTCTTTCACGATCTTTCCTATTAGTTGAACCGTAACCATGTTTTCTACCAGTACGAACAGACTTTTCACCCTGAAAACCAGGTGCTCTGTATGCATATTGAGGGAGTGGTAAAGCCAATTGTCCTTGTATTTCAGTACTACCTCCAGAAACAATATCGCCTCTTTCATTTCTGAAACCTTCAGTTTGGGCAGCATTTCTTGGAGCACGTGTTCCACCTTGGGTCCCTGTTTCTGGTCTAAATCCACCTCTGTTAAAGTTGCCTATGTCTGAACTTTTACCTCCACTACTTTTGTCAAATCCACTTCCTGGAACTTTATTCCATCACTGTTGACGAAGAAGGGTCATCGGATTAACTTCTTCATTTCCTTTGTAATAACGTATTTGTCCTGTTCTGGTATCTACAACTTGTCTCATACCTGTTGTATTGAGGGTTGTATTTCCACGTGTAAACTGTTGTTGTACAGGACCTGATGGATTCCATCCTTTTTCCCAAGCACTTTCCCTTTGAATAGCTCTTCTGCGTATCACTTGCCATCATTTCTGATAGTCTTTAACGTCTCGAAGTTCATTATTGTTTTTGATGTCAAAGTCTTTAACATTCATCCCTTTACCTTTTCTATTGAACCATTTATTAGATTCAATTAATCCAAAGTCATTTTCACGAACATCCTTTCATAGTTGTTGCTGATTAACATTTGGATCTTGGGCTAAGTCTTGGATACGCTTTGCTCTTGGATCACTAGAAGCAAGTACTTCCTTCTTAATAACAGATTCAAGTTTGGCTGTTTTATCAGCCCCTTTCAACGAGTTAATAGATGCAGCATCCTGTGGTTTAATATTAATAGTTAAGCCACTATCATCGGCTTGTTTCGATGTTAAAGAAACGTCTGCTTGTTTTTTTGTTCTCGCTAATTTACTGTCAGCGGCTCTACCTAAAGACATCACACCCATAAGACCTTGTGCAATTGCTCTATAGTCATCAAGGGACATGTTTACATTCTCTCCTCTATCTTTTCTCTCTCATTTATCCCAGGCTACTCTTGCAGCACTAGAAACACCCAGTCCCCCAAGAGCTAACTGAACAGTCTTTTTAGCAGTTTTTAAACCTTTTGCAAATTTGCCGACCTTTGCAGCAGATCCAAATATTGGAACTAATCCTGCAATATCAAAACCTAACCCAAATGCAGCTCTACCAACATCACCTCAATCTAAACCATCACGTTTAACATCGGCTACAAATTGTAAGCCTGTTCCAGTTAATCCCATGCCAGCTGATACAAATCCAGTTATGGGATTATTTCCTGTTGCAACAGATAAACCCATTGCACCAGTATCTGCTAAAAGTGACCCTAACTGTAACTTATCAGCTTCAGTTAAATTCGCCATTGCACCAGATACATTAGCCTTTTCTTTATCTTCAGCACTATACGTTTTAGTTACATCACGTAAATAATCTACCTGTGTTCCAGCAAGTTTTCTCTCCGTAGGAGCCATTCCTCCCATTTGATATTTACGAACAGGCTCTTCAAGTATCAAAGACAATTGTCCTAATACTCCACCGTCTTTATAAGGTACTATACCTCTGGCAGTCATAGAATATTTTTTACCATCTTTTATTCAGACTGTATCTCCAAGAAATGTGGATTTTTTATAACCTTGTTTTATTAACTCCTCTTCGTTTTGTGCATTAGTTAAAGGTGTACTATATAATTTCTTAATATCCGCTGTATCAATCTTATCCGTAGATTTACGCTGCATTAATGTGGTAAGCCAGTCTAGATTAGTAATTCTTTGTATTCTGCCAGCGCTGTCTTTAACGTATAATGTTTGATTATCTCCTACTTTTTTGAAGATGGTATATGTAGGATCATTTGCACCTTGACTGAATGTATATATTGAACCATACTTCTGGCCTCCAATGTTTTCCACTGTGCCAATTCTCTCAGGCCCCTGCTGTATTGTATTTTTAGATAAAAGATCCTCTGCACTAGTATAATCTTCCTTATTTCAACTTGACAAAGTACTTCCAGGTGTATAAGAAGTTCACTGCATACTAGGTGCCCCAGTAACAGGATGATACGTAGGATTGCCAGTAATAGTACCAACTGCGAATCTATCCCCACCTAAATTAAAATACTGATAATTTTTACTTTTAGATAGTCTATTATGAAACCAATCTAGATAATCAGTATCTCCATAAGTTTTTCATGGACTATTTCCTCAGTAATATCCTGCCAATGCAGGATCATCATATGTCCCTCTTTTGAAAGCAGCGGACATTGGAGAAAGGGCAATTCTTAGATTATAAGGATCATTTGGGTCATTAAGCTCGGCTTTAGTGTAAAAGCGACCATCATAAACCATACCACCGTAATAAGGATTGTTTCTTGACAAACCACTATATTCATTGAATATTAAAGGCCCTCCAGTATAACTTCATGTTGGAGTCCCTTCTACTAAACTTACTAAAGGATTACCTCCAAAACTAAGACCTGCAAAGTCTTTTATTCACGGTGCTGTAATTTGTTTTCCTGCCGCATTAGTTACAGTTGCTCCCTTAACAGCAGGTGTTGTACCTGCTCCCCCACCTGTGATTACAGGTGGTGTAGTACCAGGCCTATATATGTTAAATGCTCTTAAGTTATCCCATAATTCATTTTCCTCTGCTACATCACCTTCTTTGTAAGTGTGCTGCTGCATTTGGTTAATTAAATTTTCAATATAATCTGGTTGACCAGCAATTAAATCACGAATAGTTTTGTCATTATCTCCTAAACCCGATACTTTATATTGTTTATCACCTACTCAATTTCCTTGTTCATCTTTGGCGGTTGCATAAGTATTGTAATTTCTTAATAGATCAACTATTGTTTGATTACCGATACTTTTTGAATATTGACGTGTAGTATTTTTCTTATCTGCGGGATTGACTAAATTGTAATCAGCATCACGCCTGCCAAAACTCAACTCCGTTAATTTAGGCGCTTCTGGCTCTGGTGTACTTACAGTAAAGTCTCGTAACCTTTGCATTGCGCCCGCATATTCATTGCGTTCTGTTCTAATACCCAACCTTTCAAGAAATCTGCCTGCTTTATTTATACTTCCTGCAGAACGAGCTTTTTCTCTAGGATTTCTTATAGTACCTGTAAGATCCCCTTTGGCATCCGACCATACTCTATTTGTATCTGGATCGTAAGTAACATTCTCACCACGCAATAGAGCATTACGAACGTTTGACAAATGCAAACGCTCGCTATCATTTAGAGTATTAGTAAACTGGCTATATTGCGATAACCAATTATCATCCACAGTTTCTGTTTTACCACCTACTCTTGTAAATGTTCCATAAGTTTTAGGCGCAACCACTGAGGTTGGGCCTCCACCATCGAACTTTAAAATATCTTTATTAACTTGACTCATAATTATGTTATTTGTGGTTAAACCAAAAATGAGAGACCAGATAGTCTCCAATCTCTCATTTTGTGTTGTTACTATAAGGGAATATTAGTATTTCTTATCTTTAGATTTAGTAAGTTCAACTTTAAGATTTAAGTCCTTACCTTTTTTAACAGTTCCGCCGCCTTCTTTTTTGATGGGTTTTTTCATTTTTCCACCTTTTTTGAAAACGGGTTCTTCAACTGGTGCACCCACTTCTGGTTGTCCACCTTGTGCTTGTTCCATTAACATCATGAATGCTTCACATACAGCCATAGCTGCTTCACAATTTTGTGTTTGTAGCGCTTCTGCTGCCACTTGTGCAATTTGCATTAATGGATCCCCGCCTTGTTCTGGGCCTCCTTGTGGTGGCATTGGTTGTCCTTCAGGAGCTGGCATCTCACCACCCATTTGAAATTTCTTAATTTTCATAACTTTGTTGTAGATTTTGTTTGCTTAATTGTCTCTTCATTAACGTATCACTTTTACATTCAGGACAACCTCAACCAATTAGGTGTTTGTTAGGCGTTCTAGTAAATATTCCATGAATTGGGCAAATGATTATAACATGATCTTTGTTATTCCTATATTTCGTCATCGTATAATCATATTTTTCACCATGAACTTCTTTTGCATCTGTGATGAATTCTTCTAGTGTTTTTCTCCTCATTTATTTAAAATTTAATTTTGGGTTTTTAACAATCTCAAATTTACTATTATTTTTTGTAAAATCCAAAGTATAGAACATTATTCTTCAACATACTCTGGTTTTCGATTATCTTGTGTTTTAAGGTATTCAAAGAGTTTTTTGCCCAATCTCTTATAGTCAGAATCCTTTTTCGACATGTATGCACGCCTAGCCATATTAACTAGAGTTTTAGTATTAGGACGACTGAATATTCTTTCACCCGCTTCTATTTCCATTTGACTTTCTCCATCAGATCCGATGATATGCATCCCTTCAGATTCCATTTCAAAAAAATCATCATCCACTTCATCAATCTCTACTTCCATGCCAGGTTGTACTCCCGAGTTCTGATTTAACTCCAAACAGTACTGTGAGTCTGGATCAGATATAAGTTCCTCTGATAGAGGCTCTCCTTGATGCACAGAATTAACAACCCATTCAGGACTAATAAAAATAATATCTAAAGGAATAGTTGTATCTTTCATTCAATAATTCAGTTCCTGTGGTTCATCATAAATAAACAACGCTCCCTCATTATCCTCCATTTCCTCAACATCTTGAAGACCTTTCATTTTTTCTTCATTAGTTTTGAGTACTATAACATCATAATCCTTTCCGTTAATCCTTATCTTCATCAGTTAATAATTTATCAGTTCTGTCATCTGTATTAGTCATAAGTTCTTCAGCTAATATTTTACCAGCTTCAATCATCGCTTCTTCTGATCCATCCTCATATAAAACCTCTAGCTTATCTGTAATTTCCTTTATTAAGACAAGTTCTCCATCTTCCACTTCTGCAACTTGCACAACTTCACCACCCTCTTCGTAAGTAATTACAGGTATTCCCTTTTTGGTTACATCTTCTAAGTCTTCTAAGTCTTGTAGGTTGTTTTTTCTAGAATGCAATGCTCCTTCGACAATAACATTCATTTTACCCCCATCGGCAAATTTCTGAACAACTTCGGATTGAAAGTTATTTATGATTAACCTTACTTCATCTAAGTGGGGGAATTTCATTCCAGATTTTCCAACACGCATGGTATTTTGCATAGTGTTTCCTAAATAGCGATTGAAGTTTTGATTAGCTAAATCAGCACCAGCGGTGTTTTGTAATCTTCTATCATTCTCGTCTTTCATAGATGTCAACTGCCTGTTTTTTTCATTAGCGTCCCTAATAAAGGCATTTGCTTTCTTTCTTCCAAACAACATTGATTTACCTCCCAAATCTTGGGCGGCAGCAATATCGTTAACTGTTCCTCCGAATGCACCACCAAGCTGTTGTGTCTGTTCAGACATTTGAGCCTCAGCCGTTTTACCACCTGTAAGAGCAGCTATTGAGCCATAAATCATACTATTACCTGGTAACATATTCATCATTTTATTAAATGTAGCAGCACCCCCAACTCCCGCACGTTTTGCAGAATTAGGATCAATAGTATCAAGATTTAAACCAGTCATATCTCCCACAGCATCAACAACACCAGAAGCAGCTGAAATAATTGCACCTCACGGACCCATCTTTCCAATTGCTCCTCGAATTCCTTCTCGTACTGCTAAATCTCCTTCATCCATGTTTCCAGCTGATAAACCACCAAGTGCAGATCCTGCACCACTTAATGCACCTTGCATTCCTTGACTCATGTTCGTTATTGAGCCACCTGTACCAGTTGCAGGGGAATTACCTTGTGCTATCTGTTCTTCATTGTAGGTTTTTACTGCCTCTCTCGGATTTGCACCCGCAAACTTTGCTTCTTGCTTTATTTGTTTCACAGTTTTACCTTCATTGAAGAATTTTTTATTGCCCTCCTCGTCAGTTTTATTACTTAAATCAACTAAGGCATTATGTTTTCCTTGCAGATTCGTTTGTCTCCGATTAAGAGTAGGAGTGGTATTAGATTCCCCAGCTTTAAGAGTCGCTCTAAAGTCTTTATTAGAAGGAGGAGCTGTCAAAACTCTTTGAGTAGCAGTGGGAAGTCCCTCTGCTGGAGGAGTTCCTTCAGTTGCAACTGCAGACGCCGCCGTTGCTATTTTATCCTTTTCAATTTCTGAAAGCAATCCAAACTTAAACTTTCTAAAAGAAAGAGCTGAAGGACTATCCTTCATACTCTCCTTTCAGTAAGTTTTTTGTTCTGGTCTAGATAAAATTGGAAATACATTCTCAAGTCCACCTACACCTTGTTTTCTCATAGCACTTTGGTCAACTAAACTTCCATATATTGAGTTAGCGAAACCAAGTGCTTCTAGCATATTTTGTGTCATAATTAAGAGTAACTAACTGTCATTAAAGTCTTTAGTGCAGTAATTAATGCTAGGTTTTTACCGTCATATCTTACTCTTACTTTTAAGAACTTATCTCTTATTCTTGTGGAATTGAAATCCTTATCAATTGAAATTTCTCCTGTAGAAGGATCTCTATACTTAGACCTAAAACGAATGGGTTCAATAGTTGTATATCAAGAATCTTCTTTGTATGACATGTTACCTCTACGTCTTCCATAATCAGGATTCTTTATATCCTTCGCAATTTGATTAGTTTTAAGATAATATTCTCTTGTAGTCAAGTCACGTTTAATATAAGTTCCAGTATTTTGATTATCCATACTTTCTGGTTCATTTGGATCAAATGCTCCTTCCATATAGAAATCCTGCGAAGTTTTAGTACCACTCAGCCATTCAGATTCTCCGAAAGTTTTGTACCTATGAATTCCCCGTTTATTGAAATTATAAACATCCCCAAGAATAGTAAATGTGAATAACTCTGGTGCAACATTATTGGATATAATAACTAAATCATTAAAGATTTTATGTAAACCAGTTAAGTTATTTACAACGAACTCATATTCAAATGGTTCCTGTTTATCATACCATTTTGTTGGAAGAATTTCGTTTGTTTCGTCTTTGTCAGTATAGTCGATTTCATCAAAAATTCCTGCTTTGCCGTGGACATAGAAGCCGTTTAGAAGGAGTTTGTCGTACTCAATTTTTCTATCATAATCAAGATTTTTATAATTAAGTATAATACCTACTGTTTGCTTAAATGTACTTCCAGATAAATCTGCATGTATTAATTCGGTTCCTATCACATTGCCCTCCTCATCAAATACCTCAATTTCCTTCCATTTTATACTCCCATCATCATTATATGTATGTACCATTGGAATTATAGAAATACTAATTTTAAAATAGTAAAGATTTATTTCATCGTAATTGAGGAAATCCTTATTCAATCATAGTTTTCCGTTGTATATATCAGATTTTAGTATTTCTCTTTTGAAAGTATCATTGTCTTCAATATCTTCTCCTTCAAAATTATATCATAATTCATGAGTTAATGATGTTCTATCAAACTTGTAAAATGTTTCACCACTAATAAGACTACTTACAATAGTATCGGTCTTTATTGGTTCTCATACCCTATTCTCATTAGATATATAAGAATTTCATAATAAGTGTTCGCCAACTTCTAGTGTACTTTTTCTAACATAAAAGTAATTATCTTCTAATTTACAGATTATTTGTTTGTTCTCTCCAATAATGTTTCCTTCATTATCTTTACTATTGAAAACCAATAAAACTTCATTTCCTTGATTATCAATATACGAAGATTCAATTCCATTTAACTTAATTTTAAATCAATCGTAGAAGTTATAATTAACAATATTAATCAATGTATTAAAATCAATATGAGTGTCTCCATCATCTTCATGTTCATTATGCTCAGTTGATCACAAATTGGCATCAGTAAATATATTAGAAATATAGGGAACAGTATTGAGGCCAGCCGTACTATTCAAATTATCATAAATGAATGCCAATAATTCAGCACGTCTTTTATCTAAACTATAGAAAATATTATTAATGTTTTCGGAACATAATGGTGTTCAACTGTAGCGAGTTATTCACTTACCAAGTCTTTCATTATAACAGAAATTCCACTCGATTTCATCTTCATCCACATTATAAAAAGTAAACATTACATCACCCTTATAGTTGTTAAAATGAGATTTTACATTCTTTAGTGCAATTGTAGGATATTTATCCTTTTCAGCTAATTTAATATTTTCATTTAAAAATTGCTGAATTTTCATATCGGAAATTAACTCAAATCCATTTGAATTAGAAAACCGCCATATTTTCTTGGCGTAGGTATCGACACCGTAAACTCCAGTTGGAGTTCTTATGACAGATTCTGGCCATATACTTCCATAATCGGGAGTGATTAATGTAACCTGATTTTGAATTACACCAGCTCCGTACATGTGAATTGATTGTCCAGTATTTGTGGTCATCAATGCCTTTTCATTAATTGGAATTAATGCGAGTCCGTTCTCGAAAACGCAGAGTAGATTTACTCCCCAGTCAATAAGTTTTACAATTGCTCCATATTGTCTATCGATATCTTTATATGCCAATCCCTGAAATATTCTATAGGCATTTATAAAATCATCATCAATCTGAACATTGCTGAACATTATTCTGTTATCGAACAAATCCTTAATATAAGGCACATCCATAGCTGTTGCATTTCGTTTTTTTCCAACAGTAGAGTTGTAGCCGTCATTTAGCTTTCAACTTTCATCAAGTTTATTTGCTACGGAAACTGAAGTATTGGATAATGGGAAAAATTTTCTTGAATTTCCCATTATTGCCATTTCATCTGTGTTTGTCCTATCTTCTGAACGAAGTCCTAAATTATAATTAGATAAACATTTAAATGTTACCCACATTCCTAAAGGGACAGTATTTAAATCCGCTCTATTTATCTCCGACCAATCCTCTGCTTCAGTTGCCCCTATTCCTCTATAATGAGTTCATGTATTGGTATCTACAATTGTTTCATTAACAGGAACATCAGGATCAACAAAATTTCTATTTAGTCTAATAGTAACTGTATTTGTGAAGCAATCCCCGCGATAAACATTAGACAATCCCTGTATTTCGTAAAGATTTCTGTACTCCTCCTCTGAATCAATATAATCTTCAGAATCAGGATCACCTATACCAGTAGTAATGGGTAATAATTCATACCTATCACTGATTGCAAAAAATGGAGAATTATCATTGAATCGTATATTAAAATACTCTCTAACAAAAATACTAGAATAGTTTTTAATACGAATATTATATATACTATTATCAAACAAATTCATTGATGATCCCAGAAAAGGGCAATATACCCCCCTAACTAGATTTACTGCATCGGAATCATTTAATGATCTATTTTCTATAAACCCGAATTGTTTCACATCTTCTGCAGTACCAACTCTAGTTGCATAGTTATTGTTGTTAATGTATTTTAAAGGAATATCTGAATTAACAAAGATTAAATCAGTGTTATTTGTTAAAAGTATGCTATCAAAATTCTTATAAGAACTATACGAGAACAATCTACCAGAAGGAGAAATATTATTAACTTCTGCGAATTTCTGACAAACAAAATCAGAACCATCAAAAAGGGATTGTAACTGTGGATTTACACAGACATCAACTGAAAGTAATCCACTTGTCTGTTTTAATGGAGTAGTAATTTTTCTACTTGAAAAATCAGTTGTCAATACTTTATTCCTACTAATAAAGCTTTCTGTAAAATAATCATCCCCATCTTTCAACATTGGAATATATGAAACTTTATCTATCCCAACAGACAATCCTTGACATAATGTAATTGGGATGCGTTTTTGTCTTACAATAAAGTATCCTTTTACACCATACAAACTTTTCAATTTATCATTTATTTCTTTCGTTATTTCAATTTTATAACAGAAGGGTCTAATTTTTTTATTATCAAAATCATATGGACTGATTAATTCAGGATTTTTAAATACACCTTTAGTATTATTCAAATAATCAGTATATAAAAAACTATCTTGCGGCAAATAATTCATATTATTCTTATCATCAAATAATTTACCATAGATTTCATCGGAATAAAAATTAGAACTAAATCCTCCTTCCGTTTTTATAAACTCACATCCACGCAAATTAAACACAGGACTCAATGAGTCATCATTCATTATGTAAACTATTCCGAGCCTATATATTTCACCTGGTCAATAACCTAACTTATAGTATATATTTAGCGGGTTATAGTATTCAACTGATTCCACAGAATCATTTTCCTGAGATGTGTAATTGTTTCTTACATACCCAATAGAAGAATTTTCCTGTGTTAATGTGACTGGGATAAATAAAGATATATTTTGTAAATCTTTCACATTTATATTTACTCCTTGAATATTTCCAAAAAATAACATATTTTGAACCTGTGTTTGCGTCTTAACCGCTGTTACTAAATTATACTTTATGTTTAATTGTTCTTCATCAATGTTGATTATCTCCTCAAATCCATTGAAATTAATTAGCAATGTTGATTCTTTTATTTCATAAGGAACTTTAACCATTCCGTATTCAGTTGTTCTAAATCCATTTATATCGCTAGTTTCACGACTATAATATAGATATACCTTAGAAAAACTAGTATCTATATTCGAGATAAATAATAGAATTGATTTATCTGTCTTCTCATCCTGTAAAGTTCCAGAAATACTGCTGGGTTTAATTATGGTACCCTTAAATATGCTAACCTGAGATGATTCAGCCACGATATCTGTTTGGTTATAATCATTATCGGCAAATTTAGCATAGAATGTATAATTCCCCCCTTTAAGTTGACCAAAGTATCCTACATTTAATAAATCAAACCTTGGAATATTATTTATATTTCTAAAAAGTCTAGTTTGTGAATCTATCTTGTCTTCCACATATAAATTAGTTTGATGTAATTGATTACGATTTATAATCCTATATCGATTATCTTCCACCTTTGAAAACCTAGAATTTATAATACGAGGAGGATTTATATCATCGTTTATAATAAGATTGACAGTCCCATCATAGGAGGGTTGACATTCAATATTAACTGGATTATTTAAATTTATACCTATTTTATTAGTTACAAAATTTGTTATTTCATTTAATTTGATATTGCTATCTGGAATAACATTTTTGTTTACTTTATTTAAAAGGGGATTGTATTCATGGGCCAAATCCCCTTCCTGAAAATACTTTTTGATATGTAATGTTGGCATTATTTTATAAGGGGAAATACTCCCTGACTATATTTAGCTATCTGGACTTTAGGTCTTTTATTAGATCCTCCAGAAGGGTAATCATTTCCAGAAGTGGTGATTACTAAAGTTCTGTTTGTTTTTAATCTTCCAGATCTGACGAAGGCCGTCTTTCTTAGGGAAGATGTATTAATATCAGTTGTGTTAGTTACATTTAAGTGTTCAGCAAAATCTCGAGCTCTCGGAAGTCATAAAGCAAAATTGGATTGTGTTGCAATATCCCTACTGGAATCTCACTCACTATCATCAATCATTATATCTTTAACGCTAAGATTAAAACTTGCAAATTTAGATGATTGAGTACTTATTTCTGACTGTTTATCTCTAATAACTATTCTTGCTTCTTCCATTTTTTGTTCATCAACTAAAGTTGGGACAAACCTACTATCTACTGTACGACCAGGAAGAATTATATTTTCGGCAAAAGTAGTTGTATTAAATAAGGAGGTGTTAGATATAGTAAAATTAGATGTATTAGATTTGATTACAAATGATCCTGCAATGTAGCTCTCTGCAGTAGTTATCAAGCTTACAAAGCTACTCGGAGGTAAATCTTCATTACTAGATAGCAAGTTATAATACTTTCCTTTTAATTCAAATCTGGGATTAACAAATTTATAATGTAAAGTTGATGGATTTATATCAAATAAAGATTTTTTGTTAGATTCATCTATTCCCACTTTTATAAAGTTACCAGGAAGTGATTCCACATTGTGAAACACATAAGCTCTTAAACAAAACTGATATAAACTTTCAAATAATAAATCAACGTTGTAAGCAGGGGCATTATTTTCATACTGAGTAAATCACCGTTCTGCTCCTTGATCTCCTGATCCTAAATTCTTTACTTTAAATGCCACTAACCCATCATTTCGCGAAGCAGTTGATCAATTTTCTTGATTTCCTTGATTTCCTAACATGTTGTCAGTATTTGCTCCACTATACCCATCTCTACATAAAAGTACAACTGGTTGAAATGTGGTTTCTAAGGATCAAATGGTTGAGTCTTTTTCAAAATCATCTGGATCTAAACCGAAATTTCCCCCAGAACCTGCTCCAGCATCATCAACTAACCATCCTCAATGTCGGCTATTAACCGTTTCATTACTATTTCTTAAGTAATTATATACAAAAGGAATTTCACGAAATTGTTGTCAAAAAGACCGACTGTTACCTAAATTAGCATTTGTAGTAGTTAGAGTACCTCCTCGTTGTCGACTTCTGGTATCATAACTTCCTTGAGAAGGGTAATTTCAAACACCATTAAAAGCATTACTAGAACTGATATTTATCCCTGCAGAATAAAAATATCATCCATTAACTGCTGGATTAGGAGCTTGTACTCAATTATTAGATATTAAGTGTAATATTCCTCCATCTCCAGTTCCACCTCTATATGCATTTGATTGCAACATCCATCTATATCCATTGGGGTCATTTACGGATACAATTTCCTGACTTCTATTTAATTTAATAGCGTTAGAGAAAAAATATTTTTGTCCACTTTTCAGATAAGTTACTGCTTCTAAATCAAATTTGGCTTTTATAGTAAGATATGGTTCCAGATTACATACTAAATTTGTTATAAATTTTCCAGTATCAGTCTGTATGTTATCTTCTGCAGTGGGAGAATATTCCCCTCCATTAGAATACAATGCCACTTTCGAGTAAAAATTCCATAAGTCTCCCATTAATCTTTCAACTTCATATGTTAGTTTAACAGAAAGTTTTTTCTTATGAGTAACAGACAAGACTATATTAGGAATACTATTAACATTGATACTTCCAGTTCTAAACCAATAAAAAAACGTAGATTCTCCACTTGTTGGCCAATTGGGATTGTTAAGTAATGTTCCAGAATAATTATTTGTATTTGTATTTGGTCCAATTATTGGATTATCTCAATCAATACTTCCACCTATACTTAAGTAATTCTTATAGTTGTGAACCCATCGTTCCAATGGAATTGTATTATAATCAGCAATAGAATTAAATGAAGCATCTCCTCGATCGCCCGAAACATTCAGATGATGGTTGAATGTCATACTAGTTATTAACACCTTATTTACTTGCCTTTGCACAATACCATCTTGTTCAAACCTAAAAACTATTAAGTATATGCTCTCTTGCTTAAAAGTCTCAATATTACTATTTACTGGACCATCAAAATCAATATCAATTGTATTATCTCCTATGGCATTGAAGTTACTTAGCTTTGTTTTAGATTTAACACTTATTGGATTATCATTTAACAGTGAGGAAAGGGCATATATTTCATAGGAAAGTTCTAGATTGTCTAGATTGAGTGGTGTAACTGTATTAAAAGTGAGAGCCACATTCCCATAATTTATTACATTGTTTACTATTCTTTCTGGTGTAACATACCATTTAAATGTATCATTTCCAACATTAATTAATGAATTATCTAGCAGATTGCTGATTAAATACTCATTTCATGTTTCAAATTGATCATACACTATATATTGATCAGGAATTGGATCATTTAAGTTTCTATATTGAAGTACTGGAGTAGAAATTATGATTAATGAATCTGTTCTTTTTAATGGACCAATATCTCTAGGAATTGTCATGTTAGTATAATATATATTTTCTATATTATTATAGCTTAACTGATCTAACCTAGTAGATAAGTAATAATTGGATACATATTGTGCCTCTTCATTTTTATTACACACAAAATTTATAATTCCATTTTCATCTTTTACTGCAAATTGCAATCTTACCTTTAAATCCGTATTGGTTCCATTATATTGCTTAAATAGGAAATCGGATATTGTTAACTGAAAATTAATTATGCTTTCCTTCGGAATATAGAATTCTTCATCCTTATCTACAAGCTGGTCAACTCGTAATCTACGAATATTTATTTCAAATTTCGATAAGTTTGCAAGTCTATACTTTGCACTAAGTCATCCAGGGATTTGCCAAAACACTTTGTGGAACTCTCCATCCTGATAACTTTTCGGGATATCTAAATCATATAGTTTTTTGTCATCACTTAAAATAAAGTATTGCAGTGTTTGATAAGGAAAGACAGAGTCTTCTTTATCTTTGGTTAACTTAAATTCATCATTCGGATATAATTTAAATGTTTCTACCTGATCAGAAAGAATAAATATTTGTAGATCTCCTTTTTTTACTAACTCAGTATATTTTTGATATACTCGCTTATCGTTTGTTAAATTATTTGGACCATCTGGTAGTACAATACCTGTGTTATTATTATCTCCTTTTACACCAGGTAAATTAGGTCAATCAGGTCAATCAGGTATCAGGTATCTACCATCATCAGTAAATTCTGTCGGCATGGGAATAATAGGAATAAAAATTAATTTTTGATCCCTATCTCTAGTACTAAAAATTCTTCTAGGACTAGGATAACTTCCCACCTCAGTTTCCCTTGTTAAAGGATTATAAGAAACAATATATAAAATATCACTATATCCTTTTATTCCGACAGGAATAAAACCTTCATGTAACTTACAATTTTCCAACTTGTAATTCCCCATATCATTCTGGAGTACAAATTCATTTCCATCATAAGTAATAATTGTGCCATTTAAACAATCCGTTAACACATTATTAGGAGTAGTCAACGGACTTAAATCCATGTTTACACCTTCAATGAAAGTGTTAGTTGCTTCTTGTCTCATTATATTGGTTCAATTTCATTTTTATCATTTCTCTTATATATATATTTAAAATTCCTTGTTGTTAATTCCTCTTTATGATATGAGTACCCAATATTTTGATTGAAGTATCATACAAAGAAGTATTTTTTATTTCTATCTAAAAGACACTCATCTAATATCTTATATAGAATAATGTCTTTAAAAGTCAATTTTGGATTTTTCTTCTTATTTTTAGTAAATTTACCACAATATTCATCAAATTGTCTTTGGCTTAATCCAAAATAGTATTCGCCATTAAATTGAGTTTTACTACTTCTGTATTTGAATCTCAATTTAATTTTATGTTTTATACGTCAATAGTGGTAAAAGACCAAATTACTGGCAAACATTTTACCACTATAAACGGTTATATCTCGTGATTTTAGAAGAACATCCCCACCAATTAGATTATGTCTGTAAAAAGACTTTAATCCAAAATCCACAACTCTTTTAATTTCTGCCAGAGTTAAATCTGGGAATTTCTCCTGCACTTTTTCGTAATAATCTGATGGGTTTCGTATTTCCATTAATAATATTGCATACCATTATTGATGTTCTCATAGAACATCTCTTTTAGTCTTTTGTTTATGTATATTGGCTTTTCCCTAATTCCTTCTTTGTAAGGATATCAAAAGTAAATCTGATAGCCCATGAAATTTGAGTTTAGATAATCAATACCCATAAAGCACCCCTTTCTATACATGTTCTTAAATCTTTCTCCCTCGAAAGACTTAACATGGATCATCATCTCTCGTGACTTAATACGTCATGCAAAGGTAACATTATTTTTTATAATATCCAAGATGATGAGGTAAAAAAGATAAACTAAAATTCTACCACACAATTGTTGCCTATTAACAACCTTATATTTCTTCTGTACTGTTTCTTTCCGAATGTTTAATCTTTTATAGTCGAAACTATAGTATAAATCTTCTGCAGTAAAACAGTACCCTGTTTTATATCGCATTTATAATATTGGTTTAATTGATTTTCCAAATTGCTTTCTATCCCATCGAACCTTAACATCAAGTATTTGATCCATATCGTTCTGTGTGATATTTGCAGGAATTCTAGCCGCATTACAATATTTTAATCAATCTCTTTTTACTAATTGAGACATTTCCATTAATACTTTATCTCTCTTTTTAAGAGCTTCTTTATATAGGTATATATAAGCAATATAAGCAGAAATAGCTTTTTCTTCCTTTTCATTTATCAATGGAAGTCCATCATCATCAACAATGATTCCATGATAAATAACCATTACATTTCTATAATCTCTGGAAAATTGCAATTGATTTCCAGCTTCCCAATACTTCACAAGTTTTCCTCGTCCAGCTATTGGATGTTCTAATCGTTTCCATAGATCAATATAATTTTCAACTCATAGAGTTTGAACTGAGTGGAAGATGTCTTGATTACTGGTCATCTGAGCATCATTAATTGGAATATGTACAGATTCAATTATATCAAGATTACACGGTAATTCCAACATTCTATCAACAGTGTTGGCTACATATCTATGTAATTGTGTGTGTCTTTGACCAATTTGTTCCCAAGCATTCATTGCTAAATCTTCAAATTCAGTTGAATCGATATCAACATCATAAAGAATACGAATCATTGGTATGATTGATCGCATGTTATTTAATCTCATAACTAACGTGGGATTTGATCATTAGGATGTGGAGGTGGTGCAAATTGACGATAGTACCTCAATTTTTTCTCCGTTAATCTTCTTTTTACTTCGCTGGATACTGCACCCAAATTTAAGATGTGGGTTTTCTCACAACAATTAAACATTTCGAGCATTCTGGGATCACGAAAAATTCCTATAACTGAAATATACTTCACAAACGGCACATTAAAAATTCATCCGTCATACATGCCGTTTTCGTTTGGTGTAGGTTCAATGTAAACGTATGGTTCATCAGCACTGCGTTTTCTATACTTGTGGTATCTAAAAGCATCAGTCATATACACATAATAATTTACTTGTCTGTCAACACTGCCAACAAATTTAATTGCCTGTGAACCTAAATCATTAATCAGCGGGGGAATTTCAAAGTGCATTGCATTCCTTCCCAATTCAAAACCACAACAACGGGATTGATCTTTACAATCAACTTCAATACAGTTAATAGCCAATAATAAATCCTTTACGGATAATATTCCTTTTCAATATCATTCTTTAATTACAGCCTGTCTTTCTTCAATGATTTCATCTTCAAGCTGTTCCAAAGACATATTTGGAGTAGCTGCATATCCGCGTAAACCACCCACAACATCATTATATATGGCAGAAGCCAATTCTGTTAGTAACATATAAGTAAATTTAAAAATGAAAAGGGCGAAGCGAAACCGAATTCCACTTCGCCCTTATTCAAATATTTTGTTATCTATTGTTATCCTGCAATTACAGTCATCAATATAGATGCTTCTTTATAGTCAGGATTGCTGGATGTAGCAGTTACGGTGAATGTTGCTCCAACTACAGCGGCAGGATCAGCAGTCAATATACCAGTAGAAGTTAAAGTAACATCAGCTGGAAGATCCGCAGAAGCCCAAGTGATAGTTGCAGAAGAATCCATTGGCCAAGTAGTAGCTACTAATTGAATAGCAACACCATCGTTAGCAACTGTTGGAGCAGTTGTAATCATAACAGTATTATTTTCTACAATAGCAACATTTGGGAATGCAGCAGTTACTTGTGCTTCAAAAGCAGCAACTTCGCTATTAAGTACATAGTACACGTGTCTTGTTACAGCACCCATTTTCTCGTTAACTCCGTTTAATCCGAAGTAACCAGTTCTTTCAACATCATATGCAAATGAATACATAGTGTAAAGTTGTCCAGCAATTGGATATTCATCAGCATACAAAGCAGCATAACGAACATTCGGATAACTTGGGAATCTCAAGTTTTCTACTAACCATGCAGCAGTTGCAAATGGCTCAACATTTCTAGTAATTTCAACTAGGTTTTCAAATTCTGGAATTTCTGTGTAGAATCCAGAGCAAAGATTACATTCGTTTGGATCATACCATTCCAAAGTAGCTCTGGCGATGAAAGCATAAGGATCAGTTAAATAAACTGAAAGGTCAACTCCGTTAAGAACTGTTCTTGCAAAAATGTTATTGCGAGGAATAGTCAAGTTGATTGCATTTGTCATTTGTTGCATTTTCTCAGCAGCACTCATTCCGTCTGCAACAGAGAAGTCAGCAACTAATGCTTTACCAAATGGATACCAGTTTGCGTGAGCAAAGTCTCCTAAGTATTTATGAGCCATTCCAATATAAATGGAAACTCTGTAAATACCAGCAGTGGCCATTAAACCAGCTGCATTTGGAACTAACATTGTAGCAGTTTGTCCAACAACACCAGGAGTTTTGAAAATTCTAGCTCCTTGAATGTTTTCTTGTTTGTACTCACCAGCTCTTAATATTCTAAGTACACCAGCAGGTGCTGTATTCGGAGCAGGAGTAATTACAGATTGTATTTTAGGCAACTGTTGACCTGAACCATAAGCATCTTGGTCAGCATACATCGAGTTGATGATAATTTCTTTTGTATAGGTAAACATAATTTCTTACTTGTTTTAAATTTCTATTTTCTTTTATTGTTGCTCAGGTATTCCCGTTGCAATTGTTTGATTTACTACTGGATTAGTTTGGATTCTAGGATCACTTGCGTTTTCTAACAATAGTTTAACGAATTCGTTTACTATTTCAAAACATACATAATCTGGAAATTCTAAAACCTGTGAAGTATCAACTGTTCTGTCAATTTGAGATTGAGTAAGACGAACGAACATTGGAGATTTAATATAATCCACATATGCTCTTCTTGCTAAAAATAAAGCATCATCTTGTCCATATCTAATTTCTAGTTTAACTGTGGAGTTATTGGATTTTCTATCAAAGATTGGTCTAATACTGTCAATTTGATCAGAGTCAATAATTTCCTGATCCATTTCTGGATTAGACGGCAATATTGGTTTCTGTGGTACAGCAATTAGATTACTATTTTGATATTCAGTAAGGTTCACATTATTAATAAAGTAATATGGTCTTTTATACATTGGACGCATATAAGCATTATTGATAATCAGTGAATACATATCGGCAGTTAATCTCCTTGCGGGGAAATAAACTCTAGTTCCAACATCGTAACATTTAAAGTTTTGTGATAATACTTCATATTCAACCACACAGTTCAAAATGTGAAGATAATCGTCTGGCATAAAACATGAATACGTTCTATTAAGAAGGTTTATCATGCTAATTTCAGAAGCATCAAGTTCCAATTCCAAAATTGAAGAGGACTTTAATACTCGTAAATCGTCTGTTGACTGTTGATTAATGTCGTATCGATTATAAACTTTATTAATATACTGTTGAACAGCCTTATTAATAAAATAGTTATAATCTTCCAGTAGTAATGAAGGCGCTTCTAACTTATTAATTTCAATTAAAGCATATTCATAAAGTTCGCGACTTGTCATAGGTTTCTACTTGTTATTTATTATTTATTATTTTTCCCTTTGTTAAGTTGTTTGTCAACTTCACTTATTTCGGGAATAGGGTCTTCGTTTGTAAGTGCAAGACCAGGATTTTCATCATTAGGGTCTTGTTGTCCATCTAAATTGGAATTTACAGTACGAACAAAATCGGGATATGTTTCGTTTTTGATGGCTTCTAAAACTCTCTTATTAGAAGGAGTTTTCAAGAATAATATCATTGCTTCATCAGTTGCTCCGAGAACAGTGTCTCCATACATGAATAACTGATTGATTTTTCTTATAACGTTTTTCTCTCTTGCGTCAATAAGTAAAAGTTTCAGTACACTATCGGGACTTGTATAAAGATCAATTACCAATTCAGGTTTAGCTTCTGCTTTTTGATATAAGTAATCCGCAATGTCCGATTCTGGAGCATTTCTCATTACTTTACCTAGTAATTTCACCTTTGTTAATCTACCAGCAGCAGAATCATTTTCAATATATGTCCATGCTTTGGTGATTAGTTTTCTCTTATTAACACTCTTTTCTGATTCTTCTCCAGGAACATCAACGTAAAGTTCGGCTAATCCATATCTACGTTTATCTCCATCAATGATTAAATTACCATGTTCATCTTTTGCTCCACGTGTTGGAACAATTAATTCAGAATCCTGAATGGCCAACCATTTATTTCTTTGCAAAGGATCAGCTAAGTTAAAAGTTGTTCCATCTTCAATAAATATTTCCATATCTTCTGGGATGAAATATTGACTTTCTGGATCATTCATTTCCTTTTCACTAAGAATCATCTCGGATTCTCCATTCGGATTAATTCTTACTTTCTTTACAAATGGATGATTCATCCCATTCTTTTGTTTTAGCGGCTGAATGTAATATTGTTTTACTTTATAGACGCTACGTATTGTTATAGTTTTATTTTCCATATTATTTCTTATTCAAATTATCTTGTTAAGATTTTATCTAAAAGGTTTATGTGCTCCCATCATAGACAGGAGCACTATCACCAATATTATCTCTTAGAACCAAAGAGTTCTAGTTTCTTCAGAAATTAGGATTACAGAACGATAAGGATTATAAACCCCAACACCTGCATAACCCCAGTTGATTATCTTAGATGCAGCAACAGGAGAAGATACTTCGCCGTGTTGTAAACCAGTGTTTCCACCAACACCTTTGATAAAGTTATGAATAATTTCACCTCTCTTGAAGGTAAACATATTCAAAGCAGCTTTTCCAGATACAGCATCGGCTGTTAAATCTAAGAAAATACCGAATTTACGAGTTGGATATTCAATGTCAAATGAACGGTCAACTTTGAAAGTAACTTTATTACCTGCAAACTCATAGGAGTTGTAAGTTGCACCTAAATCAACATATCCGTTAGATGCTGTAGAGAATACGAATGTACCTACAGTTTTCCAATCACGAATCCAAGTTGAAAGTGTTTCTTGAATTTCAGTCCACATAGCAGTGTTGCAAAGGAATAAATAATCGTTTCCAGTTGCTTTTGTGGATTTAGTAACCATTACTTGTAATGCTTTGTGGAAGAATTTGGTGTTCAATCTGCTGAAAGCAAATTTAGTAGCAAAACGCTCGATCTGAGCTATAATTCCATCAGGAGCAATAATTGGACGGCCAGTTTCAGGGTCATAAATTTTCGGTTTACCGAATTGATCCATATTTGTTTTACCCCACAAACAAGCGTTGTTACGAGCTTCCATAAATGAATCTAAACAGTCCTTCTCAGCAGTGTTTAGTTTATAGATAGGATCGTCTTTATCACCTTTTCCAATTTGGATAAATACGTCTTCCATTGCATTGTATTGTGCAGACATAGAAGCATCAGCTCTGTGTGTTCCAATATAAGTTCTGTGACGTTCAACGTTACTTTGATACTTAACGTATCCTTCTTCGTGCATTTCAGGCATGTAGTTCGTTACGAAACGTGTAGGCATACCAACTTGTGTGCCAGACGTATCAAGAACAGAGCCGTAATCGCTGTCTTGGATTTTACCAATTACTACCCATTCATTATCGCTAATACGTTGTGGACGATTTAGAACGATAATCAACTGACGAGTTCTTTCTATAATGAAAGTGTCAAATTTCTGGTAGTAGTTTTCTCCAAATCTAAATATAATATCACTTCCGTTAGCGCCATCGCCTTCAGGAACAGCTTTGAAATGTACACGTTTGATACGGTTTACATTAATGTCCCATTCAACTACGAATGAATCAATACTTTGGAAAGCATTTTTCTTACCTTTTTCCAATGTATAAGTATTCAAAAGAGCTTCAGTTAAGTGAGTTGCTGTGTATTGATCATACAAAGTAGATACAATACCAAGTCTTGCAGGGTTAGCCCCTAAAAATTTCATAAAATCCTCATATGTGCGAGTTTCGCTCATATTAGGTCTTACAGTTGTAAAGTTTGTTATTCTCATAATTTAAATATATTATTTATTTGCCTATATTAGGTTGTTTCGCGAACTTCAAAGTGAACCCATCCCAGATACTTGTGGAGGTGTATCATTACCTTTGTCAATTATAACAGTATTTTGTCCCCTTGCTTTTAAAGATTCAATCTCTTTCTCCAGAGTTGAAATCTTCTTTCGTTCAGATTTTAAAATATCTTTTCAATATTGAGAAGTTTCAGTAATTGTAGTCATTCCCTGTAGGGCAAGCCATGCCAATTCAATTAACTTCTCTGGATTTTCAATATCTCTTACAAATTGACTTTTACCTTCTGAATCTTGTTCAAGCAAATAAGATAATACTTGATTTTTGTCTGCGTCTTCAATAACTAACATATCAGTTTGAGGATCATCATAATCTAACGGTATTTCATTGAAATTATATAATACACTTGTTAGGTTATTTTTAAGATCTTCAAATTGCTGTTGAACCTGTTGCTCGTTTAACTCGATTTGTTTCTGTTCTTCAGCTTTATAAGTCTCGCGAAGAATTTCAACTTTTTTATTAAACAAATCTTCATTTTCTTTAGCTCTATCTAATTCCTGTTGTAATTCTTCATCACTCAAAGATGGGAATTTCGACTTGATATCTGCAACGTAGAGTTCTTCATTAGTATATTCATCAATCGAGTAAGACTGAATTTGTCTTTGGTCAGGATTTTGTGATAAATAGTCTTCTAGCCTCTGGTTTGCAAAGTAATCTACAACTTGTTCTAATGTTACGTTATTAGATCTTAAATAATTAATAACATCTGTCTCATGATCAGTAAGACCTGGACTAGTTATTTCTTGTAAAATTGTCAACTGTTCTTCACGTGAAAGTGAGTTAAAGTCAACATCTTCGGTTTCACCTTCATCGTTTTCAAACGTTATTTTGGACGGATCTTTAATACCACGCTCCTTCAAGAACAAGTGCATTACATCCTCATCTTGAGGCTCATGCGGAGTATCATCAACTGGCTCATCTAAGATTCCAGTTATATCCGTGATTTGTGGCCTGTTGTCTATTTGATAATCATTATCAATTGGATCTTCTAATAGAGCGTTTTGCCCATCCCATGCTGTAGTAGCTGCCATAATACTTAACTTATTAATTCATATTTAATTTTTGCAAAAATACAACTTTATTTTGCACTTACAAAATGAAAATATAATTATTTTTCATTGGGTAATTCTTCAATCGAAATTTTAGGTTCTTTCTTTTTTTCAAGTCTCACATAAAATCCAACACCAATTTGTGGGCCAAAATCAAACTTCCTTTGAATAACTCCATATTGTCCACCAACTCCAGCATAGAAACACCATCCAAAACGTTTAGGTTGAGTTACTATTGTTTTTTGTATTAAGTGAGTTATTAGTGTTTCTTTTTCGTAAACTTCTAAAGAATCCAAATTAGGTTCATAACCAGAAACTCAAGCCTTATAATTTGAATCAGCATAGAATTTCTGTGTTTTTGGTAATACTACCTCAACAGTATCCCACAGATAAATGTAGATATAATCTACAACCTTTTCTGTTATTAGTTTAGGTTCAACTATTTTTATAGTGTCTCAATTAACAACAGTGTCTCTTGTTTCTATGATGGTAATTCCAGGTTCTGGTGCATTTTTAGCTTTCACACATCCTCTAATAGAGAATATGGAAAGTACTATTAATCCGACTATTATTAGTCAATATATTCATTTTTCCATAAAATTTATACTCCTGGAACAGGAATTGGTATATCAATTGTTAACGGTTGGCTTCCATCGTATGTGTATGTAGATATGAGAGCACCTGTATTATAATGTCTTAAGTTAATTGTTAAAGGTTGAATAGTCGCTGTTGAAGCTCCGATACTTAGAGTATCGGCGGTTCACTTTAACTTTCCTCCTGCAATCTGTCCCGATCCATCTGGTAAAAAGAAGGTCGCAGCTGGTAAATCAATAGTAGTATCGCTTCCAAATGCTATTGTTGGATTTTTAATATAAATTCCACTGTCATTCTCCAATTTAGCTATATTAACATCACTAAGGTTTTGAAGCTTAAGAAGTTCCTTGCCATTCATAAAAATTCCAGCACCTTTCATTTTTTTGAAGGTTATATCTTCAGCTAAACCATCCATTACTCCATTTCTGCATAATACATTATTGTTATCAGCTAATTCTAGATTATATGGAATGTCAGTGCCAGTTTCTTCTCCAAAGTTATATTCATAGTTATAATTCGCATTTTTTAAAATATCAATAAATGGATATTTGTTGGAGTGAGAATTAAGGACTATAGAGGGTTTTAGCTGAGGATCATAAAGATGGCCCCCCACAACGAATTTGGTTTGATTTGAAAATTGGTTACCTGAAGTATCTAATTGTACAATTATGAAATTGTCTTGTCGATTGGTTAATAAAATTGCCGCTCTTACTTGATTATCAGAACTTTTAATAATCATATTTGGAAACAAACTTGGATAACTAACTAAATTTAAATTGGGAACTAATACTTGAAAATAGTTTGTAACAGATTCTCCAGACATCCGAAAGAGAGCATAAAATACCTTTATGTAGTTATAGATATCAGGAAGTTGATTACTAGATAATTGAACGTTTACATAATTAAGTTCAGTTGTTATTGTTAAATCTCTAATAATCGGAGGATTGTCATCGTCTATAATAACATAATTCGAAAGAAATATATTATATCAAAATTCAATGGGAACATCTGTTATCGTATCATATATACCACTATAAACAGAGTTAGATAAATAACCACAATTATAAGCTTCTTGTATGATATTAAAGTTAGAATAACTATCAATAACTATATCAGACCACTGCACATTCGATATATCAAATTCTTTATGAAGTCATATTTCTCCAGGAAGACCTCCTGTCAAATGTATTAACGTATTCTCTTGTGGAAAATTTATTTGTCGTACATTTAGAACATCAGTTGTTATAATATCGTTTTTGTAATCAATTACTGTATTTCCCAATCAATTACTAATAGTATTATCTACAATAGCCCCATTAAGACTAATCTTTTCCTTAAAACCCCATTCTCCTGTAATAACCTCATCATTCGCCTTAATAGCCAGTTCATCTACCCTTACTCCGTCCAAAAATTGTGCATTCAAGTTGGCAACTAAAGCATTACTATTAACAATAAAAGGTGCTTCATTAGTAACTTCAAATGCAACTTGATTTTTTACGCTTAAATCTTCTAAAGCTAAAGAATGTATATTAGCCGAAAAATCAAAAGCCTCATATCTATCATTGCTAGTTAGTCATAAATTATTATCATTAGAGATAACTATTTTATTATTTCCAGGAAATTCTAAACTAGCTAAATCATTTTGAGAATCAATAACAATTATATCTGGTAACTTTTCTTCTGTACTTCCAGATGAACTTCCTTGACTATTTACTAACTTATTAAAATCTAACTCCGTATATCTATCTCCTACCTTAACATATATTCTTCCCAATGTACTTAATACTAGGTTTCTTCCACCCACACCAACTACATAGGAATTATTTATTATACTATCCATATTTACATATTATAAAAAATGTCTGGTGGGATTTCTCCCACCAAAACATCTTAATTTATTTTATTGTATTTGTTGTAATTTTAGTAATGAAATTCTACCATACATCATGGTCATTTCATACATACTATTTGGTTCGTAATTTAGACCTTCAGCAGGAATGAAGATAGATAAACTATTTTCATATCCATGTTGTACATCAATTGGAGGTACACTTCCTCCAGTTCTAAACCATATAGTCAAAGGAGTTGGATTTAACATACCTTCATCTGGATTAAACCAGAAAATAGTAGAGTTATCCAAAGGATTTGGCATGTCAACTAGGCCTGTGTCAGCAGAAATTTGAATTTCTCCATATGAATCAGGAACTTCAGTAACAGGATTTGATCATGGAACAAATCTTTTTTGAGCATACATATTATCTATGGTGTCATAGATTTCTCCCAAGTCAGTGCTAACTAATACAGTTCCTTGTCCATTATTTCTCGCGCTTTCGGCATAAACACCTTCACTATTACTTTGTAACAATAGAGGCATATCCTCAGTACCTATAGCAACCGCTGTTCTTCCAATTACTTCATTAGTTTCAGGATCATATTGCATTGGAACTGCAAAGTTAATAACATCATTCATGTTATCCCAAACAGCTTTAGATAGAGAGTTACATGCTACAATGTAATCTCCTAATAAAGGAAAGCTTGGTTCATTGGTTTGCATCCAGTCATCATCAAAGTCAAATGTATTTCATACAAATGAACCTCCATCATGGATATAGAACATTTCTCCACTCCAGTGTTCCATGTATATAGTCCCATCGGAACCAAATACTAAACTAGCACCATTATCGAATTGTAAACGACCTTCTTCTCCAGTAAAGGAGGGATACCATAGTGTATTAAACATGGCCACTCCACCAGTTACGTTAGTTCCTGGCATAATAGCAGCAATGTTCACAAATCTCTCATAAGGAAGTTCTCCAATTGATACTATATCTTTCAACCAGTCTTCACATGGATTTAAAACTGCACTAGTCTTTATTGGATTCTCTTTACTAACAATTACGTCAGGAATTGCTTCGTAAACAGGTTGTAACCACTCATGATACATTTCTTCATCAACAAGTCTAACAAGATGTCCTTCTCCTTTTTTCGCCATCACATTACCATGAGGATGTCCAATTGCATTAATAACAGTAGGCATTTGCTCATTACCAATCATTACTGATGTGTAAGGCATCATTGGATAACCTGAAAAAACTCAACCGTTATAGAAGTTCCATTTCTCCCATTCATTCACAATTAATGCTCCAACTAAATCGTTATTTGTTACAACATAACCACCCATTGGCCAATCTTCTGGAAGCCTACCATCTATTGGGTACCCAGCCATAGGATCTTCTGGAGTTAATATAACACCATAGCTAACCCACCCTTCGTTTTGATATAGATAACGGTAGTTATCAATACTACTTCCAGAGTAGTAGAAGTAGATTTCTCTACTGCTTCCGTCAATAATTAGTTCAACACCATTATCAAATGTCATTGATTGAGTAGATCCTGAGAAATCATCAAATAAATAATCTGAAGTCATTTCCCAATCTTGACCTAATGCCCTATCGCTAACATCTTGACCTGGAAATAAACTTCCAAGAGGCATAAACCAGTTAACCATTTCTTCACTTATAGAAAGTGTATCAAGGAAACCATCATTGTTTCTAGTTACGTCAGTTAAAAGAGGAGTTTCTCTGTTGATTATGATAGTTGCGTTAACGTTGTCAAGGTCAGATAAGTAGGCAAGTTCCTCTTGTCCACGACCCCTAACTATAGCACCTATTCTATCATACCCAGAGCGAATAGCTATACGTGAGTTAGTATCACCAAATAGTATCGTTGGATTTCCTATTGCAATACCATTAATAAAATCAGCAGACACACGACTGTAATCAACCGAATCTATATATAGACTTCAACCATAGGGTATTTGTATATATTCGTGTAATCAATTACCATCCTCATATATTATCCATTTCGTATCTTCACCATCAAGAGATTCTCAATTTTGTTGTATCTCCGTTGATAACCGTACTGAACCTGCTAACTGATCTCCACGCAGTATATTTTCTCCATTGGTTCCTCTTATTAAATTATAATCTGATCCTGAAAAACCTATATTTGCAGCGAGATCGAAATATAATCTTAAACCTGATAAATTATGTTGGTTATTGATTGCCTCTTCTACTGTTGTTGATAAGGCAATAGTATGACGAGCCACGTTAAGGTCAGCAATTTTTATTGAGTTGTTGCTGTTGAAATTTAGAATAGTATTAAGTTCTTGCTGTTCCTCACTTTCCAGTTTAACAAAACCATCAAGATTAACATCACCTGCGGTAATAAATCCGCTATCATTAGTTAAATCACTGATATTAGTTGGAATACTCAATTCGCTTTTAAGAGTAGAGATAGGTATGTCGGTAGGATCAGCAGTTGCATTAGTCACATTTCCTTTTACAGTAAGTGTTGGCATTTGTGCTAATTTTGCATTAGACACAACGTTATTTCCTATTGTTAGATTAATTACACCAGTTACATCTCCTCCATGCGCAGAGTGAGAGTACTGTATAGTACCAGAACCCATTGACATTGTTAGACCATTACCAGATGTAAAATTAATTGTTTTTGCAACAGAACCATCAAACGTATATTTTCCGTTTCCTTCAATAGTCGAGCTTGCCCCAATTATTGTAAGAGGGTTAGCCACACTACTTGCTACTCCACCAGTTGGAATATCCACAGTTACATTTGCACTACCATCATAAGTTTGATACGCAGCACCACCTTTAGTAACCGTTAAAGTATAAGGATTCTTCAACGCTGTTGGTATTGTTACAGTTTTCACTGCACTACCATCAAACGTTACAGTTCCCTCAGTGGCGTTATTTATTGTTAGTAAATTTGGAGTTGCAGTTGCTGGGAATGTTGCTCTTGTAAAAGTAACACTATGTCCAGTAGCAGAAGCAGCACTTATATATTGTCCTGCAACAGCAGGGCCATTAGTAAAGCTAACAGCTGTTTGATTTCCTTTAGTTGTTTGGTAAATATGTCCTAAAGCATCAATAGATACTCCAGTAACAAAGTCTCCAGTTCCACCTGCATCACTTCCTGATACTGGTTTTACTTGGTGGCTTATTGTGCCAGTTCCTGTAATTGGGCCTCCTGTAAGTCCAGTTCCTGTGGCAATATTTGTCACAGTTCCACCACCGCCAACTGCAGGAAGAGTTCCTTTAGTTACAGTAATGGCATGTCCACTTACAGTTACACCACTTACATATTCATTAATTGTTGCAGCTGCACCACCACTTAATTGTGTCTGATTAGCTTTTGTTATACTAGAAATATGACCTAAAGTATCAGTTACAACACTTGCTACAAAATCACCTGTTCCCGCTTCGGCAGTACCACTTGCAGGCTTGACCTGATGACTAATAGTTCCTGTTGTAGTTACTGGCCCACCAGTCAAACCCGTTCCAGTAGCAACATTAGTTACTGTACCTGTATTAGTAGTTTTTGCATTCCAATTATCCTTGTCAGTTTGAGTAACGTGGATAGTATTATTACTAATGTGTGTACTTGCATTACTTAACGCAGTATCTAAACCAGTAATTTTACTTGTTGGAAGATCTGGCAAATCAGTTGCAACTACATTAGTGCTTGCAGTAACGTGACCTTGTGAGTCAGTTGTTATTTTTTGTAAAGAATCTGTAATTATTTTACCAATTACGGCATCTTGTTTTTGATTTATTTCAGTTTGGAAAGCAGACGTTAATCTGTCCTTTTGTATTGTTCCAGCTTTTAAAGCAGCATCAATAACATTGCCATTAACTCCAGTTTGTATATGTTCCCCATTGTAACCCTGATATACAGGAATTAAAGCAGATAAATCAACTCTAATTTCATCTGGAGTTCCAGGATTGATAACTAATTCATTAGTGTTTGTATCAAAGTCAATAGCAATACCATCGAATAATACATTAACTACTAATTCACTATCATCCCAACGAACAAATACTAAATCACCTTCTACATAAGGATCTCCTGGATTTGCAACTAAGTAAGCAGCATCAACATAGAATACTTCTTTAACATATTCAAGATTTCCAATCGCATTAGTAATTAAATTGGTTACTTGTGTTAAAGTTTGATAGTTTACGTTGTTAGTAAAATCACCTACATTAGTTGGAACGACAGGTAAAGTTCCTTTTGAAACTGTAACCGCGTGATTAGATACTGTAACTCCTGAAACATATTGTCCAGCAGTTGCTGCACTTCCACCACTCAATTGAGTTTCAGTTGGAAAAGTAATTGTAGTTGGTTTAATTGCAGTTACGTGGCCAGTGCCATTTCCTGCAGCCGTTCCAACAACAGTGACAGTTCCTCCAAATCCAGGAGTTGCTCCTGCATTAGCAACGATATCAATTGCTTGAGTTGCGTGAGATAATGTAACGCTTCCAGTTGTTCCACTTCCGACAATAGGAGTTGTAGATGTAATACCTGTAATAGTTCCTACGTTTGCAGTAGCTCCATCAGCTATACCATCTAATTTAGTCTTGTCAGCTGCACTCATGAATCCCGCATCACCAGCAGTCGTTGTTACAACAGCATGTTGAGTAGTTCCTTTTGAACCAACGTGAGTTGAGGGTGCCTTGGCATCCAATGTAGTCTGCAAATTCGTCACATCAGAAATTGCATGATTATGAGTTGGGAGTGGTGTTGCAGCAGGGAATGTTGCAGGTTTATCTGTAATACTATCCCAAGTTGTAGCAGGAATAACGGCATTGAAAGTGGCGTTATTTCCAACTTTGGTAATATTCATGTTATTACCCTGGATAATATTTGTTATTTCTAATTTGTTTGCCAGGCTATTCCTAATATCAGTATGAGTACTTGGATCTGTGCTTGAATTATGGGCACTTATCTTATTATCAATTTGACCAGGAATACCGTGAGCAGTAGTGGTTTCAAGTTTGTGATTATCAAGACCTGTCTGAACGGCACCTACTTTCGTATCTACTTCATCTTTTGTGTATAAATCAGACAAATCTACTTCTTCAGGTTCAACCCAATCTCCATCTTGACGAAGATAAGGTTTACCATCAATAGGAGCTTCCTTAACATAAATGTCAGGAATTTGTCTCTCATTAAATTTTGTTATTGTTGTTAATATTACCATTTCTAGTTATTTTGATAAATAAGTAATCCATTTCTATAAGCCTCAGCGACTTCTTTTCCCTTTATGAAAAGGCTTTCAACTTCTTTTCCTTTAAGTCATAAACCGCCTTCAGTTCCTATATTTAAGTTATATACAACTATATTAGATCCTGAGCCATTTACTGCTCTAATTCCAACAGTAAATGTGCCTTTTAAGGATGTTGTTCCGTATATTGTCCCAGTAGTTGGGTTAAGTGTTATTCCAGTAGGTAAACTACCAGAGTTTACATTTCAAGTTATTGGTAAATCACCTGTTGCTTGTAATGTATATGAGTAGTAAACATTAATTAATCCGTTTGGCAAACTCATAGTAGTAATGACAACTGGATCTCCAATAGTCATTATAAATAATCTATTATCTGTTCCATTAGCATTAGTTGCTGTAATAGTAAAACTATATACTCCTGCAACTGTTGGTGTTCCTGACAGAACGTTGTTTACTAATGTAATCCCATTTGGCAATGAGGATATTGTAGATCATGTAATTGGAGTATTTCCGTTAGCTGCCAAGTTCAGCGAATATGCTGTGCCTCTAATGGCAGTTAAATTTGCCCCTGTCGTAATAACAGGTGCACCAGATGGCCCAATTGTTATTGTGAATTGCTTAATGTGTGCGTAATCTAGGCCTAATACATTGGAACATCTTACGCTAAAGGTATAAGTACCTTCTGTTGTTGGAGTTCCTGAAATAGCAGCACCAACTAAATTCAATCCAGGAGGTAATCCTGTTTCTCCACCACTTGCTGGTAATATAACCCACGTGAATGGGGTACTACCTGTTGCAGTTAAGTTCTGAATATAAGATGCTGATACGTTACCGCTGTTTAAGTCGGTGTTCTGTATGAATGGCCTTTGATATACTATTATAGTGAATGGCTCATTAGCCGAGCCACCAAAATTTTGTACTTGCAGTCTAAAGTTATATGGGCCTACTGTAGTTGGAACACCTGATAAAGTTGCAAAGTGTGTATCTACAAGATCTGGAACAAATGTTAATCCAGGTGGTAATTGACCTGATGCAACTGTTCAGTTTATAGGCTCATCTCCACGTGCTGTAAATTTATAACTTCATACTTCTCCAAGAATACCATTTGATAAGTCTTGTCCATCTATAATAGACGGAGTAGTAATTGTTAAAGTAAATTGTACTTGAGCAGAACTTCCAAAAATGTTTGTTGCTTGTATCGTAAATGTATAAGATCCAGTTACAGGAATTAACCAAGAAAGAACACCATTAGTATCTAACGTAATGTTAGCAGGCGGATTTGGCTGAACAGTCATAGCCCATGTTATTGGGGTTTGTCCACTTGCCTGTAATACAGTTGTAAATGGTCTATCAATACCACCTAACAAAGTAGGATTTGATGTAATAACAGGTGGAGTACCAACTTCTAAAACGAATGAAGAAGTTGCTTGAGTAGTTCCGTTTGTTACTCTCACTTGGAAGTTATAACTTCCTGCTGTATTTGGAGTACCACTTAAAATACCTGCTGTAGATAGGGACATACCAGGTGGTAATGTTCCTGCGGTTACTACAGCCCATGTTGATGTATAAGTTGTATCTTGACCTACTGCTGTAAACTGTAAGTTACCATAAGCAACACCCTGTGTTCCGACTCTCAAAGGAGATGTGGTTACAATGGCCAAAGCCATACCAGTTTCAATAGTAAGACTTACTATCGCAGAGCTTCCTGCTGCATTAGTTGCATAAACTTGGAATGTAAATACTCCAGTTGCTAGTGGTATACCTGTAATAGTACCATTTGAGTTTAATGTTAAACCAGTCGGTAATTGTCCTCCAGATTGAGAAAATGTTATCGGTGTCGTACCAGTTGCCTGTATCTGATAAGAATATGCAGAATTTAATCTACCATAACTTAAAGTACCAGATGTAGTAATTACTGGTAATTGATTAACAGTTAATTGGAATACTCTTATGTCATCTCCCAAATAGTTAACCGCACGCATACCAAATGAATATACACCAGTTGCTGTTGGAGTTCCAGTTATTTGTCCCGTATTAGGATTTAAGCTAAGTCCAGGTGGTAAATCATTAAGATTTTCCCATGTAATTGGTTGAGCACCAGAAGCATTTAATGTAGCAGAATATGATTGATTTAATATTCCATTAGGTAATGGAGATGTTGTGTTTATAGTTGGAGTAGATGCTACTACTAATGTTAGTACTCTCGTAACTCCCATCAAATCATACTCGTTAGTTGCAGTTATTGTAATCTGACAACTTTGTCCGTCAACTGTCGGTGTACCAGATATTGTATCGGCAATGTTATCTATGGTTAATCCTGATGGTAAAGTACCACTTGATACAACCATAGTTATATTTAGAGGAGCAGAACCTGTTACATTTGGTGACCATAAGTAAGGTTCTAAGTGAACAGCACCAGTGATAAACGTATCGTGTATAACAGGTGGTTCACCTACATCTAAGTCAAAAGTTTTCCTAACCTGATAACCTACAGCATCAGTTACAACAACATCGAAGAAGTACTCACCTTCTGGGAGGTTAATGGCCCCCGTTATGGCCCCCGTTATGGCCCCCGAGCTATTAATTGATAGACCGTGTCCTACTGGTAATCCAGATAGTGCGAAACTAAATGGTTGTGTACCATGTCCTTGTTCCATCTCAATAGTAGCAGAATAAGGTCTTCCAGTTAAGCCGAAAGGTATTGTATCAGTTACAAACACTGGTGGTGTTGCCATTTCTATAGCAGCTGTTCCATCCCAATACCCTCGTTGAGTATAGTTAAGAACTCCACCTCTTACAGCTTGTATAGGAGGTTCATTACCTGCACCAAATACACTAGTAAGGTTAATAACCATTATATTATCTGCCTGACCATACTGATCATCATTACCATTGGACGTTTTAGCTCATACTAATGCTGGTTTAAATGCAGTTCTATCGGCAGTTCATATACAATCTACTAATTCCCATCCAGTGATGTTAGTAGAATAAAGGCCTGGATCTACAGTGTTAGCAATAGTCTGTAAGTTGGATCCACGTCCAGGTAGTGCTATCGTTGTGCCATTGACTGCAACTCTATGGAAGAAGTTAAACTGTGTAACAGCTCCAGCTGTTGAGCCACGTAATCTTACTTGTGCTCTTATATAATACTTATGTCCTATGACAGTAGTAATATTTGCAGTCGGCTCAATTGATACAACTCCTTGTGTCTTTGTTCCTTGATTGAAAACCCAGGAACCCCACTCGTCATGAGTAGGATTCGCAGGTTTAGCAACTCTTGTCATAGTAAGTGCAGACTGAGCACCATTTTGGTTAGTCATGTAACCAGTTAATCCAGTTACATTGGCTTCCGCACTACCATTTATGAATAAGTTTGTTAAATTAATTGCAGCCATTTATCCTCCTAGCTTTTTGCAACAAATACAAATACGTCTGGATTTGCTTGTGAGTATATCAATGCTGCATTTGCATCAACTGCTTCGTATATTTGTACAACTCCTGGATCTCCTTGTTCACCCTGTGGGCCCTGCATTGAAACAGGAAATAGAGAATTTATTCATTGTTCTCTTTCAGGATTGAAAGGATCATTCCAATCTCCTTCCCATATAGGTGTTTCAGCATCATTAAATGTTACACTTTCAAACGGCGGGAATCCAACTTCCATATCCTTGAAGGAATAATCTTCTCTATTGTAAGAGTGTTCATCTGCTCCTTCATTAAGTGTAAATTGCCAGATTGTTTCTGTTGTACTATTGTAATAAAAGTCTAATACTGAAGGAATCGGATATCAATCAAAAACAGCTGCATCGTCTGGGAAAGTATAGTCATGTATGTCTCCAAGATAACTAATATTCCATATCCACTTACTGTTTGTTAAAAGCACATCTGCATTATGACCTATCTCTAAACCTTCAATAGGTATAGCCGTTAAGTCATCAGGTGTAGCAAATATTCCTCTGTATGCATTACCTGGAGGCCCTTCTGGGCCAGCCTCAAGTATTAGATTTAGTTGTTGTGTTGGAGACAAGCCACTGATTGAAGCATTAGAACCTTCTCCATTTATAACGGAAGTTACAGTTCCAATTGTCAATACATTTGGTGCACCTGCAGGGCCATCAATGCCCTGTGCTTTTATTCCAGTATTTGTTTCACCAATAAACCAGTTACCTGTATTGGTATCAATGTGTGGGCTAATTCCAGGAGCTCCATTTGCACCAGGATTACCTTGCGCCTTAACTCCCGTATTAGTTGATCCAACTCACCAGTTACCGTCAGCACCAATGTTAGGGGATGTTCCTGGAATACCAGGCCCAATTTGTCCCAACGTTATATTTATATTATCAATGTCAGACCTAGTCATATCTCAGCCTAGTAATGACATCGTACCATCATCTTCTACGTATATTTTACCATATACAGCATTTGGATCTAGAGGATCTTCTGCTGGATCTGGTGTTCCTTGTACTATACCTGCTCTGGTTTGCGTTGCTAATCCAATAGGTGGAGTAGTAACCATAATCCAAGCATCACTAGTAGTGAACCATTTGAAAGTCATACCTGTTAAAGGATCTGCAAGCAATACTCCTTCTGGAACAGGATCAGAAGCATTTCCAGATGCAGTTCTATACAAATCCATTAATATACTTTGTACAGTAGCATCGTCTTCCTCTGATAAGTCTGGAATAGTAACAGCATAACTCATTGCCCCACCTTCCAATGCAGTTACTCTTGTAATCAAGTTAGTAACAGCTGTCATTGTTTCCTTCGGAACTAAGCCAGTAACTGTAGGACTAGCAATAGGCATTTCCCTAATAATCGTTGATGCAACTTTTGTTGAAGGATTAAATGTATCAAGGTTACATTGAGTAGTTTGATTAACTACAGGAAAGGAAATGTTATTTGCAAAAGTATAATTTAAGTCCCTGTGTAATTCATCAAGTCTATCTTGTACAGATACTCCAACTTCATCAGTTTCAATTTCCGCAGCAACTGGAAATTCTATTTCCGCCACTCCATTATTTACCACTGAACTACCGTCAACTTTAACGTCTGTTATGCCACCTGATTGTATAGTTGTACCTTCAACAAGTTTTCCGTCATTACTTACTTTGAGAACCTTTCCCGCATTCTCAGCTAAGTCTATATTAAAAATCGTTTTCATATTAAGTAAGTTCGTTAACTGTAGTTAAATTTTCATATCCAGTATCTGTATCAACATATTTTAATCAATTAGTTGCATACCAAGTTACTCCAGAACCTCATCCTTGACTTCAAGGAATATTAGTTGGATTAGTTAGAGTAGTAAAGTCAATTGGTGTTCAATTGAAATCAGTTTCGATAGTATTACGTTGGAAGTTTACAAATATAGAATTTGCTACACTTGATAATCCTATTTTATTTGAGCTGAATCCTTCAAGAACTGTTATAGTATTAACTGATCCGTTTATAATATTGTTACTGAAACCACCTATAATACTATTAAATGCGAATGTGTACATTGAAGGTACATCAAATACATTCTGTTGCATATTTCCAATAATGAAGTTTTTATAGAAAACAGTGTTAAGTACACATGTATAAAGACCTAGTGGTGCAAAATTTCAATCACTATTGGAATTAGTAAATCCTTTATGTTGTTTTACCTCTTCCATTCATCCAAACAATGAGTTACTCATGTTTTGCATTTCTATATCCATTGCCCCATTAAATGTTAAATTGTAACAAAGTGCACCTAATTTAACATTAGTTGTATAAGCTCCTTTTAATACAATATTACTTAATCGGGATGCGGCATCTGTATAACTGTCCTGTAAAGGAAATGCTGCTATTGAAACATTTCTTGCATTAGCTACATCGAACGTCAAATAATCTGTATAAGTATTACCTGGTGCAGCTGTATAAGAATCAGCAGTGACAAGGTAACCTCAATTTCACGGATCTACTCCATTTGCACTGTAATGATGTTCAATATTAACAACATTAGATAATGACCATCCAAGTGATACTGTTCTTGTTACACCTCACTCTATCTGGTATCGATAGTTTCCATCTATATCTAAATCTCCAAAGTTTGTTGTAGTAGCTAGTCCAAGTGTGAAATCCCAACGTCTGAATTTCACATTTCTAAAGTCGTAAGCAGTTTCATTATTGAAAACTGTATCTTTACGATAAGTTATATAACCTTTTCAATCTCCTGATAAGGCACTTGTAAAACAAGCATCATTAGTTGGAATTTCGGGGTTATAATGTATGATGTCAGTTGGAAAATCTTCAGAATATGCTCTAATATCAATTGTAGATTCAGAAGTTGCAAGTACAATAAGAACTTCAGTTGTTCCTATATTAACTGTTGCAATTGTATTTGGTATAATGTGAACGGTCTTATAGTCTTTTATTCTATATAACATACCAGGAATTAATTCCTCTGATGTTTTCAAACTCATAAGTTCTGAATAGGTAACTTCGGCCATTAAATCGCCAGAGCCTCCTATTTCTTTACCGTTCCATAGTGGTTTATTGTTTATCTCATCCGTAGAGAAAGTATTATCACCTAAGTGGATATTATATTCATTCCCCACAATAGAATGACCCATCCCACGTACTCCACTTTTTATCCTTGTCAGTTTCATTATATATTCAATTTAAGTGTGATAATAGAAGCTATTAATTCATCCCCAACGTCTGGGGCAGTCACAATAGTTATCTCTCTCGTATTAACCGAAACTGTGTAATGTATATTTTTGAATAGTCGTTGACCATTGTAATAAAGCATCACATTTTCGTCTATCGCTGTTGGTGATAGAAACGTAGTTCTTGTTCCATTGATTTGTGCTGATAAATCAATATCAGTAGAGCTTAATGAAACAGTTGGATAAAGATCGTTTCCGTTTCATTTAGGCAGACTTCCCGTTTCGTCACCCGAAAGGGTGTTGGGGCCAAGATGAATGTTGTAGTTAACACCATCAATCGAGTGCCCCAAGCCTCTCGCGCCTTTCTTTATCCTCGTTAATTTCATCTAAATTTTATAAATAAGTGATCAAGAATTTAACATCAATAGATGTTGCTCCAGTGTTTTCAATAGAGATTGATCCAACAGTTGCATCAGCTCCAAAGATTACACCTACTTCATCGCCGAACACGTCTTTCTCAATGAAGTATCTTTTATTTTTTCTTAACATAATCGTTCCGTATTGTTCGTCAGCTCCGCGTGTAACAACGTACTCGATATTTACTCCGTAAACATCAGCAGCAGGAGAGAAGAAACTATAAGAATCATCACCTGGAAGTACCTGAATTTCAGCATCATCCATGTGTTGAGTTGGTTTATTAACCAAGTCTTGATAGTCAACAGCTAAACTGTTTACACCATCATGAGTGTGAGTAGAGAATGCATTTTTTAACCATTTAACTGCATTCAGGATTCCTTGGAACCAGTCTTGTACAGTATCAGTTAAAGTAGTAGCGGGAGATACAGGCTCTTTGTCAAGAACACTAATATTAGATGTAGGAACATCAAGTTCTACATCACTTTGCTCTACATCAGGAATTGCATTTTCAAGAGTTGTTACTCTAGTATCAAGAGAAGTAAGATCCCCATCAATTTGAGTCAATGTAGTGCCTAAACCATTGATATCAGCAATTTCATGTGTGTGAATTGCATCGGCGAAATCTTCGATAGATTTACCACTATCAGTAATGTCTCCAGCAGATGTGAATTCGGCAAGATTACCAGGAACTACTGTAGGATTCGTTCCGTCATGTTTCTTGTCTATTTTGTGATCGATTTCTGCAGCAAGGGCTGTAGTCAGTCTGTCTTTACCTACTGTGCCAGCTTTTAGAATAGCTGCAATTACACCAGCATTAACAGTTGTTTGGATATGTGCTCCATCATAACCATTGAATGTAGGTATAATGTCAGAAAGGTTAGTTTGAGTCTGAGTTGGAGTTCCAAAGTTTACAACTAAGTAAATTCCATCAGGATCAATAGACGGATCAGTTCCACTAGGATCTAATTCTAGACCAGTTCTGATTGACAAGTCAACATCAGCAATAGTATTGAAAGTAACCAGTACACTATCATCATGTCCAATTGCCACGAAATCACCTAACGTATAACCATCTGTACCATCAGATACAAATACTGTTTTTACGTAAGGTTTCAACATTGCTACTGCAGTTGCAATCTTATTATCTACTTGTGTTTCATTTTGAAACTCCGTAACTGAATTGTCGAAAAATTCTAATCCAGTTGGGAAATCAGTAATGTCGCTTACTGTGTGCGTGTGTACTTCGTCCGCAAAATCTGGGATAGTAGTATCATCAAGTCTATTCCATGGAATACTCTTAACATCTATTGCTCCAGCTCCAGATACACTAATCAAGCTAGTAGAAGGAACTGTAACTCCTCCTAAAGTAGTAGCAGTAGCTATTGGAAGACTATAAGGTATTGTTTGGATTTCATCAGTTCCCCAAAATAGCTTACCAGTAGAATCAGTGTTAATAGATTTATCAGCTACGCTAAACTCTATTCCTTGTGTACCAGCATCAATAAATTGAGCGATGTAATCTAGACCTTGTACTAAAGTTTTAATTTTTGCCATTTTTTAAAATTTACAAATAAGTTATTACAAAATTAACATTTATTATTCCGAGACCGTTATTAACGATTCTAAGCCCGTTTGGATATGTAACTGAATTGAATTCAAAGAATACATTGCAGTCGTCTCCGTGTACATTTGACTCTAATAAGTAATTGCTTATGTTACTTATTAACAGTGTTCCGAATTGAACTAAAGAACCTCGTCTAACAACATATTTAATTTCGGCTCCTCTAGCTGTGGGGTTATCCCCAAAGATTTCTCTATCTTCTATTGGTGTGGATTGTGTAAATGCTAAATTAGTAAATATTTCAGCACTTCCTGTCTCAACCCATTGTCCTTCTGTTTCACCTGGATTTCTCTGACGACCATATACTTTGCCATCGTCATCAGGTTCAGGCATTGAAGGTGTTGGACTTGGAGGCATTGCACCAGAATCGTCTCCAACTACTATGAATAGTTGGTCTCCAATTTCTGGAACAAACCCCAGTATCAACTCATTAGTTGCAAATGATACAGTATAATGAACATTGTTAAATTGACGCTGTCCATTGTAATATACCGATATTGCACTACCTTCTTGTATAGTATCTGGAATTGAAAAAGTATCTGTGATTCCATCAATCTGTGATGTCAAATCAATTTCTAAGAAAGTTCTTGTGATTTTAACAGGAACTCTTACTATTTCAATACCGTCAGCTGTTTGAAAACGAAGTACCATTTCATTGGCAGCCTCGTCATATGTTATGTCAAGTAATAAGAATCTAACTGGTACATCAACATACGAAATGTTTGCAAGTTTATCAGTTAGAATTAAATTACCATTAACATCGTAAGCTGTATTATATGTTGATAGCCAAAGTCTATCAAACATTCGTGTTTCCCCATTAACTACTTTTGGAATTTCTTCGTATTCCAATTTCAATCCTGCTAATGCAATATTGAAAAGTTCGTTAATTTGAATTAGGTTTCTCCACAGGCGATTGTTTTCTCCAGCATACTTCCATTGTAAGTGAGTACCTGTACCAGTTTCACCTGGGCCTATATTGGCATCACTATCAATTCTCAGTAATATTTCTCTACCATCATCACCCTGATCTCCACGAACATATCCTACTCTTCTTATAACATCTTCTGTTGATATTTGGATATATAAAAATCCATCATCTCCAACAAAGGATTTAAGAATTGTAGCACCTGGAGGTCCCATTATGTCTCCTCTAGGAACTAATGTTCTATTGCTTGTAGCAGGTTCGTCTTGATATCTTCATTCAACGTTTCCAGTTTTAGGATTACGCTCAAGTATAATATCTCGGCCTGGTGCTCCACGCATACCAGACATATCAAAGAAACTAACCCACGGTTCATCGAGACTATAGCGTTTCTGCAAGAACATATTCCCAAAAGCATCTGGGCCATATACTTGCAACATGATTGATGGGCCTGCAGGTCCAATTGGGCCTATATCTCCTTGATCACCTTTGATTGAATCACCTTTTGTTCCACGCATACCTTGAGGCCCACGCAAATCAACAAATACATAGTTAGGATCAGATTCTCGTTTTACTCCGAGCTGCGTTCCAGTCCATATATATTGTAATCCAACTCCTTGTAATCCGTTCTTACCATCAGTACCATTTCTACCATCACTTCCTCTAAGTGAGTTCAGCCACTGAATTTCTGAACCAACGAAACCGTTTCTTAATGCAATTTGATAATTACTTTCTCCATCACTTCCATCCTCACCTTTACCACCCTTAATATTTACAGTGGCAGGATTTGGTAAGCCACCATCATTTGACCATGATAGATTTCCTAGTTGGTCAACAAAAGGAACAAATATAATACCTGTTTCCCCCTGTTCTCCAACCTGACCCTCCATCACGAATTGTCAGTAGTTTGTGTCAGTTGGGACTATTCCCTCATTTGCTTTGACACACACGTACATTTTTCCTTTATACGAAACAAAATCCTGAATAAAGTCATCATTTGAGTAATGTCCGAATTCATTCCATTCGTAATTATATCTAAACGATTTTCCTTTATAAAAAGTTCGTGTGTTTCGCATATCAGAACTATCTTTTGTAAACATAGTTTCCTTAGCCATAGTATTCTAATATTTTAAAAATTTCATTTGCGCTAGGATTACCACTCTCTGTAAATTCTATTACATGTATAAGATCCATCATTTGTTCTATTGCCTTTTCATCGTTAGGATATCCAAGGTTAAGATTTTTTAATTCCTTATAATATAATCTCAGCAATATTCTGTATAGCTTATCCACAACCGCATCTTTTATTCATACTTAAACTATCATCGCACAAGTTTCCACATGTAGCTAAAGCTTCAATGATTCTCTGTGCTTCCAGATAACTTCCAATGTCAATTAAATACCGTAATATATAGACAGTTATGAATAAAAAGTCACGTTGTAATTTCAACATTTTATTTGTTTCACATGCTCCGAAGCTACAGTTTTTCAATCCGTCAAAGAATGCTTTTCTTTGTAGTTCAAATAAGCATCTATCCAATTTGCAGATAGTAAACAATTCCTTATCATAAAAGTAATTGATTAATAAAGAAACTTGTTCTTTTAAATCATATCAATTATAAATTGTTTTGGTATTTGTTTGATTAAAATCTAATGTCGTTGTATTTGCTATTCCTTGATAAATCACACCATCGTGATAGAATATCTTACCAGTAATATGGTATATCCCATTAAAGAATATACTTGGATGATTTACTGTGTATAACAAATATTTGTGATACATATATCTTCCATCTTTATCAAACTTGTAGATGTACTTCCTATCTTGATGAGATAAATCTTCGTTGTCAGAAAAGAATGTTACTCTCTTTGATTTCTTTATTGCAACAACTTCAGTGTCAATACTATATGGTAGATAACACATGAATTCAACTAGTGCATGTCGTGCTATATTGCCATCTGGTATTTCCCTATAATTTGTTTTATCAAATGCAGTAAAAATACAATCCCGACCAACATTTAACCTAACGTCTAATTCTCTTTGTAAATTCATGATTAAATAACATTTTTAATTTTATCGTTATAAGGATTACTGTCGAACATTTGCATAATTTCTGCTTGGATTTGTTTTTCCTTAGTTTCAATTACTTTGTCCTTATAATCCTTGTCGTTTCTGATTTCTACTTCAGACAATTCCACCTTACGTTTTTCCAGAGCAAGTTTCTCAGCACTATTCTTATCTATCTCCCTTTCAAGTTCTTTATTCCTTGATTCAAGTTGTTTAAGTTGTTGCTGTGCTTGTTTCTGCGCTTCCTGCATCTGTTGTAATTGTTCTTCGTATTGCTTTATTTGATTATTTTCTTCACGCTTATTAGCCATTGATTCTTCAATGTACTGCTTCAGTTCAGTCATACTCTTTGTCGTGATAATATTAACAATCAATTCTGGATCGGCGTAATTCGCCTTAATTAATTCAGTAGAAATTGTTTTTAATGTTTCTCTATCTTGAAACGTTTCAGAAGTATCTTGGATGTGAATGTCGAAATCAGTTACAGTATAATGTTTTGGTAACGCAGTAAATACCTTGTTATATTTATTTCCTAACACTATTGTCCCTGTTAAACCTTTCTTAAAGACAAACTTTGCTAGATTTAACAAGTCGTAATTAATTTCCTTATAGATCATATCCATTGCAACGAAATACTGTTTGGTTAGTAAAGTTGAATACTTAATACCAACTTTTACATTTGAAACGGCATCTCGTTCTTCAATGCCTCCTAACTTTTCTGGAAAAACCCCAGTGATTGCAGCAGCTTGTTGTTCAACACTATCAATAGCAATTTGGACTGCCTGAATACTTTGAGATTTAACTGTATCATCAAATCCGTTAAAAGTTGTGTTTAACATTTCCGTCCCTTCTTGAGAACTATCAAACAATGCTAAACCATTCTTTTTGTAAGCTAATCACTTAGAGATTCTTTCTGGAAACTCTACTCCTAAAGCAACAGGTATATGTGCCATATCTACTCAATCTCCTGTTGTACCACTAGTTGCAATTAAGTTATCACGGTAATAAATAAGTAAATCATATTTATCTTGCAAATCACTTGTTGCTAACATTATTGAAAATGGACTTCCATTCTTATCTAAGAAGAATAATCCATTTACAGATAGAGTACAATTATCGGGATCTGATTGTGTTCTGTTTACATATTCCGATTCTCCTGGTGTAATGTATATCTCTGATCCTATTTTAACACCTTCATGTCTAGTGGTTCTATGGGTTGATTTATCGTATTCCAATCACTCAACTTCATGAACAGGAATGACAGGATGAAGAGCGTAAACATAACTATTATCGTAAGGGTAAATCGGGGTTGCTTCTAATCCAGCAAGAATTCCAGGTGTTGGAATGTTTCTTATAATTGGTTTTCCACCGTCATCCACATCTAAGGTTCTGTGAGGAGTATTTACAAATAATGTATTGTAATGTCTTCCACCTCTACCTATTTCTTCATCTAGCTTTTCAATTGCATCTCTAGTTAATTCCTTACCATATTCATTAAGAATTTCTTGCTTGTTCATTCATTTACGAACAACAGCACGTCTTGATTTATTAAGGTAGTCCTCGTTTCTGTTTCTTTCAACAAATGTATCTAAAGGATTAAGTACTTCAAACTTCACATTACCGCCGCTTGGACTTGGCTTTGTTCTATAATAACAACAGCCAGTTATCAACAAGTCTGTGAATAAGCTTCTCATCTTATTCCTTAAATCTAAATCTCTAGATTGTTTAAAATATGCTAAGATGTTTTGAGCTGCAACTTCATATTCCGAAATAAAAGATTTCTCAATATTTTGTTTTATGTTTTGAAGCTCTTGCTCAATTTTTGGATCCAATGAGTTTAAATCACCAGATATTAACCCAATTACTATGTTGTGTAATTGTTTTCTTAGATATTCATATAATTCGTAATCAATTTTAAGTTTCTTATCACGCAGAATATTACTTATTGTCTTTTCATCTTTGCAAGAGATACTTAGATCTTGCTCGAAGCCAAGATATTCTCCAACTAATACATCAATATGTTTCTTAATCAAAGGAGTAAATCCAAGACTAGTTGGAGTACCAACACCATAATTGTCTTCAATATGTCGGAATTGATCCGCATCTCTTTGACAATGATAGTAGTTATAAGCTTTCTTCAGACTGATTTTTTCGTAAACCAAGTGTTGAATTACCTCATCAATTTTTTCTATTTCTTTCTCTTTCATATTATAATATTAATGTATTATCAAAGTCCAATCCACAGTTGCAATTCTCATCACATTCTGTTGTTGGTAAAGTCATTATTCCTCTTCAATATGAAACCCTTTGCATTTGTCTAGTACTAATTTCATGTGCAACAAATTTCTTAAAACCTTCTTCAGTTCCTTGATATCCCATAGCCATTGGTGATTGCTCTTGATTCATATATAAAAACAACTGATATCACCTTTCTACTGGAACATGACATTCATTACAACTTCCTGGATCATCGTCTATTCAGACTTTTAGTTTTCCAATGTATTCGCTATCACAAAGATTGCAGTTTATTATTTCCAAGATTTCTTCTTCTAATCTTGCTTCTTCTACAGTCGTCATCGTGTTTCATATTCATTTTTAGTTGGGATTGCTCCATGTCTCTTTCGACCTTCGCTATCTGTATAGTAACCAAAATCTTGCCATACTTCTTTTGATTTATCATGTAATAGAGCAGGATTGATTCCCATCATTTCCTCGTCTCCTATTTCACACTGCCCCATTGCTGCCACGATGTCAAATTTCTTTTTCATCTTGTAAGAATAGTTCAGTAGTTGTTCCAACATTTCATCTAAATCAATAGTATAACAATAATCTGATATATACATATTTATTAACTCAAGTCCGTGCTTAATCACCGTTTCAGTTGCTGGAGTTCCAATAAGTTCTTTACTCTTTTTAGGCTTCCTAGATTTTGTATTAGTTATTGCAAACTCTGGTCTTGACATAAATAGATGACCTTTACCCTGTTCCTTAAAATAAGTTTGTATGGTAATTTTTGTGTATTCAAGCATTGCTTTACAATTGTAGTATGTTAGCAATTTCATTGCATTACTAAATGCCTCTCGAATATCACGAGGTCTATCTTTATACATAGCAACATATTTAGGTTCATTTAATCCATGAATTCTTTTCTTTATTACTATGCAAAAATCGGACACATCATCATCTGTTGCAGAATCAGATGTTCCCATATCTATGGAGTCAATACCAGCTACATATAAATTCTTGTATGGTGTACCTTCTAAATCAGTTAAAGGTGGTTCAACTATTAATATTTTACTATTAGGACTAGGAATTGCTTTAACAGTTTTTAAAGAATCTGTTTCTGATTTGTCTCATATTAAAGCAGTTGGTACTGGTTTTATTCCCATTTTGTGAACTCTAATATCCGTTAAACGTTGGGATAATGCTTCGGTATCGAATAAATTGTCACCTTGCTTTAATAAAGCTTCATCTGGAGTAAAACAGTGTTCAGCACAGTAGTCTAGCAAATCCATTCCTTCCATTAAGGAACGTTGTCTTTCATAGTACTTTTTAAACTCTATTGAGTCTGTAACACCACGCTTATCAACAAATCTTGGATCTAATGAGAATTCATGAGCAGGAATAAAAAATCCTGTATATTGTACCTTACCATCTCTGGTATGGAAATTTTTATAAGGAAGAACATTATATGTAATCGGATTATTGAATATTTTAGCCAGTCCAGCTAAATTCGATCCACTGTCTCCACCTGTTCCCCCACATATCCTAAATCCAATCTTCTTTCCTCCAAGTTCTACCAAAGCATTACCTTGAATTCATGAAGTTACGGAATTAGGGTTAGATCCAAATTCTTCAAATATTAATCTGTGTACACGTTCACCACGTACTTTTCTTGGATGGTCAGCAACTATACCGAAAATGTCAGCCATACGTCCGTACTCAATTCCTTCAGTATTTAAAACCGAGGCACGTTTATGTAAGATATTGTTTATTCTTTGACGTAAACGTTTCATACCCCCATTGGTATTCATGTTTAATCAGTCTAGCTGTTTCCAACATTTTTCCAACACAGGTCGTAATTGATTTTCAGCAGCAGCTGTATAAGTTGTTCTAAAGTTCCTTGTTGTTACAAAAGGTCTTACTCCCAAACATGCTAGGATTTCGGAGAATCCCAAACCACGAGCTTTTAACATAGCGCAGTCTTTGGCTATATATTCACACATTTCTATGTAATGGAAGAATTCATACTGTTTTGCCAAGAAATTTGGGAATCCTTCAACCTGTCCAGATATTTCCTTAATGCTGCTATGATTTACAGTAGGCATTCTATAAAAGTTAAGGAAGAAATAATGGTCTCCCGTAACTCTATACTTTCCAATTACGTATCCTTCTACACAACGTCTATATTGTTCATTTCAGAAGTCAGCATAATACTTAGATCCCTTCGGATACTCTGTATATTTACCTGTTCGCTCATAAATAGTACGAGCTTCTACAAATGGTTCTGGGTCAAAATCCATTCCTTGTTTTAGATTAATTGGCCTGTAACCAATTATTTCATAGGATAATTCTGGATCAAAATATCTAATTTCTTCATCTAAAGGTACATCTCATAAGCCATCTCTTTTATGATGGCCGTTCTTCGGAGTATCTTCAAAGTATGGAGCTTCTTCTGTATCTGTTAATGCTTGAAGCTCTTCTTCAAACAACATTTTCCGCAAAGCTTCCTCATTCTTATCAATAAATGTAGGAAGCTTTCCTTGTACCTTTTCTTTCCTTAATTCTTCTAAGGTTGGTTCCTTAGCCTTTTTAGGACGACCTGGTTTTCTTTTTTCAACTAATGCCATTATGCATCCATGTAACCTAATTCATTATCACCTCGCACACTACTTTGTGCCTGTAAATTCTTTTTATGTTCTACCTCTAATGATAATAATTCATTACGCATCTTTGCAATTGAAGCAATATCCTTAATAACATCAGCTGGTTTGTATAGTGGTCTGCCTGTTTCATCAACATCATTGTTGAAATCTATGTTGTCTAAAAAGATTTGCATTTTATACAGAGTACGAAATGCCGTCTTTATTAGTGAAAGAATTCGATCCGATTCCTGAATTTCTTTATACTTTTCAAATGCACTTTTAAATAATTCATCTTTCGTGTCATCCTCAGTTAATCCCGAATCAATCATAGCAGCTTCGTGCTTTTCTTGTTCTAAGTACTGGTAATAAACAGATTTTCAATCTAAAAATAAATATATATAAGTAAATTCTTTATATGCTTTTAATCGAAGCTTGCCATCTGGATCTTCTTTACATTTATTTCTTTCAACTTTTCATAAATCATTAAATTCTTTAATCAATAAAACAGAATGCTCATTTAAAGCAACCTTGTTTAATTGATTATCGAATACAAAAATATCCATTATTTTCTTGGAAAGTTAGCAAGTCGTTTGCTATTTGAACCTGGGATTAAAGATCCTCCCTCTAGTTTCTTTTTAGTTTTTGATTTCTTAGTTTTACAACCGCATGCACACCTTTCGATTGTGCCTCCGTTTTCATGTACGGAAATTATTTCGCAACCACATTCACATTTCTTTGTGGCTTTTCCTCCCTTACCATATTTACCTACGAAATAATCAAGTTTACCACCTCTTTTGAACATAGCTTGCTGAGGAGCAGCCTGTGGACCACCTTGTTGTGTTTCGCTTACAAATGCAGTAAACATAGCTTCAATCTGTTGTTTCCCTTCATCAGTTTCATACAGTTTATTCAGCATTTCAACAGATTCCTCTGGAGTTTTATTTTGGAATTCTTCAAATCTAGTTGGTAACCAGTTTAAAAAATCTTGTAATTGTTGTTCATCCATGATTTATTATATATTTGTATTAAATTCGTCTTTTGTGCAACAACAGTTACTTTTACCTACATTTGTAGTTCCAGTAGAACATGTCGTATAAGTTGGCAACATTTCTGGTATGACCTGCCATATTGCTTTATAAGGATAATTTGGATATCCTATAGGGTAAGCGGGTATATTAATAGGAAGATTTGTTTTAAACTCCTCTTGTTCTCCTCTTAACTTCTTAACCAATTCTACCATTTCATCTACATTATTTACTTCTATGCAATGGATTTTCGGAGTGTTTAAATATAGTCTCATTATGCTTGTGTTAAATCCTTAGTTGAAAAAATAGCTTCCTGTAATGCAAAATTGGAATCATACCACCTGCATTTAATTCCTATAAACGTATTTTCTTTTGAGTTCGTGTCTTTATTAACATAAGAACGCGTTACCTTTTCTACTACATACATAACTGGACAAAAATCCAGTTCGTGTTTTACTTTAACCTTATCTCCAGGGTTAAAGAATATTTTATCATTATTTATCATCATTTTTAATCGTTTTCTTCCCTTATTGAATTCACTTCTAAATGAAGTGTATCATTCAGTACTGACCATAAATTAAATTTAAATTACTCTACACATAATGTTTTGCTCACTTATGTTGTAGTACCCTTGCTTGAAAAATGGGATTGGTTGAGCTATACCTTTATAACAAAATACATCCTCCCCAACTTTTACATTTTCACACTTTGGTCCTACAGCAATTACTTTAGCGCAAGCTACCATCTGTATATCTTCTTCCATTTCACCTGTTGAATTGCTTAATTGTCTTCTGTTTCCTTCATCTCCTATTAGTATTCCGCCAGAAGTTTGAACTCTAGCGTACGGATTTTCTTCGTAAAATTTTAAGATTACCCCAGTATTACAGGGTATTAATTCGTTCATTATCATAATTTCATTTTACATTTTTCACTGTTCACTCTTGCTTTTGATTCAAGAACGCAACCACATTGTTTACATATATTTATGCCATTTGTAAGTCTCACACAATACTCACAACCATAGCATGTTACTAATCTTTTCATTGCTATTTCGTTATTCATCCTGAATACATTGTACCAGGTGCCAATGATTATATTTCTTATTTTCTTAATCAGCCATAACATATTATCACTTTCCTATCACACACTTATTATGTTGATGTGGAACTTTATATTTTAAGTAACATCCACATCCTCTTTTGAATCCTGGTAGTCATCTTGTGGCTACCTCATTTTTATGATTTATAAATCTTCTAGAATCACAATATGGCCCATTTTCGTCTTTCTGAACACATAGTGGACAATCATTACAAATTTGTAATCTTATTTCGGCTAAATCATTGTCCTGATTTTCTTGCCATGATTTTAAAGTACTAGATATGCACGACATGTTTATCCTTATTAAGCTCAATTTCTATCTTAAGCTGCTTCTTATAGTGCTGCAACATTTTCTGCACATCAGCTTTCAGATACTCTAATTCGTAATCAGTTCTTTTGTTACTGTGATCTATATGGATTAATTTTAATTGTTTTATTTCAAATTCTGGATTGATTTGTTGTAGTAAGTATGCATACAGAGACAACTGCAGTGCATAGTGCATATAGTTACAATCCATTATATGGTTGAGTGGGAATTTCATACACTCATATGACCTTTTATTTCTATTGTAGTATGACTTCTGTTTTATTTCTTTATTGGATTTATAATCTCATATATATAAATCTTTACCATCCTTAATTAATAAATCTATCTGTCCTGCGACCTTTAAAATATTATCTTCTGATGATTTTGAAATCAAATACTCTGGGTAAACCCCCTTATCTAAATCTAGTTCATAGTAATCTCTTTTACATGTGAAATTCCCACTTAAACCATAATTCCCGAAATCGTGCTCATTACACTCGTAATACTTATCCTCAAATTCTTTGTGAATAGCTGTTCCGCGAGCACAGGATTTTACTTTTTCTTCCTCGTAAGATACAAGGATTTCTTCTTTTTTATCATTAAAGACTTCTTTGTCAATTCCCAACTTATTTAATATAACTGGATTGAATTTTTTCGTGGACAACAGTGTCTTTTTTATAATTTGAAATTCTTCTTCGCACATTAAGGCCTCTAAAGCCTTATAGGATGACCAGAATTCAGAGTCAAACTCGTGCGTATAGCGATGAATTAATGTAGTAACCGATATGTACTTGGAATTATCCTTAGCATCTACATAAACATGTTCATCATCATAATACATTACATTTCCATTAACCTTATCAGGTTTCATTATTCGTCCTTTCTAGATTTACTTTTAGATGTTTTATACTTAGTTACATTATACATTCCAACTATTTTTTGTACATAACGATTGAATATATTTTTCAATGTTCCTTCGCTAAATACTTTATAGTTATCATTATTTCAATGAACTCCGATGAAAGCAATCGGAATTCCGTTAAGGTCATATATCATTGAATACATAGAATAGTGTATATCTTGTGCAGATAGTATATTATATAATTCTGAATCAATGATTTTAAAGGCTTTTGTATCTACTGCGAAAGATTGGTTTTCATAGAGATATGACATAAACTTATATCTATTAGTAGATAATCCTTGAAAATCAGTATAAACTGATTCTGTTTTATCATCTAAAACTTCAAACTTCATTGAGTAATATAAGAAAGGCATTGAACTTAAGTTCTCTTTTCCATTATGGAATTCTTGTATGAATATCCTACTGGCCTTCATATCCTCTCTCATCTTCAAAAGCTCAGCATTAACATTCTTAGTTAATTCAAATCTCTGTTTAATAACTGCATTATGTTGGTCAGTTTCAAATTTGTCGTAAACTTCGAAGATTTTAGTCGGATTAGAAAGATAATAAGCCACCCCGACAAGTAAAATCATAACAAAGAACCCTTTTAGGATTTTCCAGATTCCTTGTGCATTCACAAAGTCCACTCACTTAGTCAAGGTGTCCAGTAATCTGTTAGCGTTTTCTATTTTATCCATTTCTAATATATTATTAAGTGTTTTTACAGTTCATATTTTGTATCTTGCAAAATTAGTTATATTTTTGCAGAAAACAAAACAAGCGAAAAAATTTATCACTAACTATAATAAATATTTTAAAAATATGAACTATGTTGATCTATTAAATTCCATTCGACAACTTTCTGGAAATTCTGACCAAAATACGATAAATCTTCCAAATATTTGGTTGTACCGTAAAGGTGGTCAAATTAAGAAAGGCGAAAGTGGAATTCACATTAAACCAGAGAATAAAGGTAAGTTCACTGCCAAAGCAAATAGAGCTGGCAAAGGTGTACAAGAATATGCAAGACACGTCTTGGCTAATAAAGAAGATTTTCCATCCAGTACTGTGAAGCAGGCCAATTTTGCCCGCAATGCCAGCAAATGAAAACACTAATGGATAGATATAAAGATATATCGTTTAAACAATTTATTGTTCATATATTTATGAACGATACAGGTGTTAGTAGTAAACGTGTGGCAGGAATCTTAGGATGGCTTGTGTGTATCTTTATATGTATTTATTGTACAGTTCTGGGATTTGCAGCTCCCGTAATAATTGAAACTTTATTCTATTGTACCGCTGCATTACTTGGGCTGGATACAATCACAAGTATTTGGAAACATAGAGAATATGAAAAACCGTCAGAGGTTTCTGACACAAAAGAAGAAAGGAAAAAATAATGAGAGCAAGATTTAATAATTTGACCTTGCCAAGACCAGTTGTTCATGTAAATTTTGCAGATGCAATTCTGGTTCCTGTTAGCGAAGGCTATAAACTACGAATTCAAGATAGAATTACTGGTGCTATGTTTATGGGAGAATTTGACTCATATGATTTACCAATGGTTTCTGATATTGTTGAAGTAGGAGAAGGATTCGGAAAGGGATGGAGAATGATTGGTAATTGAGGTGATGGAACTAATCGTAATGGTAATAGTATGACTGCTCCCTTAGCTTCACTAAATAATCCATTTGGTACTCCACCTAATTTCATGACTGGAGATTATACTTTTGTAGTTTTTACAAACCAGGCTGGACCTTCTGATGGTGGTACTTTTACATCAGCTGGTAATAAGAGTGGTACATCAGCTACTGGATTCAGTGTTAATGTAGGACCGTTCAGTTATCCCAGCTCACTCTCGTTTACGACTACTGGTGGTACAGGAACAACAAGACCATCGGCGTGAACATATGAATCAAACACTTCTAATATGAAATTCATTGCGTGTTCGACAAGTATGGCTAATGATAGAGTAAGTTATATTTCTCATCAAGGAAATTGGTTTACTTATACTTCCCCATATCCACCTGATTATCCTGCCGATCAAGAACTAGCTAATGGTGATTGAAGATTTGGAGAAAGAGGAGGCTCGTTTGGAGATGGAAGTATAATTACTGAGTTTGCGTTATACAATGTAGAATTGACTGAGACCCAGATTAGAACTTTATATAATGCTAAAAAAATACTGTAATGGAATTAAATCAAAGAACCCGTAAAAATTTAGTTGGAGTAAATGAAAAAATGATCCAACTGCTTGAGGAAGCAATAAAAGAATGCCCAGTAGAATTCACAGTTACTGATGGATTCCGTACACTTGAACAACAGAAAGCAATATATGCTAAAGGACGTACCGCTCCTGGGGCCATTGTTAGTCAAATGGATGGAGTTACAAAACGTAGTAAACATCAAGATGGATTAGCTGTTGACTTATACGCCAGTCCTGGTGGTAAGGTGAACTTCGATGTTAAACAATTGAAAGAGTGTATAGACTGAATATTGAAAACATCACAAGAAATTGGAATTCCTATAGATGCTGGCATGTATTGAAAGAATTTTAAAGATAACCCGCACATTGAACTAAAATAATGATAAACAATCAAACAGTTTTAAATACTTCATTATTTACAGAATTATCCTCTGGTGCAATTGACAACCACATGAGTACTCAGGCCTCAGAAAATACAGCCCCTCTACCACTTGATGCGGAAAAAGTTTTAAAAGTTCCGATTGGAGATAGACAAACAATTTCAATTTTCAATGAAAAGTATCAATGAAATGATATTAAGCTTTGAACTAATTTCTTTTTGTTGAATCTTCATAAATTAGGTATTGGGAAAACAGTAACAGTTAACTTTAAAACTACAAGGGATTGAAGTTTCAGTGTTCATACAAATGGGACTAGAGCATTCCAGTATGATATATTCAAGTTAGATACTGCCGAGAATTGGCAAGATCTTTCAACTGTTCAGAACTTGGCTAACTATTTCACTGGGGATGAAGAATTGGAATTCAATTTCACAATTCATAAGCCATTTTCACATGCTTATTGGGTGGGAGTAAATGTCGGGGATAAAAATAATCTTGCTACTATAACTTATGATGCCAATGGAGGCCGAGGTTCATTAGTAGAACAAGCAATGAAAGGAAGTACATATAAAATAAGATATGATATCTCAATTATTCGTGGTTGGTGAAAGCTAGTTAGCTGAAACACTGAGCCTGATGGATTAGGGGCCACATATGCTCCAGGAGATGTAATCAATATTAATAATAATCTTACATTATACGCTATCTGAAAAGAAAGATAGCAAAAGAAAAAGGCGAGTCAATTACGGCTCGCCTTTTTTGTTTTATTCCAATAAACTTGATAATCTTTTTCCCTTTAAATTCCACCCACAGAAACCTCCGAAGAGTGTTGTACATATAGCCATTATTACGGCTCATACTGGAAGGAATTTTATAGCGCATATTACTCCGATTATTGCGAGAATAATAATTGCTGTTGCAATTCATTTTTGTTTGTTAGTCATGTTAACTTTGTGCCAATAATTGGCTATTAATTATTTCATTAATTGATCTATCTAATGATTTCATATTACCAAATGTTTGTTGATACTTTCCATAACTTGCACTATAGTTTGCACCACTTGGATTTTTACCATGTAATCTATCTACAAATTCCTTATCAGACATAGATTCTGTAATACCATATTTATTTGCTAATAGTTTTACTACATACTGTGCATAATCTCGAAGATTATTAAAGTCGGTATATTCATTTCCATCGCTATGTTTTGTTCCCTGATAATCTTTATCACCAAAATATTTAATGCCACCTAAATTGAATCCCTGTGCTCCTCTTGGAGATAACCCATATCCAGATTCAAGAGCAGCTTGCTTAGTTAAATTCTTAGCAAGTTCCTGTGGTAATCCCATCTCACCTAATACTTCACTAAATATTGGGTACATTACGTCAGCAAATTCCTTTACTTTATTTTTTGTTTCTCCAAACTTATGTTTATAAAGCGGAGATTCTTTATTTTCCATTTCTTCTATATTTTCTGTTACTTGAGGTGTTTCCTCTTCTTGAGTTGTATTAAAATATTGTGGTTGATATCCTATTGGTTTTCCTTGTACAACAGGTAATTGTTCCTCTTGACTAGGACTAGTTGGTGTAGTATAGATAGCTCCTCCAACTGCAAACTTAGGATAAAAGTTCTTATACTTTCTACTATATCATTTGGCATATCTTGGAGACTTTGCAACTAGAAAATCATTATTATGAAGAGCAGAATCAAAGGCTTCCATTCCTTCCAACTGTTGAAGTTGACCATTAATCTCCTGTATTTCAGGATAGATAATAGTTTGCCCATTGTTCTCTCCTCAGCTCATTAGATGAGTCATTTTAGTAGGTCTTCCTTTTTTGTCCGTTCCTGTTAGGAATTGTCTATTAGGATCTTCAAGACGAGTAACAAAGTTGGGTTTGATTTCTGGATTGATTAGGGAGTCTTTATTGGGATTGCGGAGTTTGCCACCTTTTTGAAAGGATCAAAATACAGGTTTTTTAGGATTAGTCATTTCGAAATCTATAATATAAGGTTTCTTTTTATACATGCCAAGATTTACACTACGTAAATCACCAAAATCATATTTTCCTTTTATATAGTCTGGCAATCTGTGGCTATTGTTAATAAGGTTTTCTACCGCTTCTTCTCCACCACTATATACTTGAAGCCCATCTCGCTTTAAGTTATTATGTATAACTCGCATCCCATCTTTATCAACATAAGGCTGATTATCTAGTTTCCTTTGTATGGTAACTGGACGCCTTTTGGAATTTACCCCAATTTGGTATTCAGGCAAAAATGAGCGTTTGTGTTCTTGGGAAAACAAAGCTTTCTCACTTCCAAGTATTGGAGTTCTATGAGGATCTTTTAATACTCAGTTTTTATCAAGGTTATATATGTAACGAAACCCTCCACCGTTAAATTGATTGAGGTTATCAATAAAAGAATTACTAACTAATCTATTGGAACCTTTTAATCCTGTAAATGCTGCAGCAAATTTTTGATCTGATGTCATTCCTTCTAATTTTGCTTTCATTTTATTAGCATAATTGTTGAGATTCTTATTTGACATCGAGAACACTCCAGGCTCTGTTTCTATAATTTTATATTTAGGTTTTGGTAAAGATTTGTGAATTAATTCCGTGTTTCCAAAATTTAAAATACGCTTATGAAAGCTTACGCCAGGATTTCTGGTACTTACATTCCCCGCAAATTGGCCTTCTCTAGTTGGAAGATATCCGTAATTACCGCCATACCCAGATTCCATCGGAACTCCTTCAACTTCAACAAAATATTTACCTTTATATCGTCTAGGGTCCACAAATTTACCTTGTCGTTCATAGTATGCCTTGTTAAATTGTTTTGGTGTCAAAATAAAGTTTCCATTAGCATCTCTAGCTACTATCTTTCCTGCTTCATCACGAATAGCTCCTTTAGATAAAAGATAAGCTTCTTTGTCAATAATAGGAGGTATAATTTCTTCTAACTTAAGTGCATTGTTATATCCTTGTGAAGTATTACCAATATTTCTATAATGTGCTTTTGGATTTGCTTTTGGAAATATAGTATAATTTCCCACCTTTATATTAGTCAATGCTTTTGGTAACTGGGCAATTCAAGGAATTGCTTTAGATAATCCATAACCAGCAGCTGCACCGACTATATTATTTTCTACTCCTTCCTTTAAAGCAGAAAAGTTTCCACTACCTGGATTTCGTCTGTCTGCTTCTTTTCATCGTTGTACATCATGTTTACTTTGCGGGAATATGGTAATACCTGTTGTATTCCTTCATAATTCGGCAGCATCTTTTGCGAGAGGTAGGGTATTAATTACATCTCCAACAAAAGTTGCCCCAAGAGAGGATACATAAGATTGTAATCCTCTGGATGTATCTGCAGCTCACTCTCTAAATTTGCTTTGTGGTACATTTGGACGTATTGGCCTGTTTGGATCAGCAGCACGTATTTCTGCATGTTGATATGGTTCCTCAGTAACTAAGGTTTCTTCCTGAATTGGCACAATTACTCTTTTATGTTGAACAGGAGCAGTTGTTCTATAAGTATAATCGGATGTAATCTTGGGAACAACTGAAGTACCAGAGTTTCATATGTAACCTCCACCATCCTGATACATAGGAATCTTTCCTCCTTCTCTACCAAATCATTTCTTAAAATTAGCTGTTGCACTACTATCTGGTCCTACATGTCAATGTGGTGCAGTTCCTCCAGTCCTCTCTAACATTTCTTTACTGGTTTCATCTAAAATTCCCATTCCATATTTTCTAAAAATACCCTGAATTTTAGGAGAGGAAGCAATTTGTGATTGCAACTCCTCGTATGAAGAACCTTGAATAGGAGTAATATCTATAGCATTACCGCCTGCATGATGGGAAGTACGACCTTGTTTAGTTTTAGTCCCCTCCCTTGTTGCTGAGGTTATTCTAAAACTTAATCCAGCTTGTTGTAATTCTTGTACAAAGCCTTCTAAATTACCAAGATTTAGGTTTCCTTTGTGTTGAACAATTCCTGGTTTAGTAGGTTCATCTACATCTTCTCCTCAATTAAATGAAGGTTGATAGCCTGCTACTATTGGTGCAGTCTGTTGTCTTAATTGTATCGCTTGTTCTGGAAACAGATTAACTGGTTCTTCCTCTTCAGCCCCTTGATAAAAAAATGGTTTATATATTGCTTGTCCTGTCATAATACATTGGTTCGTGATAAATTCCTCTGGAAGCTATTCCTAATGCTCCTCTACTTTGATACAAGTCTGGTTGTACTCCATGTCCAAAGCCAAACATTCTTCCTCATTGGCCATCCTTTTTTACTTTATCATGAGGAGTAGTATATCTATAAGTAAAATATTTAAAATCAGAGGTATAATAAAATTGTTCTCCTAATTCTTGTATTCCTATTCCATCAATTTCAACTCTACCTGTTGTATTGTATGTTCCTACAATTATTTCTTTTTCAAAGAGGTTAGTTGTTCTGAGAAATTTAGTATCTATATAGAATTTCATATCTAAAGGATTACGTATAGGAAAGAATAACCATATTCTAAGCCAATACCATTTCTCAAGATGAGGTTTGAATCATTTAGGTACAATTGGTTCACCAAAACATTCCTTATCTAAATGAAAAAACAAATAGTAATAAAATCTTCCCAATCCAGTTTTAATAACTGACATCATTCTATCGAAATCATAAGCCATTATATAATCTATAATAACTTCTTTTTCTTGCGGAGAAAATTTATTCGGAAACTTCCATTCTATGTATCAGTAACAATCTTGTCTTTCTCTTAATAATTCTGCGTAAAATGTACGTAATTCAAAGGCTGCATTTACTATTTGTTTAGGAGCTGATAACAGTCCTGAATTATTGATGAGGCTATTAATAGCTTTTTTCTCTATTCTCTTTCTAAATAGCATAGCTATAGGCCAGCAGAATATGCCTTGTATTCACGCAGCTGGGCCATGTAGCATTAGTTTCCAAAATGTTGATCATATGTTGGAACGTAAGGTTTTAAATTCTTTTCCGCTGTAGTTGGTTTTAAGGAAACTACGAAAATGGCGGATGAAGTAGATTAGTTTCATTTATATGTGTTTAATTTTATTTATACTAGGATTTGCAAAAATAATGAAAATTTCGGGGAAAACAAAATTTTGAGAATATTATGAGAGGAGGAGGGTACACTATAGAAAACGCCCCCTGGTGGGTGCGTTTGGAAAATCGCTTGGAAAACTAAGACAAATCGTCATATTTTCGATGGAAAAATTCAAAACAATCCATTCGCGGGCTGACGCGTAATCCACCTTGCAGATCCCTATGCCGATCTCTGCTCGATCTTCTCGGCTCATCTTTATGCTAAGACTGCGTCAAATGCGCAAGCGCAGTCTTAGTTTTATCAATTTGCGCATAACCTAACGGCAGAAACGTGACTGCCTGTCAAATGACAACAAATGACGGAAATTGTTATGGAAACTATCATCCATCACAACCTACCAACTGGTAGAGTATTAATCGCTCATTCTAAAGCGAAGAACCCGAAACCATCGAACACCAAAATCCATGTGTTTGTTGATGAACCTGCTTCGGGTTACCAGAAGTTTTACGCGAGTATCAAAGGCCATAAAGGCATTCGCAAGATTAATACTTCTGAAAACTTTCATTGGGCTCTCGAAACTTTCAAGTTCGATTTCAGAACTGATTGTTATCTTACCAATAGAAATGTAAACTGATTCTAATTCCCTGCGATGCGTCCACGTGCAACTCGTAATTGCAGCAGGGAACAGATGAGAATGCTTCGCATTCTCTTCAGGACGTACTGGCTAAGACGTTCAACATTGGCCACTTTATTAACAATCCTCTGCCCAAGAGGTTATAAACTACGGCGCACGAACCCGTCAACGTGTTTAAAGAATCGGCATTTATGAAAGCTTTTGATAAAGCAATTTGGGGAACAGCTACCGTTCCTGCTAACGCAGTTAAAGTTGAAGGACTTGAAGCATTGAAAACTTCAGGCATCCGTTATGGTTTCAACTTCCTACATGGAGATGTAATCACATTTCCAACAGTAGATGAAGCAGATATCATCAACTCTCCGATGGCTAACGGTAAAGATGTCTACAAAATCAAAGTTGTCATCAATGGCACAACTGCGAAATATGTTCCACTTGGTTCATTTCGCAGAACTCCTGTCAATTGGGATACTATTGAGTTCAGAGACACATATCCCACAAATTTCGAGATTAACAGCCTCGAGAACGACTACGATAGATTCATGTTCTTCGCGAACAAGACTATCAAGGTCAAAGATCAAATCTCAATGGACTACGTCTCCTTCGATAAAGATGGGCAGCGTAAGGTCAATGAGAATAACGAGAACATACTTCAGAAGAGGAATACTCCTATCTTCGTGGAAGTTAAAGATTAACCAGTTATGTTCTACGTGCTTCTTACAATCGGACTGGTATGGTTTATCGGCGCCATTGCTTGGGAAATCCAAGGAAAGCCAAGATAGTTTGTCAAGAGACCTTCCCTTAATTGGGAGGGTCTCTTTTTTTCAGAGCCGACTAAGACATTTGAATTTCCCCACTAAGACGTAGTAAAATACCTGCACGTAGTAAAATACAGTTTAAAAAAAGAAATAAAAATGAAAAGTTTTGAAAAATTAGAGTTCCCCGAAATTAAAGCGAGAACTGGTATTGTAGTAACAGATGTTGAAGATGCAAGAGCAGCTTTGAAAGCATCAGGTGTTCCATTTGCAAGTAATGGTTTAAACGATGGTGATGAAGTATCATTTCCTAAAACGTTTGAAACATTGAGAACGAAAACCGTAACTGTTGACCCTTTGAGACCTGTTGATGGTCCAAAAAGTGTGTTAGTAGGTGTAGTGAAAAACGGAAATCCTGCATGGTTGAGTGCTGGTACATTGCGTAGAAGAGGAGCAACGGCAGATGCTTATGCTTGTGATTTTTCTCGTAATTTGGCAAACAATTATATCGATGATGCGCAACGAATTGAATCTTTGTTAGGAAAGACCATTGTTGTGAACGGTACGATGAAAGTTGCCACTACGGTATTTGATGAAAATCGTCAGCCGACTGCGAAAACTATTGATAGAGATTTCGCTATTATTGAGTTCGGAACTCCGTCAAAGAATGCGGAATACTTCGCATAAACAGAAATTTATTTGTGTGGTGGGGCAATTTGTTTCACCACACAATAATTTGCTTCGTAGTAACATCGGTAATTGTTACATTCAAAATTTTGAGGGTGTGTATAAAGAAGGATTACATTATTGAATGCTTCAGAAACATCCTTGAATTGAAAGTGGATATTACGTAGTGGAAGTTGTTAAACGAGTTCCACAAACTATATAAATTGTTAATAAAGTGGTGAGAGGGTAGTCTATTTTTGGATTACCCTCAAAGGTGATTTGGTTTTTGGTTATTTTAGAAAAATATTTTTTTGTTGAGTGGATGAGGAGCCAGTATGGCTACCTCTTCTTCCTCAACAATCTTAAAATCCATTATCACCACAATTTTTCTGCATATTACTATGATATATATTCTCTTGAACTATAATCAAATTTTTTATCAGGTATATTTTCCGCTGCAATAATTTCTTTTGCAACCTCATCAATTTGGTAATTAATTTCCATTCTTAAGATTTTCGAGCGATCTTTTGAAGTACCTTTGAAGAAATACTTAGGATTTAATTTATATCTACTTCTACTAATAGAAATTAACAAATCTTTTTTTACCAATACAGGTATAGCATTGTTAATAGTACCGTATGATACTCCTATTTCTTCTGCTCATTTTTCTTTGTCTTCTTTTAATATTGTGATAACATTACCTTCACTTGTTCCTTCGGGATTGAAAGAAACATCTCTTCATATCAATGACAATAATTTGATTTGAGTTCCGTTATCTAAACGTAAAAATGAACTCATGTCATTCAAATATACAAAAATGAATTCGTCATAGTTAGAAACTTTCTTGACATGACGTATTTGTTCCACTACTTGTACATCTAGTATTTCTCCTGTTTCAGGATCAATTCTGGTTGAGCGTTGTTGCTCATGTATTTGAATTTTTGGCATATTAATAATGTATAGGATTATTTCCACAAATATACAAAAATTATTATTAATAACAAAATTTCATTACTATTATTTGTACAAAAAATTTTATAATCACGACAGGTGTTATTAATGATAATTTATTATTGTTAATAACGTATAGCGTTATTTTTCATCACGCAGGGTGTTACTAAGGTCAACCTATAGCGTGAAATTTTTCTTCAGTTCAAGTGCATTCTATGGATGAGAAGAACCATTTTCGATGATAGTTTAGGGTTGGAATGAAATTTTCTTTCTTATCTTTTATACAATGAAATCCGAATTAACAATTAAAAAAAACATCATGCCACAATTAACAAAAAAACGTAAACCACGCAGAACTTCAGAAGAAGTTCAAGCGTATGCTGCATTTCATGCAGATTATAAAGCATCTAAGAAACAATCATTTGATGACAAGATGCCTTTGTACCTCATTCTCCGCAATCTTGATTTGTCATAATTTTTTAATTTGATTTAGTTATTTTTGGTAAGGTGTATTAGTAATAGTACGCCTTATTTTTTCTTGGATTCTAATCAATTCTATAGCCTTCTTTGATAATCAATTGTAATGCTTAGAAGGCAACCAAATGTCCGAAGTTCTAATCGGATTGTGTGATGGTAATTGCATAATTTGCCAATAACTTTATGTTAATTAATCATCGAGAGTCCTCTTATCTGTCGGGATAGTATGGAAATAAAGAATCAGTTTAGAATACCATACATCGTATACTCTTCTTCATGAGTTTAAAAGAAAAAACTTAATATAAAAGAGAACCATTCAGAGCATATCGTTGCGCTATCAGTGTTCTTTTCCAAGTTATTGAGGACGCCAGTTTTCCTGCAAAGGTTTAGGCGTAAAATACTTTATTAACAATTAAAAGATATTATCATGTATTATTGTGAAAATTGTGGAGAATACGTGTATCATCTCCGAAAATTAAATGGCGAAATAGTCTGTGCCATTTGTGAAACAAATCATCAGGCTGAAATAATCAAAACATTCAAACATCAATACGGAAGGGAAAGATTAACCATTTTACATTGTGTGATAGATTGATATGAAAGATTATTCCAAAGTCCCTTGTAAGCGACAAGCTCAAACTATAGCATTTGCATCTATGAAACCAAGTCTTCAGAAACATAAAGTTTCTGCTCTTGGCGGTAATGATCCAATGTCTTGCCTTCATCATTTAAGAGTATGTACAAGATCATCTGATATTGTATTATACGACCTAAATGTAAAACATCCATTTATTACTAATAAAGATATATGTATGCAACCTGTTACTTCCTTTATGGATTTAGATTGGGAAGGTTCATATAAAACTTGTGGTAATCAAACTCTTCAAATATTTAATAGAATGCAAAATGAACTTCCATCTAATCAACAGAAATGTTTAGGAATTACATTTTGTCTTCGTTGTGCATCATTAGAAAATACTGTTGCATGGTTAAATGAGAACATTTTCTTTGATACTTTGCGTGTTACTGCAAAGACATTAAAAGGCAAACCTTCATTTCGTGGTTATGTTTATCAAATTGAACATACTCAGGAAACTTTTATACATTCCTCTATAATGCAATATAGAGATACTGCTCACATGTTACAATTATATTTAATTTGGTAAATTATGACATACTTATTAGCATTTGCCATTATGGTTGCAATCATTATTGGCGTAGGTAAACTTATAGACAATATTTAAAACAATATATTATGAACAAACTTATTAAAAACATTTTTCTTGGTGCTATCTTTATTGTAACACTATTCGTTCTTGGAACAGGTACAGGAATCCTTATGAATGCTTGTTGCACCAAAGGTTGTGCCGTTCAATATCCTGATGACAACATTGTTGTTCCTGATACTATCTTATTAAGTTGGGATGATATTGAGGTATTTGATGACAATGGCGAATACATCTTTGTTCTCTTTGACAGTAATCAAGATCCTTATGCCTATATTCCTGTTGATGCAAACATATATGCGGAATACTTTGATCAGTCAGGATTTCCATATTTAGTCTGTTTAGAGGATAGTATGTGGATATATGTCTGTCATTTGGATAAGGTAGATATGTGCAAAGAACTTATGAAATAAAAATCACGTGGATAAAATTATTACCAATTCTAACAGTCCTAGTTATGGATCATCCGAAGGTAGTAGGGCACATTGAGAAGGATATATGTGCATAGTAATAATTTTTCGATTTATCTGTGGTAGTTTAATGGTAGAACACGCGCTTCGGTTATGCGCGGAATTCAGGTTCAAATCCTGGCTGCAGATCGTATTTGCATTTTTGGTAATAGAGAGGAGTATATAAAACAGACGTGGATTCTGTCCCTTTCTAATGAGTTCGATTCTCATATGCAGATCATAAAGGTAACCCGAATCAACAAAAACAAATCGGGTGTTGTACGGTATAGCTGCCTTTTTCCTCTTTGTACATTATGAGGTTTGTTGAGCTGTAGGTTATAGGGGGGCAGATCCTCAGTTACCTTTTAATTAAACAAAAAATTTCGTAGCAGAACGTCTTTTTTTGGTTGAGTAATTATAAATAAAATCCACTCTGTTAAACAGCTGCTCTAGACTGAAAGGCAGCGAGTGTGGTCACAACTAGAAATAATTCCAATAGTAATACGGATGACATTATTATTTCTACCACTGTGTTAAACTTGCCGCTGGTGCGGATTGCCTTAAATTACTAAATCGCTTGTGTTTTTTATAGCGGTTTCAAAACTCAATAACTTTCCAAGATGTTGAGGACACCAGTTTATTATCAGTATATGACGCTTAAGTGCGGTTGACGTACAGGATATTTTTAGGTGTAAAACACATTAAACAATTTATATTATGAACGCAGAAAAAATTATTGAAGACCTGAAGAAGGCAGGTAAAGGGTTTAAAACTTTTACAAGTGCTGAGGCACTGACATTAGTTACGCAGGCATTACAAGGTTTTGTGCAAACTCAATCTATGTCTCAAGAAGAGAAGAGTGCTTTTTGGACTAATTGGTTAATGGAAAATTTCTAACATCTAATCCCTCACTCCTCTCGTTTGCGCATTGAGGATACACGGCTATAAAGGCATGCGATAATGACCAGCGCTGGTAAGGCTCGCGTTAAAGGTATATGCAGTAATGCATCTAAATGAATAAGCTTGATGAGGGATTTTCTTTTAAAACTAATAAACAATATATGTTACACAAAACATTCATTACTTTTGTTAGCCTCATTGATGCCGATGTGAATCTATGGCTGGCAAAAAATCCAACTGCTACAATACACCATTACAGTATCACCACACAAGGTGATAGAGTTATAGTAGGAATCTTATACACATGATAAACATGAATCCAAGAAAGTACAACCACTACCAAAAACTTCTACAAGAACAAAACAAAATATGTCCTGTTAAAACAGTATTAATTGAAGACTATCCAGTAAATACTCCTGTTCAATCAGAGAGTGACCTTATATACCTTTTCGATAAATTCCGCACCGACTACGATAACTTTAAGAAAGAGCATTTTTATGTTCGTGAAGAACAATACAACATATGGAAAGAGGAATGGTACAATGAAAATTTGAGGAAGTAAATTGTTTTCATAATAATTTGTTTTAATGGTTGAAAAATGGTTACCAAGAGCATTTAAAATAAGTCCAAGTGGTTAGTCCACAACAAAGAGTGGTAAGTTTGTCCTACTGTTTAGGCTTGACAGAACTCTTTATGCCCAAGTTAATCGAGCGATGGGCCTACGTCGCGATATCAAAACGATAGGAGTATGTTTGATTTATACATTTGTGGAAACACATCCACGGTTAATTAAATCGAGTGGTAAACAGCCACTTAAGCATGAAAGGTGTCATTCGACCTTCATGCCGAGTTTGATGGTATCTCAAAGAACCTGAGAATGTGAGATGTTAGAAAAGACAATACACCAACTGTCTAACAACAAGAAACCTATAGGAGTAATATCTGATTATTGGTCACCTGATAATTCCGACTAGTCTGATTCATCCGAATCTCCAGCAAATAGTCAGCATACCTATATGGGATAGGGTAATGCAGCGAATGTGTATATAGCTGCATTCTTTTTGAAACTAATTAAAATAAAACATATGAAAAAGATTATTAATTTCCTTTCTAAAGAGAGATTTACAGGGAAGCAATTCTTTTCTATTATCTATATGATGATAGTTGCTTTGTTTATAGCTGTTGCATGTTGTTCTTGTGATCAACCTCAAAATGTAATAAGTAAGTCTGCTATTAGCAGTTACAAATTTGAGGTAACTGAATATATGAAACCAAATTCCTATTGGAATTGGTCAAAAATATTTTGTGATAGTTTATATCAAGTATCTGAGAAAGAGGTAATACTCTATATTGATGGAATAGAAATGAGAAAACTCACTCAAGGTTCATTTGCGGTGACTCAGAATCCAAGCTATGGTAAATAACTTCTCACAAATTGCTACGCTTCTCGAATTCAATTCAGAAGACGAATTCTATTTCTGCCAGATTATCAAACGTAAGAAAGAAAATCCAGAATTAGGATCAAACAACGTTGTTGTACATTCATACTATATAGGCTCCATAGAGCAATTGTTAAATATGGAGTTAGAAATCAAAATGCTATGTGAACTCCACAATGCCCGTGCCTATATAAACCTTAATCGCTGTTCATATGAACGCATTGCATGGCAAACAATGAAAAACGTTTGTGATCGCATTCAGAACAGGGAATACCGCACAGTTAAACGTGCATATAATACATGCTGCGGCCAGTTTACTATCGAAAATCCAAAACGTTGGCTAATTGATATAGACATTGATGTCGAAGTAGGAGCATGTATGCTTATTCAGGACATAGAAAATCATATTGATTCCTTTGAACCTGAAGGAAAGAAACTTATCGCAGTGATTCCTACTAAAAATGGATATCACATGATCACCAAACCATTCAATATGCAGAAGTTCAATGAACGTTATGCAAATTTTGATGTACATAAAAACAATCCAACTATTTTATACGCAACTTAATATGTTAACACAATTTGATCAACCTGTTGATTCCATTGTAGAATACGGTAATGGAGAATGTTATCTCATTCAAGAATCTGATAAAGATTTTCATAATAATTGGTGTGATATTTGCGAAGCTAGATCTCTTTGTTCGGGCGCAGATATACCTTGTATAGGTAAAGAACGTACTGATGGTAAAGATGTATATTTCATTAGACAATTTTAATTATGGGAACAGGATTTGCAGCACTACTTTTTATGTGTAGTCTTTTACTCTTATGTCTAGTAGCAGGAGCGTCTGAACAATATTAAAACAACACATATGAAAAAACTTATAGAGTTACTAAAGCAATTACGACAGTCTATTTCTGATTTCTATTGTTCAGAGGATGGTGATCCAAATTGCGGTTTCTTAGGATATGGTTAAACAATTAAAACAAAAACAATATGAAAAGATCAACATTTTGGAAGGAATTCCTATGGATTATCCTTGTGATAGGTTTAATCCTCACAGGGTGTATGATTATCTCATGCAAACCTACTTCCAAGTTATTCTTAAAGTACGATATTATCGAGGCTAACGTATCTTGGAATGTAATCTACCCAATCATGGATCTCCGTAAAAGCCCTTGTCAAGCAGAATCTTGTAATAAGATTCATAGCCACAATGGTTGGAAATATCCTGAACTTTGCGATTCATGTCGCAAACACGTCAAATTCTACTTCTTATGTCGCAACCAAACATTTGAAGTATTTGAAGACGATTTTGTCCACGCTATCAATCAGAAAGGTCAAGCAGTAATGATGTATTACTTGAACGACTATGATGAAGATGGCTGCGTTCGTAAAGAAATATATGTTAAATATAAATGAACTGAATCATGGGAATAATGTTTCTTTTCGGATTCCTTTGTGGAATGGCCTTCATTGGCCTATTAGAACTAATTTTAAACAATAAAATAAATTAAATTATGGGACTTTTTGTTATTATATCAGTACTTTTACTGATTTGGATAAGCGTAGCTTTTCTTCTTCAATGGGGTTACAATCTTCGTTACACAAACCACGAGAAATTTACCTCAATTGAAAAATTCATCTACAAGTTGTTCAACAATTCAACTAACTGGTGTGGTGGAATTATCTTTGCAATAATCGCTATTATCGCTTGGATTTGCATCGTCTTCGGCATCTTTGTTCAACGCGAACGAAGTTACGATGAGAAAATACAGAATCATTACGCTTTGAAGTCACTTGTTGAATCGGGAACTATATCGGAATTTGAAAAGATTAAGATATATGAACAGATTCACAGTAACAACAAAACTATTAATCAACACCGTACTTGGGTTGGAAACTGGTGGACTGGCAAATGCTATTCCCAAAGGATTGCTGACCTAGAATGGATTAATTAGGGGGGGGCTATATGACAGCAATTATCGTTGGGTCTATAGTAGCCTTTCTTTTACTATGTTTCATTGTTATAGTATGGCACCATCCACTATATGTATTCTTTTTCGAGCATACTGAATGGAAAACCTATTATACTCTTACTAAAAACTTACAGAACTTCCCTGAAATAAAAGACTTCAGGGATTCTATGATTCCCACCTACGACTTTTGCTTTAACGATTGGCATGTAATCTTATGGATTAATACCAAATCAGTTTCAGTATTTAAAGGTAATAAGGTTATTGCTAGTGGTTTTCATAGGAAGAAGGCTGAAAAGCTATACGAGCAAATTTGTAAATACTATAACTTAGAATACTAATGGAATTCCTTTCTATTTTCTTTTTCGGTTGTTGTGTATTCACTGTAGCTGTTTGGTTTACCCTTGCTATGCTTGACGACTAACACTTCAAAATTAACGTTTGCCTATCGAAAAATGTAGGCTTTTTATTAATCATTAAAAATATTTATTATGGAATCTTCAGTAAAAATTAGAGACTACCATGTAATTTCTGACAAAATCGTCAGGAAAAAAGAAAAGTACATTGAAATTTATTACACCAAAAACGATGGTGTCTTAAAGAAAACCAATCGCGGATACTTCCTTGATGGAAGAAACATATCCTGTACTTCTGCCGAGAAGTGGCGCAATTCAGTGGATATTACAAACAGAAAAGTATTCGATCATGACAAGCGAATTGTATAAAGTCCCGATAAGTGGACTGTACAGAACAGGAGTAATCCTTTACGCTTATTATTACGAATACATAGCTCCATTGTTATGCGTGGCTACCGATTTCCTCCAGCAAGCCGTAGGGAAATGACTATAGCCGTTATCATACTGATTAGTGTGATAATACTAGGGTTCATCATGTCCCACGTAAGTGAAAAAATCTATCAAAACGAACGTAATTCTGGTAAGATCAAATCTATATCAGAGTTACGTTTTACAATACAAGAGAGTAACGAGAATCCCTATGGGTGAGGGATTAGACGATTCTTGAATAAGGCAGCAGACGGTTATAGAGCCTCACTCGTTCAGACGTGCATAAGACCGACTTCACTCTCTTACGATCCCGACCGTACCAGCGATATAGGTACAGATGCACCGTTATCTAAAAACTCGATGGGTAATTATACCAGAAATAGTGTAGTCGCATTGCAGGACTCTTAAACTCGCAATACCATGAGTATTACATGAAGGAAAGAAATACATCAGAGTAATCGCGCCTGTGGAAAGGATAGTGATTGCTCTACGATGCCCTTGTCGTCTAGCGACAGGACGCTGGCTTTTCATGCCAGAAACTCAGGTTTGAATCCTGGCGAGGGTACCATTCGTGGCACGGCAACGAAGGCAGTGCGGAGTTCTTCCGTTAAAAGAACGTAGGTACTTATACTTTTTGAGAAGTATAATTTGCTCCTAAGATCCTGAAGGTGGAGAGACGATTGTTAGTTTTCGTGTGCAATAAACTAAAAGTACATATTGTCCTGATGAAACAATAGGTACTGTCTGGCGCTATCGACAAGTGGTTAAGTCATTGGCCTTTCATGCCAAAGTCGATGGTTCGAACCCATCTAGCGCTACTTTAAACTAATTAAAACATATAAATATGAATAGAATACATAAAATTGTAAAATGTCCTGAAACTGGCAATTTCTTCGTTGTTTCTTGTGATGGAGAACAAGTTGTAGCTGCTACTGATAAACGATTTAACTTACCTGGCATTCCCCAGAAAGTTATTGACAAGTACAACGCAAATCCTGCTGAAGGTGAATTCATTACAGTAGAAATGACTGATCTTTGTACGGATTGTCCTGGTCTCAGCGAATGTGATACACCAGGGCCAAGCAATCCTTGTGCTACTCCCAAAACTCATTACAATAAAGTTGTGGTTGTGGAACCTGTTGTTGAAGAACCAATGAAAGAGGAACGCAAATTTGTAGCTGAATGCTTAAATGCTACTCAGCCTTCATCCGTGGTACCTAATGAAATAATGCATTCAATGTTAATGGCGATAGGACAATCTCTAGGATTGTTTGACTACCCGAAAGAAGGCAAAACAGCATCCGCTAAGGAAGATTTCCAAATAGAGGAAGACGGCACTATTGTTCGTGAAGAACCTAAAACTACTTGGACTGAGGATGAGGTGAACGAAATTTACGACAACGCCTATAACCTCGGCTACAAACATGGTTTAGCCGATGCTTGTGATGACATAAGAAAATCTATCAACAATTATCAAGACGAATTCGATGAGTTCACAGGCGAAGAAAACGACTAAAGTCCAAAAATTTAAATTCAATAACTCCCCGACAGTATTTTTAGTGTACGGGGAGTTAGAATTTCCTTACAAACGATTGGATTGTGAGTTACTTGAGAAGAAAGTTAATCTTTTCAAAGATACAGTAAATCATCAGTTACCAATTATGTTTGTAAATGATCTGTTAATACGTTCATTGGGTGGTGCTAAGAAGATAAGAACAAGGGATGTTATCCTTTGTGAATATCAAATAGAATCCTTTTATGATTTGCAATGTTGTTATAACAGTGTAATGCACAAGGAATCCCACTTACCAAAGAGTGTTAGAGATCATGTGGTATCTAAGTATTCAGAAATTATAAATATGTAATTATGGATCCTTATTCTACTTTAATACACAATTCAAACCCAGAGGTGACATACATGATGCAAAATCCGCATTTGTTTCCACCGAGAGGTTGCTCTACATATGTTAGACCAACTCCCAAGATAAGAAGGAACGATCCTTGTCCTTGCGGAAGTGGTAAGAAATACAAACTGTGCTGTTACAATTTATATAACGAAACACCTGCTTAATATGGGATGGATAATATTTCTTATTTTATGGCTATTTCCAGCCTTATTGTGTATAGTAGGTATGCTTCGCGGGGCTGCAGCAGTACTAGGTGACGATGCTCCTACTCTTCTAATGATAATCATCCCATTACTTAATATGGTAGTGACAGCTCTTGTATTATTTGAACTTTACGAAAAATCTAAAAAGAAAGGAACACAATGTTAGTAATTTTGTTATTAGTCTGGTTAGTCCCTGCAATCGCAGTTTATATAATGCTAGCCATAATGGGTACTAGTTACAATATGTATGCTGCTGCAATTGTATTAGGAGCTATTCCCATTGGAAACTTTGTCACAATGTTACTTGTTTTAATTGACTTCATTGAAAGACTAATATAAATATGGGAACAGCAATGACATTCGCAACTTGGACAATCATCATAGGGACAATTGGCCTCTGTGTTTTAGTTATTTATGGTCTAGAGACTTTATTTAACAGTTAAATTATGATTGAATCGATATTGGGCGCGGTCTTTTTGATTTGCGCCCTTACTCCACTTGATGAAATACTAATAATATTTCTTCTCACCTTAATTATTAAAAGAACCAATTTATTACAAAGATGAAAGCTATACAACAGAGGGTGATTTATAACTCTCAAGCAGCAGTTATCCCGTTGCCGCATTATGGCTACGTGGATAAAGTGTTGAGATCAAAATCCTACGAGGAATTAATGTGGCGATTTATGGATGCCGAATCTCCTGCAAAGGAAATTTCTGAATCTTATGCCGCGTTTGCCAACTTGAAGAAAGTATGTATGATACACAATTATAACTGGTTACATATCGGTGACGGTACTTATACAAGAACTGCTGCTATATTTGCATTCTTTTCAAAGAGTCACAATTGGTCTATTGACCCTTGTCTTAACTTAGAAAAGTTTGAAGAATGGGAAGATCGGTTTAATGTGCGCAACATATATCCTTTTAAAATGAAGTTTGAGGAGTTTAATCTAGATAATTCTATTAGAAGACCTTATCATGCATGTGATGTACAATTTGAACTAGGTTATCCTTATTCTATTTGCTGTGTTCACGCCCATGTGAACCTTGAAGAAGTACATCAGCAATACCCTAATTGGCATTACTTATACACCAATGCATGTTGCTTTCCTGCAAAACAGACATTTTCTAAAAAATTCATGGAAGATAATGGTATTATTGAAATTCTTCGTAAGGAAGACTTAGGAATACTATGCCATCTTCGTGATGTGCGAATCTATAAAAATTTGAAGCATGAATAAAGAAGTAACAATAACTACAACGGTCACCAATTGTTCACGTTGTCCTAACAGTATGGCTGAGGCAGATCCTGATCCACATGATTGGTTTTGCAGCGATGATGTCAGGATAAGATGTACAATTGCAAATCAAGATAACCCTAGAACACTTGAGAATGGTGCTCTTTGTGTGGGTGAGCCTTACATTACTGTAGCTTGCAGACCTCATCATATTGAAGAGGAATGTGAAATTCCTGATTGGTGTCCACTATTAAATTTAACTTAAACTATGACTACACTTATTATAACAGCAATCTGGGGACTATTATCAGGTTGCACCTACTATTGGGCAAGACACATAATCAGAAAAAGAAGAGAAGAGGTACGTAATTACGATTGGGACTGGGCTGATGTAATAATCACATTTTTTGTATCAGCTATATTTCCTTTAGTTACTATTCTTTTCTTGTTTATCCCTAATGATCCTCCAGGATGGCTGTAGAGAACAAAATCGACTACATCAACGTCCTCAACGCAGACTATCAGTTTTGGAAGGCAGGTAAAGTTATATCTGCTCATGAAACCAATACTGAAGCATTGTTGTGTAAAAACAAAGGAAAGGAATATCCCATAGCTAATATCGAAGGTGATAGCTGGACATATGTTCCTCCTGAACACATTGATACCTATAAACGAATTATAACATACGAAAAAATCATTTAACATGTCAATTTATTTTGTATTATGGCTATGTTCAGTAGCCACTGGATTGAAAACTATTTTTATGGCAATAGGAATTACTGCACTTGTCATTTGGACAATTGCTTTAATTATTATTTCCTGTGAATCTTACGAAGGCATATCTGATTTCAAAAAATGGAAACCAGGTTTAGTCTATCCATTAGCTTTTGTCTTTCTCGCAATAGGAGTTGCTATTCCAAAATCTGCTCATTGCTATGCGATACTCGGAGTTGGTGCTACTATTAATTACCTATCGAATAACGATGAAGTATGCAAAATTCCTGAGAATACTTTCAAAGCGATTAATTTCTATTTAGAAGGAATCTTTGACAAGGAAGAAGTAGAGAAAATAGCTCCGAAGCAAAAAGAACCTGAGCTGACTGATAATGAGAAAACTCTTAAGAAGGCTCAAAAAGTTCTTGATTTAGTAAACGAATTAAACGAATAATTATGAGTAAAACAGATGGAGGATGTGCTATTGCAACATCTTATTTGATATTCCTTCTTTTCTGGCTTGTGAGTTGGGCTATTAATTTAGTTCAATTCTGTAAAAGCGATTTTGATGCTCCTTATAAAAGGGAAATCGTCAAAGGAATAGGGGTATTTGTGCCTACGACTTCATTAGTAACAGTATGGTGCTGTAATGGCCCTGAAAAACAAAACAATGAAAACAGAGAATAAAGTATTTTTCGCCATTGATAAAGGCGTGGGTATAACCCAAACAAGTGCTAATCATATTGCTAATATAGCAAAGGAAATGGCACAAAAACTCCGTGAAGAAATTGGCAACCTCAACTTGGTAACAAGTAAAGTGGAATTGCTAAGTGGCACGGGTGAGCCAAAAATTCTAAAGCAAGAAATGGATGTTGAGAGATTCAGTCTCTTAATGACTACTGTGTTAAAGATCGGTCAATATGATTCTTTAATCGCATGGTTGCGTGAAGCCATTAAAGCTAAAGAAAATGAACTCAAATATATTGATCACCTAAGCTTTGAAGCGTGGGCTAAGCTAACAGAGACAACTCTGCCAGTTTGCCCAAGCAAAACTGACTTCGGTGGGACTACCTTTGAGGAACAGCTCGGTCTTCTTTCTATTAAAGAAAGAAATAACTATCTCTATCTTGAAACTCAATGCGCTGTAATAGGCAAACTGATTCATCCTGATGGTGCACTAAGTAATGCTCGTAAAGAATATCAAAAACGTCTTACTGAGCAGAACACTATTGGTGGATCTGGAAGAGATGCGGTTATCACGACCTACACTACCTCAATACCTTCGGAAGATGTTGAGAAAGTATTCTTTGACCTTCAAAATACTCACCGTGAGTATCAAGCTACATTGAACAAAATGAAGTTTGATATTGAACAAGAAGAATATCGCATCAATACCGAGCGGGATGACGTGTACAACAAAGCCTATGTAGCATACAATGCTGCATTTAAAGAATCTTTTAACGCTTATACGACTTTCAAAGACGTACAGCGTAACGAGATTGGCAAGTTGAAAATTGTTATTCCCGAAGCATTAGCTAACCTGTTTATGGAATTAAACGAAATGGGTAAATAAGACCTGGCCCATATAGTAGGTCTAACTTATTTTTTATATAAACAAGAAGTATATCTTTTTCTAATATCGCTGTGGCAGTCGGAAGACTGTCTCTGGCGCTATGAGAGACATAAAAATTTGACGTAATAGCCACTGGCTAGTACATTATGGCGTACTGCCGATCTCATCGGCTCAAACTTTCAGTTCGGCAAACATACATAAGTCCTTAACAGGCACGTGTTCTTGCTTTCGCCGCCGAACTGGTTCTTGTCCTCGCTATCATTTTTGTTTCTATTATACTTCTTGTTTATAACTATTTTCTTAATTATGTATTACGGAATAACATTTCACGGTAGGATTGTAACTGCAATATCAGCAGCTGCACATTACCGAGACAAAGGCACAACGTGCTATGATCGACCAGTTGCATCTTTAGCCATAGAGAGGGAAGATGATGGTCAAGACTTCATTTATGTTGTATATGGCGTCGAAACGAATAAATATTTTCGTAGAAGAGGATATATGACTACTCTATTTAGACATGCTTTTAAACGGATTCCATGGGGAAGTGAAGTTGTTTTACAGGTTAACAAAACTAACTATAATGCTATCTACTTGTATGAGAAGATGGGATTTAAGATAACTGAAAGACGTTCTGAACACGTTATGGTGATACTTGATAGTGCTTACGAAATGAAATACCAATGGAAAGCTTAAAAGAACGATTAGTAAGAGTTGTTGAGGATGCCTGTACGGAATATTCTGTTGTGGGAAGTAGAATAATCTTTGACACTATAGACGATTTCTGGCATTTTTGCCTTATACTACCATCTTACATACTCAATGTAGAACAATTAACCGAGAATATTATGCCATCCTTTACAACCGATTTGAAAGTATGTTTAGATATTGATGACATAGAATTCTGGGTTGGTATTGAATGGGATGAAGGTGAAGAGGTTCCTTTACAATATAAACGACAAATTAATATTGCCAAATAATTATGAAAAAACTATTATTTATACTGCTCAGTTTATTCTTTGTAGCATGTACCTATGAATCGGGGACTCCACTTAAGTCCACAGTTAAAATTGCTGGAACACTAGAAATTATTGAAATTGACAGTTGTGAATATATCAGATACTGGGACGGATATCGCGGTAGCGTTGCTCATAAAGGTAATTGTAAGTATTGTACACAACGTTTTAGAAAGGAGCTCGAAGAATGGAAAAAGTAATGATAATTCCAGATGTTCATGGTCGGACATTCTGGAGAGAAGCCCTTACATCTGATGCTGATAAGATAGTTTTCTTAGGAGACTATACTGATCCGTATCATTATGAAGGTATAAACCACGACCAAGCTTTGAACGAATTGGTTGACATAATCCAGTTCAAAGATGAGAATCCCAATAGAGTTATACTGCTATGGGGGAACCATGATTTTCACTATTTGCATCCAGCCTACAGAGCTAGTCGTTATGACGATGAATACTTTGAAAGGTATAACGCATTATTTACTGACGATCTTGAATTGTTCCAAGCAGCTTACTTCCACAATGGTACTCACTTGTTTACACATGCGGGAGTAACTAAAAATTGGGGAGATGCTCATCTTCAACCAGGTTTACCTATTGAGCAATCTATTAATGATCTATACAAAACTACTCCGAAGGCTTTCTTTGAGGTAGGTTATGTTAGAGGTGGATGGCACAAATCTGGTAGCCCTATTTGGGCTGACGTTTCAGAGCATGAAGTCCTACTTCCATGGAGGGAGGATATACACCAAATTTTTGGGCATAGCCAGCAAGAGAAAGACCCTGTATTCTTTAACGGAAATATGGCTTGTCTTGATTGCCGAGAAATATTTTATCTTATTGACAACGAAATTATTAAAATATCTTAAACTATGGCTTGGTACACAATTGCCTTAATTGCCTGTTGCATTATCCTGGTGCTACAGGTTTTCATGTCATTTTTCTTAGGAGATTTTGATTTAGACTTCGATCACGACTTTGGATTTGGAGATATTTTCTCCTTGAAAGGAATAATCCACTTCGTTATTGGAGTAACATTAACCTTAACATTATTCGGGACTGCATCTACTGTTGCCGTATGGGCAATAGCAGTAGCAGTCGGTATAGCCTTCGTGGTTATACTTGGATGGTTATATAGGTTTGTGTATAAATCACTCAAACAAGAAATTGATTATGAACAGGAAATAACTAACGCACCTGGAGAGGTTTACTTCTATGATGAAGGAATCCAATGCGGTGAAGTTACGTTAACCCTTGAAGGAACACAGAAAACGTTACCCTTCACTTCCGACAACGAAGAAGTAAAACTACGAACTGGTGAAAAAATCACCGTCTCTGGAAAGAGAAACGACCTTAAATTTATTAAGAAAAACAGTTAAAGAAGATGAATTTACTTATCATTATTGGTGCAGCTGCACTACTTGGTTTAATAACCATTTTTGCAATCTTATCAAGATTCAAGAAATGCCCATCTGACAAGATTCTTGTTGTGTATGGTAAAACTGGCAAAAACAAATCCGCAAAATGTGTTCATGGTGGTGCCGCCTTCATTTGGCCTATCATCCAGGGATATACATTTATTGATTTGAAACCATTCCAGATTACTTGTAACTTGACAGATGCCATTTCTAAACAAAATATCCGTGTTGCAGTTCCTGCTATAGTAACGGCTGGTGTATCTACTGAGCCGAATATTATGCAAAACGCTGCAGAAAGAATTCTGAATATGAATGAGAAGACTTTGAGTAATCTTGTTCAGGATATTGTGTTTGGTCAGTTAAGAGCAATTGTTGCTAATATGGATGTGGCGGAATTGATTTCGCAACGTGATAAATTGATATCCGAAGCTACTATGTTGGTTAACACGGAGTTGAACAAGATAGGTTTGAAACTTATCAATGTTAACTTTACTGACATTAAGGATGAGGCTGGCATGATTGTTGCTTGGGGACAGCGTGATAAAGCTGCTGCCATTAACCAGGCGAACGTTGACGTAGCTACTGCTGATAAAAGAGGAGCTATTGATATTGCCGAGCAAAGAAAAATTCAGGATTCTACAGTTGCCGAAACTAATAAATTAAAGGACGTTGCCGTTGCTACTGCAAACTCACAAAAGGATTCTCAAGTTGCTGAGCAAGTGAGAGACCGTGATATTAGTGTAGCGAAAGCAGAATCCGAAGGTCGTATTGGTGAAATTGCTGCTGAACAAACTGTTGTTGATAAAGATGCGGAATTAAAAATTACCAGAGCAGAAGCTATGCAGCGTGCAGAAACTGCAAATGTTCAAGCATTGGCACAGGTTGAAAAAAACAGAGAACTCGCACAAGTAGAGGTTGTTAAAGCCGAAGCTAAACGTGAAGAAGCGCGTGTATCTGTTGTGCAGGCAGAGGCAAAAGTTGAACAGGAGAAGGAACTTGCTCGTAAAATAGCAGAAGAAGCTCGTGCTCAACGTAACGAAGCGGCGTTAACTGCCGATAAAATTGTACCTGCCGACATTGCAAAGAAAGAAGCATTATTAAAAGCAGAAGCATATCAGCTTGAACTTGAAAAGAAAGCTGAAGCTAATGCTAATACCGCAAAAATTACCGCACAAGGTGAAGCTAACGCTAAAGCCGCTAATGCAGAAGGTGAAAAGAGAGCTAGAGTGTTCAACGCTCAGGCTGTTTCAGAAGCTGCTGTATTGGAAGGTAAAGGTATAGGGGAAGGAGCTTCTTTGCAGGGTAAAGGAGAAGGCGAAGGTATTTTGGCAAGAGGTCAAGCGGAAGCAGAAGTTATTCGCTTGAAAGGTTTGGCTGCTGCTGAGGGAGAAAGAGCATCTGCAATAGCACAGGCAGAAGGTTTTGCCGCGATGGTACAAGCAGGAGAACAAAATCCGCAATTAGCTGTTCAGTATAAGATGGTTACAGAGGGAACTTTCAACCATATTGCTGATCAACAGGCTATCGCTATGAAATCATTGAATTTCGGTAATGTTCAAGTTATGGATACTACGCATGGTGGTGCACTTTGGGCACAAACTGCAGGAAACATCCTTGATAAAGTTATGCCAATTGCTGGTATGATTAGCGATGTATTCGGAAAGAAATCTCTTCCTGAAACGAAATAGGTTTGGTCGTACTCCTCTGAAAAACGACTAGGGGAACTTTACAACTAGGTTTTAAAGGCTGTACCTTAAACAGCCTTTATTTTTATTTCATCTTGGAACTCAAGGACAAGTCAAGAGGTATTGGCGACGACACGGACGTAAAATCGTAAGAGCAGTCGTACTTCAGGTGAAATTATTTTATTATATTGCGGGATAGAGCAGTGATTAGCTCATGAGTCTCATAATCTCAAGGTCGGTGGTTTGAATCCACCTCCCGCAACTCGAATCAATCATTATTATGAATAGGGAATTAAAACAACAAATTGTGCAAGTTCTAAACGAGTCAAACATTCCATTTTCTGCACATGATACAGGGATAATGTTATATGACACAACAGGGTACGCTTACTTGTTTTGGGTATTAGGACGAGCTAACTTTGACATTCGTATCTTTGATAATCTCAGAGTTACTACGTCAATACAAAACGGACAAATCAGTTATTACATTTATTAATATGAAACGAATTACATTTTTACTGGCAATATTAGTTGCCCTGTTTGTATCTTGCGAAACGAGTAATCAACAAGAGAAACCGAGATACGATCCTAACTCTTCCAAAATAATCAAAACGAAAGATGCTCCTAGTGAAAATAGATTTTCAGCAGGTGATTATTTCTTTGGTGGAGGAAGTATTACAAAAACACAAACTGTTTACTATTTCTATGCCAAAGATGGTACATCTGTTGAAGTAGATAGAAAAATCTATTTTCAATATGATGAAGGAGATAGCTATTATGGATACTGGAGGTAACTATGGTTGTGATAACACAGAAACTAAATACAGAGATTGAACAAATCCTCAAACAACATAGTGGAGGAGAAGCTTTCTTTGATGCTTTGGATATGATGATTAGAAGCGATGTTGATATTCTAAGATTATCAGTAAGTCATCTACTCAATAATATCTTAAATCGTACCGATAGTAATGTATTAATCCTAACGGGCCAATTCGGAGAGGCTGTCATAAATCAATATGGAGACATGTTATATAAGCACTTCAAAGGTATCGTTTTACTGCCAGGTGGACTCAGGAAATCAAAGTATGATGTTCAGGTATATGACAGAGCAGCTAACGGTTTCATTAATCTCCACAAAACTTACCCTGACGCGAGATACTATCTCTTTGATGACTCCTTCTATGCAGGAAGAACTCGAGACCTTATTAAGAACACAGTGGAAAGTTTGATAAACAAATCAGTCATTAGAACTATTGTCATTTATGATGGAAGCATTGATTACCAATGGGATGTAAAATCCCTGTTTCGTTATCATCCAGTAGATGACAAATTACCATTTTAATTATGAAAATTATAGGAATAACTGGCAGAATGGGTAGTGGAAAGACTACCCTGGCCAGAAAAATATCAGAGGAATTGGATATTCCCATATTTGACTGTGACTCACATGCCAAATCAGCATACAAGGATAAGCTTATTATAGATATTCTGAAGTATATGCCATATCCAGATCTTGTTCAAGATGATAAAGTTGATTTACAAGAAATAGCAAAGTTTATTTTCTTTTACAGAAATGCTGAAGAAAACAGGAGGTTTATCCAGTATTTAACTAGACCTTTTGTAATTAATCGACTTAGGGATAGTATGGAATTTTATTGTAATGTTGAAGAAAGAAAAGCTTTAATTGTAGAATGTGCTAATCCTGAGTTTTTTGATAATATTCTGGTTGATTATATATTTGTCAGAACCACTGGCAATGATGAAATTAATCGTAAGAGATGCTTTGAAAGAGCCAATAAATATGGAGCATATGTTCTTGAAGAAAATGTTGAAAGAATATTAGCAGTTCAAGCGAGTGAGCATCAGATGTTAAAACATTTTCAACATCACAAGTGTTGGGAAGTCACAGACAATCCAAATTCAACTGAAAGCGTTATTAACATTTTAAGAAAAGCATTAAATGAGTAAAATAGCAGTATTTCCAGGGACATTTGATCCTTTTCACTCAGGACATCTCGAAGTGGTGACTCAAGCAAGAGCAATATTTGATGAAGTCATCATTCTTTTTGCTGATAATCCACGGAAGTTAAGATTATTTAATCAGCAGGAAGAGATGGACAGGGTGCAGTCATTATTCGATTGTCAGGTTACGGTAGATTACACTGATGGACTTGTGTCTGACTATTGTGATAAATACGAGGTCAGTTTCATAGTTCGAGGACTAAGAAGTGCATCTGACTTTGACTACGAAATAGCTTTGGCAAGGATCAACGAAGATTTGAATCCTTATGTCCGAACTATATTTCTACCTACAAATTCCTTTGTATCTTCGTCATTTATAAGAGAGTTATACAAACACGGAAAAGATTACGAAAAATATTTAATATAATGGAACAATTTCAAAAACAAATACAGGAACAATTCAATGAAATGTGTAAAACAGGGAAGTTGTTCCGCAGCACATTGACTGGGCAGCAAGTATGGGATTTATACCTAAGTGCATTTCCAGCGGAATACAACCCAATATTCAGAGATCCAGAATCTTCTGAAATGAATTGTAATTTGTGCAAAAACTTCGTTCGCAGATATGGGAATATCGTAGCATTAAATGAGGAAATGAACCTCGTTACAATGTTTGATATAGCATTCCCAAAAGAAGACTATAAACGTTCATGCTCAGTAGTTTCAAGAGCAATTATAGCTGGTGGTATCCAGGATGTATTCTTTGAAACTCATGACATGCTTAACTCCCTTAACTATGGTAAATGCAACAAGAATGATGCTACCTATAGATTGGGAATTGACAAGAACGTAAAACGTTATACCAGAGAAGAAGCCGAGAAATTCGGAGTTGTGAAACCCAATGAGGTTGTTACATTCCACCATATGTTTCTTGATTTACCAACAGCGTTTGTTGATAAAAGTGGTAAATCAGTAGAAGCACTACAAGGCAACTTCCGTGATGCAAAGAACGTCTTCAAACGCGCAATGGATGAGATTCCTTTAGATATTTTGTTATTAGTAAAAGACCTCATCAACCAGGGATCTTTACTTGATGGACAAACCCATTTATACAAAATTGAGCAAGTAATTCCTTTTAAAGTAGAATACGATAAAGTACCTTCGGATAAAAGAGACAATTATGCTTGGAATGTATCTTATGGATTACCATTTGCAAAATTCAAAAATGAATTAATTGGAGTACTATGTAGCGAACTCGCAGAAGGTGTTGAACTCAACAAAGCCTGTGAGGCTTGGAACAAAAGAGTTGACCCTGCGAACTATATGAAAGCTACAGCTCCGATTACGAAAAAACAAATAGCAGATGCAAAACAATTCGTTGTTGACAACGGATATGAAGCATCGTTTACCCGTAGGTATGCTATGTTACATGACATCAAAGCGGATGAAATTCTTCATGTAAATGCAGGTAAAGGAACTATTAAAGAAGTTTCTATATTTGATGACATCATTGCAACCAAAACTACATCTAAACTGAATAAGTTTGAAGGAGTAGAGGAAGTTGGTATTGAGAAATTCATGAAGGATATTCTTCCAGGATGTACATCAGTGGAAGCTTATTTGTTAAACTCACACCGTAGAAATATGGTGAGCTTAACTACTGCTCTAGATAAACAAAGTAAACCAATCTTTAAATGGAGTAACAACTACAGTTGGACTTACAATGGTAACTTAGCAGGTGTTTCTTTTATTAAGGAAGCTGTTAAATCCGTTGGTGGTGTAACTGACGCCTATATGCGTGGCTCTATTACTTGGAACGAAGACGGCAGAGATGTTGTCGACTTGGACATTCATTGTGTAGAATCTGCGGGAACTGAAATTTACTTCGGCAACTGTAAAGGAGTGAATTGTGCAGGAAGTCCATGTGGTGGTCGTCTCGATATAGATATGATTAGACCTACTAAACTAGGTGTCGAGAATATCTTCTATAACGATCGTTCTAAACTGAGAGATGGTAGGTATCGCTTCTTTATTCACAACTATGACAGAGGTGATCACAAAGGCTGCAAAGCTGAAATCGAATTCGATGGCAATACCTATACTTATCACAAGAATGGAAAGATTCAGGATAAGGAAGATATTGCTACTCTTCACATCAAAGATGGTCAACTCGTTAAGATAGATCATCACATGATGTTACATGATTCAAATGCTCAACCTATGGAATTCTACGGTTTGAATACTAATGAGTTTCATAAAGTGAATTTGGTTTGTTTATCTCCAAATTACTGGGCTGAAAACAACGTAGGCAATAAACACTACTTTTTCATGTTAGAAGACTGCAAATGTCCTTCTGATATTAGAAGTTTCCATGTTGAAAACCTCATCCCAGAACTTTTAGATCATCGCAAAGTAATGGAAGTATTAGGTTTCAGTACTATGATTAAACCATCGGATGACCAATTGTCAGGTATTGGATTCAATGCCACAGTTCGTGATGAGCTCATTGTGAAATTAACAGGAACACATAACAGAATTATTAAAATTAAGTTTTAAATGAATTTTTTACAAGCAACTAGAATAAAGCTAAGATTTAGCACCCCAAAAGGTGTTCTTAGCACTGAACAGTTGTGGGATTTGTCAATGGCAGATTTGACCACAACCATTAAAGAAACAAAGAAAACATTGTCCGCATCATCTAACGATGATGAACTGTCTTTCTTAAACGAAGACACTACTCCAGATGTAGAAAACACTCTTCGTTTTGGTATCTTGAAAGAGATTTTCGTTACGAAGAAAACTGAAGCTGAAGCTAAGAAACTTGCTGCTGAGACAAAAGCTCAGAACAAGAGAATTCTTGAACTTATCGCTTCTAAACAAGACGAAGCTCTTGCAAATAAGTCTATTGAAGAACTAACAGCAATGTTACAATAATGGACGAAAGAGGAGATAGCACAGTTATATCTCAGGAACACGGAGCATCTACGGGTGCTCTTGTTTCTTTGATGAAAGCCTCTTCTTCAAAAATCAAATTGGAAAGAGCTAATCAAGTTTTGAATAACGTTCACGTTACTTTCAAACAAAAAGTTGATGCTTCTTTCAATAAGATTGGAGAACTACAGGCTGCTAAGGCCGATTTGTTACACAAATTGGTTCCCACAACCACTATTCAAACGGATTACAACGTTAACGCAGTTGACTTCGTTGACCAAACCACAGAACTCACCAAGAAATTGGCTAATGAGAAAATGTGGTTTACTGCTCTTAAAGAAGAGTATTGTAATCTTTTCGGTAAAGAATACGTTGAACCTGAATCATTCTTATAAGTCATGGGAGGAACAGTTACTGATTATACTCGTTCAGCGAGTAGAGAAGTAGAATATCGTTCGATGAGTCGTGAACAAGTCTTTAAAGCAAGAGAAATTCACGACTCTTTGAATCCTTTCAAGCTAAAAGTAAGAGAGGCTAGAGATTCTGATGTTCATCCTAATACAGTTCCCGTGATAGTTGCATTTGATGTAACAGGATCAATGGGAAATATTCCTTATAAACTAGCACAGGAACACTTCACTAAATTGATGATTGCATTAATTGAAAATGGAGTGCCTGATGTAACTATTTGTTTCTGTGCTGTTGGAGACCATTATTATGATAGTGCCCCACTACAAGTTGGACAATTTGAATCTGGTGATATTGAATTGACTAACGACTTAACCAATATTTGGTTAGAAGGTGGGGGAGGTGGACAGAGAATGGAATCCTACATGTTGCCGTGGCTTTTTGCTGCGAGACATACCGTTACTGACGCTTTTGAAAAGAGAGGTAAGAAAGGATTTTTATTTACTATTGGAGACGAATGGAATCATCCACGTGTCGAAAGTGCTAAATTAAAGAAAATTCTTGGTTATCCTGAAGCAGAAGATGAAGCTTCTGTTCAACTTTTAAAAGAAGCTCAGCAAAAGTGGAATGTTTATCATATTCATTGTTCTGATGGAACTTACGGTGAAGATATTTCTGATAAATGGAAAGATTTATTAGGAGAGAATTTATTCATCCTTGATTCTTCTAAGATTGTTGATCTTATTGCCACAACCGTTGCTGTTTCTCAAGGAGCCAGCGAAGTACAAGTAAAAGAAACTCTGAAGAATAATTCTTATGTTAAAGAAGACATTACGAAAGTTGAAGATTATCACACAGTTAGCTTTATAAAATAATATGGATATACACTCGGTAATAGGATTAGGCTTTGGAGATGAAGGTAAAGGTGTTGTTGTCGATTATCTTTGTTCTCAATATGACATTCCCTCCGATGTTTGTGTAATCAGACATTCGGGAGGACATCAGGTAGGACATACCGTAAAACTTGGAGATATAACTCACACATTTCACCATTTCTGTGCTGGAACACTAAGAGGTGCTATGTCTGTATGGGGAAAAGGAGTAACTTTAAGTCCAATTCACTTTCGTCATGAAAGAGATGTTTTGCTAATGAAGAAGTTGCCCGTAACGCCCTCATTTGGAACTTATGATAACAATCCCATTACTACTGTATATGATATTGCTTTTGATAGGGTAACTAACAAAGGTAACACCGTTGGGGTTGGATATATGCAGACCATAGTGCGTAATGAGTTGATATCATTTATTCTCTCTGATTTAGAGTTTCCAACAATCAGGAAGATGAAGTTGAGAAACATTTACAACTACTATTTTAGTAAATGTAAGGAACTTAATCTGGTTGATAGATTTATGGAGGAAGTAGCAACACTGGAACTAGATAGATTTTCATTTGAAGAAGACTGTGATTATCTTTATCAGAATTCTATTCAATTTTCTTCCGATCAAATACCTTACGGTCACTTAATCTTTGAAGGCAATCAAGGAGTTTTACTAGATAGAGAACACGGATTTTATCCTTATGTCACTTATGGTAAAACTACCAATCATGGTCTTTTGGCACACCTAAAGGATGAGGTCAGAAACAGTGTCACTAAATGGTACTGTTTACGAGCATATTTAACTCGGCATGGTGCTGGGCCATTACCTGGCGAACAGGAACTAAATTTGGTTAATAACGAGAACGAAACTAACATTACTAACTTATATCAAGGGCAATTGAGAACAGCTCCACTTAGTATGGAATTGTTTAATTACGCTTTAAATAAAGATAGACAGGACTTCTCTTATAGAGGTGCTAATAGATTCGTTATCAGTTGTTTGGATCAAGTTGAAAATCCTGAACAGGTAATCAAAACTATTCAGAAGGAGATTTATGCGAAATTGTTTGTCAATACTTCTCCAGAATCAAAAACAATTAAAGAATGGGTAAACGGTACAGGATTCTAGATAGTATCAACCATGTGGTAATCAAGGAAATAAACTTATTACCTAATCAAATGCTATTTAGATGGCTAATAGTATTTCTAATCTTTTCGATCTTTCCTTTCTTGGGTGGATACTACATTAGTAAGTCTATCTATGGACAGGAATGTATCATAACAGAAAAGGAATACGTTGTCCTAACTGGACACAAATCACGACCAACAGAAAAAGGAGTTAAAGAAGCAATTAAGGCACTTAATGTTAAGTTTCCTCATATTGTGTACGCCCAAGCAGTAGTTGAATCGGCTACATTTACATCAAAACTCTGCAAAGAAAGTAATAATCTCTTCGGAATGCGTCTCGCTAAGTCCAGGATTAATACAGCGGATGGAGATCAGTTCGGATTCGCATACTACGAAAGTTGGTACTATAGTTTATTGGATTATGCCTTTTGGCAATCTACATATGCTTCTAATATTAAAACGGAAGATGAATATTTAGATTTCATTGCCAAAGTTTATGCAGAAGACCCAAATTATAGAAATAAAATAAAAACATTAGCAAATAAACATAAGTAATTATTATGGAAAGAGAACAAGATTTCGTTGAAAGACACTTCATTGGTAGAAAGTGTATTATTCGTACCTATTCAGCAGGAGTATGGTTCGGAGACGTTAAAGAACTAGTAGGAACACATTGTGTCCTTCAAAATGCAAGAAGACTTTGGAGTTGGTATGGTGCTGCTTCATTAAGTCAACTCGCGCAGGAGGGCATCACTGGAAAGAATAACAAAGAGTCCTGTAAGTTCGCAATGACTATAACCGATGAGTGTGGTATCTATTTACCGCAAACCATCGAGGTTATACCTTGCACACAGAAAGCTATTGATTCTATCAACAGCATTGATGTATGGAAAATATCGTAAGCCTAGAGGCAATTAAGAAATTCCTCGATACGAGCGCAGCGAGTGGCTCTGGCTCTGGCTATGGCTCTGGCTCTGGCTATGGCTCTGGCGATGGCGATGGCTCTGGCTCTGGCGATGGCTATGGCTATGGCTCTGGCTATGGCTCTGGCGTTGGCTCTGGCGCTGGCGATGGCTCTGGCTCTGGCGATGGCTATGGCTCTGGCGATGGCTATGGC